AATTTTGACTTTAGTCGAATTGTATTGAATAGAGTAAGTATCAACGGAACTGCGCTTAAAGATTTAAACCTTCGCGGAATTACCATCACAAATTCGTACATTAGCGGTGAACTGAAAGGTATAAATTTCAAAAACGCCATTCTTACTGGTACTCACTTTAATAGTGCAAGGTTTGAAAAAGTGCAATTCGACGGTGCGAAACTTGGGAAAACCAATTTCGAAGATGCAGTGTTGGATTTGCAAACACTACGTACTATTCCTTCAAGGTACATTGCAAGCGTTCCTACATTGGCGAGTGCAGAAGCAAGAACATCCTTTATTCCAAAGGAAGGTTCATTCTTGGGGTATAAGAAGCTTCGAGACGGAAAGATTGTGACCCTTGAGATTGGTCCTAAAGCCAAGCGGAGTCACGGCGCGAACGGTCCCACAGAGCGTAAGTGTCGCTGTTCATCGGCTAAAGTTATCTCTATCGTTGATACAAACGGTAAGAAGGTAAAAGAAGGTGTTAGCGATTACGACCCTAATTTTAAGTATACCGTGGGTAAGACGGTTAAACCCCGCCACCCATTTGACGACAATCGTTGGAGCATTTGCACGAGTGGTATTCATTTCTTCCCGACCTTTCAGGAAGCTAAAGACTACGACTTGTAGGAAAGAGTTATGACATTAAATGCAGCAATTCGAAAGGCCGAGATACAAGGTAGCACACATGTGTCTCGCCTTTCCCAACCCGCTATCTTGCGCGGTATACGTACCGCGTTCGATGCTATAGACCACACGCATAATGATTGGCATGTGGTACTACACCATAAGGAGAGGTAATGTCTGATAGATACAGTTTTACCACAACCCTACAGGATGATTACATCTTCCGGGTAGTGGAAGAGGCCGCAGAGGACACCGATTTCATCGTTCTGACGGAACGGAACACTCTGTTTGGAAGAGGAAACCAAGCACAGATTGCAGTACGCAAGTCTATCCTTGTAGCGGCAGTCTTTGATAATAACTTGACGTTGGCAGGACGTAGCCTAGGAGATATCTTTGCCGATGTTCTGGCCGAAGACCTTCAGCTTGAGAATGTTGATGAAGCTACTGATTGGTTTGTCCTTACCGTGACCGGGGACCCGGATGACGTTGACGATGAGCTTGAGCGCATTCGTAATGAAGTGCGGCGCATCAAGAACATCAAAGAGGGCCGAGTGGTTCGCGTCAACGTGGAGTCGTTTTAAAACAAGACGGGATAGAGTAAGTTGTATTAGCTCTGGTAGCGGGTGATTGGCCTTGCCTACCTTTGATATCTGAGAAAAGGCCAATCCTACTCTATCCCTTGATCTGCAAGCTTAGTTTCAATGGCGAGAATAGCTCACTCTTAAGAAGGAACAAAGCTAGAATTCACATTCTGAAAGAAATTATGACCGAGCAGGAAAAAGCACTAAAGACTGTAAAGAAGATATATGGTACTACGGGATTTACTGAGCACCACATTAACTATTGCCGTGTGGGGTTTAGGAGAGGCGGGAAGGTAATATCCGCTGTCGGCGATGATTGGACTCAAGCGTTTACCGAGCTTGACAAGAAGTTAAAATTGGTGTAGGATGGTTTTATGAAACATCTCACACAAGACGAACTTAAATTATTGCTGCAAGAGATACCTGATAAACGTCAGAAATTGATGTTTAAAGTTGGATTCTTTCATGCTCTACGTATTAGTGAGATAGTCAATCTTACAAAAGAGAACATAAGAGAGGGGTTTGTTACCATCCAGCGCTTGAAAGGGTCTGCAAAAACTATGCAGCCTTATATTAAGCACCCTGACCCGGAGTTGGATGAATCCGTTGAGCTAGGAGAATTATCAAATACCCTCCAAAAAGGAGAAAAACTATTCCAGATTACAAGGAATGGAGCTTACAAATTGATGCAACGAGCGGGAAAGCGAGCGGGTATTCCTTCGTATAAGTTACACCCACATTCGCTTAAACATGGATGTGCCATGCATTTGATTCAAAAGAAGATAGGAATTGAGGAATTGAGAATTTTCTTAGGTCATAAATCGCTTAGTTCTACAGGGGAATACATCAAAGTTAGCGATGAGGTAGCAAGTAGGGCAGCGTCGGTAGCGTTTAATTCATAATTGTGACCTTGACAGGTATGGTATAATTACTAGTAGGATGTATTTTAGTAAAACCTACAAAAGGAGATTATGCCAGATTTAATTGATTTAACCGGAAAGACTTTCGGGAAGCTTATTGTTCTTAGTCGAGCATCAAATAAGGGCAAGTATACTATGTGGAATGTAAAGTGTACTTGCCCTGCTGGAACTGAATTTACCGCAAGCTCTAGAAAACTAATAAGAGGAAAGTATCCTAGTTGTGGATGTGAGACACGAAGATTGCTTTCTGAAGCTCTTACTAATGATCTAACAGGTAAAACTTTCGGACGATTAACCGTCCTTGAAAAAGATGATACTGGAGGAAGATTACGAGCTTATTGGAAGGTGAAATGTAGTTGTCCTCTAGGTACTATAAAAGTAGTATCTGGTAAACATTTGGTTGATGGGAAAGTTATCGGTTGTGGATGTATGCAAAAAGAGAGAAGGGCAATTCAAGTAATTCCTTTCATGGCCTTGTATAATGCATTTTGTAGCTCTGCAAAACGTACAGGGCGCGAGGTATCACTCTCATTCGAGGACTTTTTAGAATTTACGAAACAAAAAGAATGCCACTATTGTGGTAGAATTCTTCATTGGGCAGTAAAACAGAAAATAGGAGAGCCTTTTGGACATAATTTGGATCGTAAAAACAATGATTTAGGCTACTCAAAAGAAAATTGTGTAGCATGTTGTGGGGTATGCAATAAATCACGCGGGGACAGATTTACTTACGAAGAGTGGTTGGAGCATGGTGCCATTATCCGCGAAAGGCGTAAGAGGAAAGAGTCCGATGAAACAGCGAGCCGAGCGTTCGCAGGAGTGTTCTAATGCAAGCCGTTAAGGTTAAATTCGAAACACTCGATTATGGTTGGATGTTCAAGATTACTAGTTTTCTTGAGCTAATGGATTACCATGAAAAGGTTAGGGCTAATCGGATTCAATCTGGATTTTCCAACCTTTTACGTTCACGAGAACTAGAGTCATTAACAGGAGTTTCCAAATTAGGCAACGAACATATGAGCCATCCTGATGCTTTTGGTATTTACTCAAAATGCCTAGCCACGGATGGAACATGCTTCGACGCAGTTGCATCCTACGCAACAGATTTGTTGCGGGGAATGCTGCGAAGTCTTGAAGAAACTGGGGCTATTTATGTCAATAACAAAGGTGGGTACTTCTCGCATCATCCTAGATTAGAAGAATACGCAAGTAAAGAAATAACGGAATGGGTACTCCCCGGAGAAACAATTTCGATTACACAGTGGCCCGGTGGTACACATTGGTATGCATCTGTTGGTGGACGGTCCGTAACTAGGTACGGTGTGAATAAATGGAGCACCAAGACCATGGCGCAGACCAATGCTGAAAAATGGGCCGAAGAAAATGGAGTCGTTTTAGAAACCGTAAACGATACGCCTTGACAATTAATGGTACTTGTGGTACAATGGTTGTATGACTGGACATTCTAAATGGAGTACAATCAAGCACAAGCCTCAACTGAAGGTAGCACCGAAGTACCCTCATTTGACAGAGACTAACGCTAATAAGGCAGGGGAAAGCGCATTCAAGATTCGCGTACCCTTATACAATAACCCATATACCGAGAACCCTTGCAAAAGTGCTTGGATTCGTGGATTTAAACGGGCCGAGCGTAACTTTAACGAAGGACTACGCTTCAGTGCTCGCGTCCTAGAGACAATAGCACTTGAGGAAGTTGAGGCATAAACGTGACATGGTATCGTACAGGATATGTCGATGGCTTGCATACTAATGCACAACGTTATTTGTTCCGAACCAAGAAGGCCGAACGTCTGTATAATCGTGGATATGCAAAAGGATTAGGGACATTATACTTCAGAATCCTTATGGAGCAAACAAGTGCCTAAGAAGAAAGCACCAAAGGTTTTCCTACCCCTGCCAGATGGGGTGAAGATTGGTGACAACATCGCGTATTACCTTAACGGATGGCGAACAGGCCGGTTGGATAAAGTAGACGGTAGTTATGCTGGCATTCATGTCCTAGGTGGAGCAGTAGGTGCCCATCTCAAATGGGTAAGCATCGCGGACATAAAGAAGGTAGATGAGTGAAGTAGATAGTTTTATTACAAAGTTCTCAGAGCTAACGGAGGAGTATACCTTTTATGGAGGAGAAGTTACCCTCCGTTACGACCCAAAGGACCATGTATACTTATTAGTAACACCAGACGGATTAGAAAAGCAGGCAGGTGTAACTACAATTTGCCATATCATCGACAAGTCCAACGTATTAATTCCATGGGCGTGCAAGATGATGGCGCAGAAGTTGATGACTTTAATACCTATAAACTCTAGCGTGAATGGGCCGGATGCGGATTTTATATCTCCTATTCAAGTGACGGATTTTGTAAAACTGGTACATGAAGCCAAATCTGCACATAAAGACAAGCTAGAGGACGCCGGGGAAGTTGGTCACGCTGCTCATGCATGGATTGAAGCTTACATTAAAAAGGTTTTAGAGTACACAGATTATCGTGAGACTTTTGAACTACCTGAGATACCAAAAGATGACCGCGCTACAAGCTGTACGAAAGCCGGTCTATCTTGGATGCAGCGCCACAACGTCAGGTGGATTAGCACCGAGCGTAAGATTTATAGCCGTGAAGACAAGTATGCTGGTACGATGGATGGTCTATGTCGTGCTGATAGTTGCTCTGACCCGGCTTGCTGTAAGGTACAGTTCAAGGACAAGCTTACATTAGTTGACTGGAAGACTAGTAACTATCTGTATATCGAGTATATCCTGCAAACTGCCGCATACAAAAAAGCGTATGAGGAGGAGACAGGGGAACACATTGAGGATATCTGGATTATCAGGTTGGGCAAGGAAGACGCCGAGTTCGATGCTTGGCATGTAGACCTAGAGACGGCAGAGTTGGGCTGGCAGGCATTCAAAGCGGCATTGGGACTCAGTAGAGCTATGGTACTCGTGGAAGAGGCTGTAGGGCAAATGAAGGACCATAGAAAACAGCTTGAAAAGGCCGCTAAAGCCGCAAAGAAAGCCGAGGACCTAAAGGTGAAATGCAAGAACGCTGACCGCTACAAGGGAATAAGAAAACCGACTTGTAACAACGGAAATCCTTGTGAGACCTGCCTTAAGCGGTATGCTGAAACACAGGAAAGAATCGCAAAAGACTTGCAGAATTTAGTTGACAAACTAAAGTAGTTGTGGTAAACTATACGTATTAAGTTGAGCTTCATCGGCACAGAGGGGTAGCGTTAGTACTTGGCTTCGATGCAGTACGAAGCGCTACCCCGTCACGGGATTAAATTAAGGAGAACATGGCAAATGAACTAACTGTCCTGAATACCAATACGGCCATTCAGGAAGGTGGGCTAGGCGTAGATTTTGGTAGTAAACTCTTTGAGCTAAAGCCAGCTAACCTATTTATTGTACAGAACAACACGAACATTGAGGGAGCAGTTAAAGGAAACCTACGCATTGCAGAGACGGGTGACGAATATGATTCCATGTATGCGACACTTCTAGTCATGCCGACTGAGCAGCGTCAATACCACATCGGTAACCCCGGAGAGCTTAATCGTACTCCTGAAAACCTAATGTGCTTCAGCACTGATATGAAGGTGCCACATGCAAAGGCACGCATTCCACAAGCAGTAAGCTGTGCAACATGCGCAAGAGCCGACTGGGAGCCATGGCGCGAGTACAAGGAAAAGAACAACGGGCAGACAAATAAGGCTCTGATTCCTCCGTGTGATGCTCATTATCGTGCATTGTTCATTGACGACCAGTACAAGTTGCCACTTCAAATGTTCATTCGTTCAAAGGCTAAAGAGCCATTTGAGCAGGGAATGCAGAATCTAGCGCGCGTAATCGCTATGATGAAGGCAGAAGGAAAGAATCCTAACATCTTTGATGTGCGCTTTAAGATTAGCACAAAGGTTATTACAACAGGTAAATTCACGAGTTATGTACCTGTATTCAGTGACTTTAAGCCGCTGACAGAAGAACAGAGGGCAGCATTTGGTGCGGTGTACCTACAGTACATTAATCAGAAGAACCGTAAACAAGAAGCAGACGCGCAGGCAGAGGCCGAGGCAGAAGTTTCTGCAACTAATCAGTCCGTAGACGCATCTGTAGTAGAAGGTGAATATGTCGGACAGGACGAAATCACTATCTAGGAGAAAAACAATGGCAGTGAAACTTTCAGTACCCGGTGAAACACCAGATGTAAAATCGGCTATCCCATGGGTAGTTACTGTTGAAAACAATGGCGATGGTAGTGTTGACGTTGGTGTATCTACCGATGGTGAAACCCATGAATGGGTTATCTTTAAACTCAAAGCAGACGGAACCTTTTACCGCTATGCCGATATTGGCAGTGATTCTGGGTTCAAAATCGACAAAAATGGACGCATAACTGAAACGAAGGCGGAATAATCAATGAATCTTGCAATGTCAGCGTTAATGGTCGGAATGCTTGTAGCTAATATCCAAGACCATTCCAAAAAGTTAGAAGTACCTGTAGAACCTTTTTCTCACAAGTATTTCACACAGTTAGACAAAGCTAACACTGCATTGCAAGTTTATTCTAATACCCCTTGCGCTGCGCCGGAATTTATTACCACTGCCCAAAATCTTGTTGTACAGATTACTACTCTAAAAGAGATGGAAAAGAACATTCCATCGACGGAAGATGAAATTACAAAAGCACATGAAGTTGAGGCATTTTTGGGATTTGTAGTAGTTGCCAATGAGGCAGTTGATAACCAAAATAAATGTCTAACACCTACAGATAAAGAAGATAAGAAAAGGAGCATTCTATGAAATCGTTATTTATTGCATTGCTAACAGGCATTGCTCTGGCCCAAACGCCAGCAACACCGACAGCAGCGCCTGAGAAGCTTACGGCCACCGAGGTACTAGCTCTAAACCAAGTGGCGCAGGAAATCAACAAGGCTAGCCAAGACGCCGGTAATGTTGTAGCAGATATCCAGAAGGCACATCCCGGTTACACATATGACTTCCGTACTGGGCAACTTCAGAAGGTTGTTCCTCTACAGACGCCAGCAGCGCAGCCGAAGACTGAGAACCGGACAAAGACAGCGCCGGAAACTCCGGTCCCTGCAAAACCAGTGGCAAAGCCAGTTAAGTAAACCCGTAACCTAAAGGGGAGAAGCTACGGGGTCCGTAAGGCTGTTTACCGGAGGATTAGGCAAGCTCCCCCAAAGGATTAATATGAAGCTCAATGAGTACTTGGACGTAAAGAAACTGAGACAGCACATTAACGTGGGTCTAGTGACCGAACGTTTTCACGATACCCTCCCCCTTGCCATATACTGCTATGGGCGCAAGGCAGTATTTGACCAACACTGGGATGACGTAACAACTAAGACTCGTGGGCTAATTGTGGACCTTAACACAAATGATATTGTCGCACGTCCTTATGAAAAGTTCTTCGCCTATGAGACACCTGGGCGCGCGGAGACATACAATCGTAATGTCGAAACAACCGAGACATTGTTTGGACCGCCTATCATTACGGAGAAGGTAAACGGTTGCCTTGGTACTTTCTGGCGACATGGTATTCATTGGGGTATCGCCTCTAAGGGTTCGTTCCATTCTCCTCATGCGAAGTTTGCGACTGAGTGGCTGGAAAAGCACATTGAGGAGCACGGGAAGCTTATCTTCCCTGAAGGTTATACCCCAGTATTCGAAATCATTTGCCAAGAAGTACAACCGCATGTGATTAAATATGAGCGTGATGGTTTAATACTTCTCAGTCTTATAAACAAAGAAACAGGTGACGAGTTAACTCAAGGTGAGGTAGACTACTACTCCGGTAAGAATTTAATTGATACCGTTATGACTTATTCAAATGCTACTTTAAAAGTAGCGTTGGAAGCGGACAGAAATGATATGGAAGGCTTCGTAGCAACTTACCGCCGTCCCGGACAGTCACCGTTGAAGTTGAAAATTAAATTTCCAACGTTCCTCAAGAACCGCAAGATATTCTACGAAGAACAGAAGCGACTAGCAGTTCCTAAGAACAACGATGAATATGTGAAAATCTTCAACGAAGCGTCCACGCTATTGCGGGATGCACTGGTTGCTTGCACCGAGCGCAAGGAGTTCGCAGAGTTTTTCCAGAAGTCTAATCCTAAGCTTACTCCGGTATGCTTTGCGATGATGGATGAGCGCGATTACAAGAAGGTCATTTGGAGGATAGTTGATAGAGAACAACGAGAAGGAAGCTCGCAAGAAAGAGCGGCTTAAGGAGAACTACATCTATCCTTGGGTTGGTGTAGACCTTGACAAGACATTAGCGGTATACGATACGTTCGTCAGTGAAACACACATTGGCGAACCTATACCGGAAATGGTTGAACGTGTACAGAAGATGTTGATGGCTGGTACTATCGTTAAAATCTTCACTGCACGCGCGTCCGAGCCAAATCCACGGCAAAGACTAGCAAGTATCGCGGCAATCGAGGAGTGGTGTTTGAAGCATATTGGCAGAGTATTGCCGATTACCTGTATTAAAGATTATGGTTGTACTCGAATCTACGACGATAGAGCAATACAAGTAGAGGCAAATACTGGGAGAATAATTGGCGAGTAAAGGTTTTGATTTATCAGGACAACGATTTGGGAATCTCCGCGTCGAGGATAGAACAAACGAACGCGGTCATGGCGGGGGTGTCATTTGGAACTGTACGTGTGATTGCGGAAATAAATGTAAAAAGCTAGCTGGAGATTTAAGAAGTGGTCATGTGAAATCTTGTGGATGTGCCAATGTAGAGCAACGAAGAAAAAGACCGTATGAGGCATTATACAATAATTTCATAAACGTGGGAGTAAAAAGAAAAGGACGAGTATTATCAAATACTCTAACCTACGAAGAGTTTTTAGAATTTATTCAAAATGGTCATTGCTTTTATTGTGGTGACAAAGTTGAATGGGCTGAATACAACATCGTAAGGAACAAAGCATCGTATAAACTTGATAGAAAAGATTCTAGCTTAGGTTATACAAAAGAAAATTGTGTAGTTTGTTGCCCAATGTGTAATCAAATGAAGTTAAAGCTTAGCTGTATAGATTTTATACGGCAAGTTCGAAAAATAGCAGAACATTTTTAGGAGGAAATTTGAAAATTTACTTAGCCGCCCGTTACTCTAGACGCGACGAATTGCGAGAGTACAAGAAGCAATTAGAAGAAGTGGGAATCGTGGTGACTTCCCGCTGGCTTGATGAAAAGGAACCACTAGACTCCCAGATGGGGCAGCATAGTGACGAGTTTTACGTAGAAACAGCAACCATTGACCTAGAAGATATTGACAAGGCCGATGCAGTAATTTTCTTTTCCGAAGACCCTTTAACTGGATGGGTACGCGGTGGAAGACATGTAGAGTATGGTTATGCCATTGGTACTGGTAAGTCCATAGCAATTATCGGGCCGAAGGAAAATGTATTCCATTATCTTGAAAATCCTAGAGCTAATCTTATCCATTTACCTAGTCTTGAGGAATTCATTTCTCAGTATACGAGAGTCAAGGAAAAAGAGCTTTTGGAATTTGTAAATGCAGTATTTGGAGAGTAATGGAAGCAATTAATGCAGTCCCACAGTTTCCTGTGCAGGCGACAATTGTGGGAGAAAAGGTAGCCGGGGAAGCGGCTAAGGTACGTAAGCAACTTGAACAGTTAATTAAGAAAGTCAATAGTTCTGCATTTGATATTGCCGAACTGTTGCATACAATCAAAAAGAACGGGTACTATGAAGGGTTCACGACCTTCCAAGAATACGTAAAAACTCTTGAGATTAAGCCCCGCAAGGCACAGTACTTGAGACGAATCGCTGAAGTCATGGAAATTATGACCATCGCGCGCGACAAGTATGAACCCCTTGGTGTAGCAAAGCTTAGAGAGATTACTAGCCTTGATGTTGGTGGTACTTGGATAAATCCTGAGACTAAAGAGGAAACTCCAATAAAAGCCTTCGTTCAAGGATTCATTGACAAGGGTAAAGACATGCCTCTTGAAGAAATCAAGAACCATGTAAAAACTCTGAAAGGTTTAATTGGGGAAGACGCGATGGCTTGGCTCCATTTGTACATGAAGGAGCAGGCGATTGATAAGGTTGTCCGACCAGCAATGGAACTTGCCAAAGCTCAGATTGGGTCTGTAGGCAAGGATGACGAGGGTGTAAGTAAAGATGCATCCGATGGCGCAGCAATCGAATCTATATGTGGGGCGTTCTTAGCGGACCCTGCAAATGAGATTTTGGCGGGAGGAGATTATGCCGTATCAACAGAGGATGGATCAACCGACGATGCCGACCAGACCGGGGACAACAACGACAACAAAGTATAGTTGTGGACATGTATTGTGTACTACTACTAACCCAGTTATCTACGATCCGGCAGGTATTTTATGTGCTATTCAGATAAATGAAACGTCTGATAAAACATGTGGACATTGTGAGAAAATTGAGCAAGATAGGAGAACCCGTTGAGGAACCTGATACTGAATCTACAGTGGATAATTCTTAATTATGCTGCCTATTTACCTATCTTGCTTTCGTAGAGATGGTTGGAAGTGTAGACATTGTGGTGACCGGGGAGGATTACATCCACACCACATTGTCTATCAGTCACATCAAGGTGAAGATAAACTTAACAATCTCATAACCTTATGTGCCCAATGTCATTTAATAGGAATACACCAAGGAAAGCTGAAACTTGAAGTAATTGAATTACTTGATAATGATGTGAAAGTAAAATTCACAAGGATAAAGAATTGGAAACCTCAGTAAAACCTAAATTCGATATAAAAGCTTATAGAAAACAGTATAGGCTAGACCATCGTGACCGTATCGAAGAAACTAGAAGAATTAGATCGCGTAAGAATCCCGCTAAAAGGTTATTCTCTAACGCAAAGAAAAGGGCTAAAGAAATCAATGTACCTTTTTCCATAGAGCCAAGTGATATTAAAGTGCCAGAATATTGTCCAATTTTAGGAATTCTTTTATTTGTTGGAAATGGAAAGCAGGGAGCAAATTCTCCAAGCGTGGATAGAATTGATTCCAGTAAAGGGTATGAGAAGGGCAATGTACAGGTTATATCATACAAAGCAAACGCAATGAAGCAGAATGCGACTAAAGAGGAATTGGTCAAATTTGCTGAATGGATTTTATCAGGGAAATAATGCCTCTACGTGTATACCAAAATTTAGCCGTCAATGCGATTGATTCATCCCTAGCTGCCGAGATTAACCGGCAGCTTTTGGTTATGGCGACGGGAACTGGTAAAACTGAGGTATTCTCCCATCTTCCTGAGAAGCTAAAGCATAGACTTCCGGGACAGCAAATGGTGCTCCTGCATCGTGACGAGCTTGCACAGCAGGCTATTAAGAAACTTCAGAAGCGAAACCCCGGTAAAATCGTACAGCAAGAGGCAGGCGCGGAACATTGCGACCCTGCTGTAGCGGACATGATTGTAGCAAGCGTGCAGACTCTTGGGCGCAAAGGTACAAAGCGTCTTGCGAAGTTTAACAAGAACACACTCGATAAGTTTGTTGTGGATGAAGCACACCGTAGTATAGCAGATTCTTATTACAATGTCTACAACCATTTCGAGTTACTAAAGGATAAAGACCCGCGACTGTTACTGGGTGTAACAGCTACCCCGACCCGTGGGGACGGGGAAGGGTTAGGAAAGCTTTACCAGAAGATTGTTTATACGTATTCTTTACGGCAAGCTATCGAAGATGGCTTTCTCGTTGATGTAAAAGGAATTAGAGTAGATACGGAGATTTCACTTGACAATGTTAAAACAACTATGGGCGACTTTAACCAAGATGACCTTGCTAAAGAAGTCGATAATCCTTACCGTAATAATCTTGTCGCTATTGCTTATAGTGAGCATTGCGCGGGACGCCAAGCAATCGGATTCGGGGTCAACATCCAACATTCATGTAATCTTGCAAATACATTTAAAGATAGGGGATTCAACGCCGAAGCCGTCTGGGGAGCCGACCCAGACCGGGACGACAAAATCCAACGATTCCGTGAAGGAAAGATAGACATACTCTTTAACGCACAGCTATTAGTAGAAGGTTTCGATCTAGCTACTATTGGATGTGTTATTCTAGCTGCTCCTACAAAGAGTGGTGTAGTATTTAGTCAAAGAGTGGGTAGAGGTACGAGATTAGACTTACCAGACGGTTTCGATAATTTACATGAGTACCGTTCGTATATGAAAGACCTAGCATTAAGCACTGAAGGTCTAAAAGAGGACTGTATCATCCTTGATGTATGTGATGCTACGACGCGCCACAGCCTCATAACGCTGCCGACACTACTTGGACTACCTTCTGGCCTCAATATGCGCGGGAAATCGCTTGTAGGGACTGCTAGGGCCATTGAAGATATGATTGCGAAGTACCCGCATCTAGACTTTAGCACCCTTAAGGACGCAGATAAAGTTGAAGCTTTTGTTGAATCGGTGAATCTATTTGAAGTGAAATTCCCAAGTGAGGTTGAGGCTAACAGCGAATTCACATGGCACCCTGCGTATTCTGGCGGTTACCTATTGATGTTACCAGACAAAGATTCTCTCAGAATTGAAGAAAATTTGTTGACAAAATGGGTCATAAGTGGTAATATTAAGGGTAAGAAGTATAAAGGCGAACGTAACACCATGGCAGAAGCATTTTCTGCCGCTGATGATTTGATTAAAAAGATAGCCCCGGAAGCTCTAAAGATTGTGAAACGTGAGGCGCATTGGCATAATGACCCTCCTACGCCGGGGCAGTTAAAGCTACTTGCTAAGTTGTTTAGAGGCAAGCAAATACCGGCGGATTTAACAAAAGGTGCAGCAAGTAAACTAATCGGGTCCGCATTAGCGGGAAAAGGATAAATAATGGATAAGACTCTGAGTGAAAAGCAGTTTAACTTCTTGAAAGCATTGTGTGAGAATGAAACTTACATCATGCTTGTCCCTGCTGTATTAGATGAGGACCCAGAAGAACTTAAGGAAAAGCACCGGGCCGGTATGACGGATATCCGCGAACTTGCCGAGATGGGTTTCATTGAGAACATTACCGACAAGTTCCAAGAGATGCTTGATATTGTCAAGAAGGAAGGGGCGCGCGGATTTGAAGCATTCCTTGTGACAGCAGATACGGCGCGCATGTTTACACCGGGAGCAAATATACAATGAAGAACAAGATTTTTATAGTAACAAGTGAAGATGGTGAAACTCAGCTTAGGTTAGCTGCACTGTCCGCTAAAGAAGCAATTAAAAGAGCGCAAGAGTACTTACCTTACTATTTTGGAAAGGAAGCAACTGCTATTAGAGATACTAGCGGTTCAAGAGAATAATGAGCAAGCCTATGTACTACTACTCTTGCGCAGTATGCGGAAAAGTTATGCTAATAGGACAGGGGCATAGGTGCGAGGGAAAGAAATAATGGACACACAAAACATTAGGTCACGCGAGCCGCTGTCTAGCTTCATCCGGTATTGTGTGACCCATCCCGAAGAACGTTTCTGGCAAGCTCTAAAGAATTGGAGCGACTATCAGCGTATCAGTGCGGTAGAGATTTATCACGACCCGGAGCCTGTTCCAAACCCGTTAATGATATCGGGATACAGGGAAACACACATGGATACCTATAACTGGGAAGGAAGACGATATGACGAAAAAAGCTAACCACCAAGCGAACATAGTACGCATTTCTCAAATTGAGAAACATCCGAACGCGGACACTCTTGAGATTATCAAGATTGGCGAATATCAAGTCGTGTCTAAAATCGGACAGTTCAAGGTGGGAGACTTGGGCGTTTATATTCAGCCTGATAGTGTTGTGCCTCAGACTGAGCCGTTTAGGTTTATCTGGGAGCCGCATCAAGTTCTAGCAGCCGATAGTCCTTATGCGTTTCATTCTCCTGTACCGGAACGTAAGAGACGTATCACGGTTAGAAAATTCCGTAAAGAGTGGTCAGAGGGTTTGCTGCTTCCAATTAGTGATTTCTGGACTCTGGATCATTTCGAATCTAATGGTGACCAACATGTAGCCGTTACTTGGGATGAAGCAGACCAAGAACCCGGTTATTTATATGAAGGGCAGGATATATCTGACCTTCTAGGGATTACTCACTACGACCCGGACACTGAGAGTACCAAAGGAGAGAACAGCAATGCTCCAAAACTCAGCAAAAAGTACCCAAAGAGCCTTCGTGGATGGTACAACTTCCTTGTGCGTAAGATTAAGAACTTCTTTGGCAAGGACGACCTTGGGGGTTCAAACGACAATATCAGTTTGGGGATTCCTGTGTACGATGTAGACGCTCTAAAGAACTATCCCAAGACGTTCGAAGACGGGGAGCCGGTAATCGTTACTGAGAAGATTCACGGAAGTAATGCGCGCTTCTTGTTCCTTGAAGGGGTAATGTATGCAGGGTCACGTAAGCTATGGAAGTCACCAAATTCTACTTGCATTTTCCGCCGTGCTGTGAAAGAATTGAAGTGGATTGAGGAATGGTGCCGTGAGCATGAAGGTTATGTATTGTGGGGCGAGCTTACCCCAACTCAAGGCGGCTTTGAATACGGTAGTAAACACGTCCAATTCTTCGTGTTTGATATCCGTACTCCCGATGGGAAATGGTTGGACAGGGAGCACGATGAAGCTGGATTACTCGCGCAGTTGATGGACTATTCAGTTCCTATTCTGTATCAGGGTCCATATGACCTTGAAGTAATCAAGAAGTTCGTAGACGGTCCTTCTATGGTCCCTCTGGCGAAGAACATTCGTGAAGGTGTGGTTATCAAGACTGCTACTGAGAAGCACAAGACTGGTATCGGACGCTGCCAGATGAAGGTGGTATCGAATGCGTACCTCGAAAAAGATAATAAATAATTGCTAACCTTTTACATTACTATTCGTCTAATATGGTGTAGTATAAAGGAAAGCATGGAAAAAGTATGTACTAAATGTAAGAAATCAAAATCTTTAACTCTATTTCCTGCAAATAAACATTGCGAGGGAGGAAAAGATTCTTGGTGTAAACCTTGTAAAAATGAAAGTTCGAAGGCATATTATAACAAAAATAGAGATGCCCAGAAAAAGAGAATGAGAGAATACGGGAGAAAATGTTGGCCGGGACTTGTCCAAAAGAGATTGAAAAACCCGGAGAAATATCTTTGCAAAATAGCGCGCAGTAGGGCTAAAAAAGAAGGTATTACATTTTCGATAACCCCAGATGATATCCACATACCAGAATTTTGTCCGGTTTTGGGCATCAAGTTGGAGTTTTCAGTAGGAAAGCATTCGACAGATTGTTCTCCGACACTGGATAAATTAATCCCAGAACTAGGTTATGTACCGGGAAATATATCGGTAATTTCAAAAAGAGCTAACAGATTAAAAGGAGATGCCTGCTTAGGTGAAATTGAATCGTTGCTAACGTGGATGACTAAGCAGATATACCAAAAGGACAACAAATAATGGACGTAGCTAACATGCCAAAAGTTGTACCGATGGAGGAGCGCGAGTGGTTCGTGCTCTTTGCCATCTGTGTAGCTGGAAAGAGTGCGAAGCAGACTCAGGACAAGCTTAATCAATATTTAGCTGGAGTTACATTATCTCCATTCGACATTGTGAGGACAGATATAAAATTAGAATGGCTAGAAAGTCTTCTTAGAGATTGTAAAATGGGTCAGTACAAACGTATTGTAAAAGCATTCAAGGAAGTAGTCAAGTTGAACGTTAAGACAGACCTAACCGTAGAGAAGCTAGAAGCCATTCCCGGCATTGGTCCTAAGACGGCGCGGTTTATTGTATTGTATACGGACCCAGATGCGAACTGTGTCCCACTTGACACTCATATTTTGAAGTTTCTAAGAGAATGTGGTTACAGAGCGCCGAAGAGTACTCCACCTAAAGGTAATGTGTATAAATGGTTGGAAGCTAAGTTTCAAATTGAAGCTGCAAAAAGAGACAAGACCGTAAGACAACTCGATACGGAGGTATGGCAGTCTTACGCAAAGAAGTAACCGGGGGTAAATGGTAATACCAAGTGAATTTCAGGGCAGCGCAGCCCTTCAGTTAATACAGTCGCAAGGTTGGAATTTCAAAGTAGTCAACTCAAGTGAAGTAGTTTTAGGCAAATGCCCGTTATGTGGCAAAGATGACCACTGCTACATGCAAATTAAAGGCGCAGCAGCCGAAGATAAGAACAAGGATGGGTTGTTTCTCTGTCAGCGTTGCGGCAAGAGTGGTAACCTTTATCTACTAAAAGAGAAGCTAGGACTAATTATACCCGGAGTATCCTCACAAAAGGAATGGGGTAACTCTGAAAAGAAGATTGATCCACTACCTGATACCGAAGCCTGCCATGCAGCGCTAATGGAAGATGATGACGCTCTTGCGTACCTAATGCAGATTAGAGGATTCAGTCTTGATATCATTAAGAAGCAAAAGCTTGGTCTAACCAAGACGTACTTCAAAGCTACAGGTAAAGACACACGAGCATTAGTATTCCCGTACCTAGTCAACGGCAACACCGTATGGGCGCACTTTAGAACCCTCCCGGACCCTAACGATCTAAAGAAGGTCCCTAAGGACTTCGCAGCGCCGAAGGGTTGGGAGTCTACCCTCTATAACGGCGAAGTACTCAAGCCCGGTCTGAAAGATATTGTACTGGTAGAGGGTGAGATGAATTGTCTTGCCGCTATGAATGTTGGTATTCACAACATTTGTGGCGTGCCGGGTGCAAATATAAAGAAGGCCGAATGGATTACCAAGATAGACGAAATAGGATTGGAGAAAGTCTATGTATGCTACGATTCTGACAAGGTGGGGCAGAGAGAGGCACAGGCGATTGCGTCCCGTATTGGTATCGAAAGGTGCTATAAAATTATTCTTCCAACCTTTGATGTGGTTACGGAATCTGGGGAAACACGTAAAGGTAAGGACCTTAATGAATGGTTCCAAAATGGAGGGACAGCGTCAGCATTCGAACAGTTAAAGCAGGATGCACTCTTGTTCGATGTAGATGGTGTTTCATCTGCCATGGACGCCCTTGACGAATTCACCGAAGAGTTAGACGGTAAAGGTGCTGGACAGAAATACGTTTGGCCGCTCATCTCTGAGCTTATTCAGTTTGATGAAGGCGATATCATCGACATTCTAGCCGAAGAGAAAATCGGCAAGACCAAGTTCGGTATGAACCTAATTGAGTACATGGTTGATACCTATGGTGACGATGGAATCATTATCTGTGCTGAAATGACACGCGCGAAGCTAGCCCGTTCGTGGGTTAGCCACAAGGCGCAAGTAGCAGATAATCTACCGAAGACGCCTGAAGAGGCAGCAGCACTAACCGAAGCGTTCAAACAAGCCATTCCCGGAGTCAAGGATATGGCAGCAAACCGGGAGGGAACACTCTACCTGTGTTATCCAAAGTTCACTACAATGGATGACATTTACAAGCTGGTAACCGATTGTATCAGACGCTACGGAGTCAAATGGGTAATGCTGGACAACCTGCAAAGGTTTTGTGACCTAACAAAAGGGACACGGAACAGAACCGAATGGCTGTCCGAAATCAGCAAGCGTACCTCACAGATTGGTAAAGACTATAATGTGCAGATGATTCGTATTCTACAGCCGCACAGAGTAGGAGAGAACCATTTGACCAGTGTATCTAGTGTAGACGGTGCCTCACAAATCGCTAAAGACTGTGATGGCATGTTGATTCTCAACCGTAATCGTATTGGAGGAGTGGATAAGAACACATTCCAGTCCGGGGCATTCGTAGAAAGCAATACCACATTTTCACCTGAGACATTAGTGACATGTGGGATCAGCCGATACAGTGCAGGCGGTGAGACTCAGGTATGGTTTGACGGGGCTACAAGTACCTTCAGCAAGCTCAACGAGGGTAAGGTGAAGTCTATGAAGGAAAGTGTTGGCAACGGCATTCTAAAGGGCGCTAAAGGCCCAGACCCGGTAATGCCGTTAGACGCCCTGAAAGCAGCCATGGCACCCGAGCCAACTGCACCATGGCAAAATGTAGAAGGAAACATTGTCATATGAAGTCAAAACTAACAGTGTATGATATCTCATATATTATGAAAAAGTTTAGGCTGAAGACTGTCGAAGACTTTGCAGACTTTGGCCTAAGACTTACAGCTATAGGGTCTGGTTGTTCCCGTAATGTTTACGCCATTCGTGGATACAATCTTGTCGTTAAGATTCCATTTGGTGATGACAAAGGTGAACTTAAAAGTGCTAGACGACACGCAATGCAGGAATATAAAGCATATCGAAGAATAGCAAATGAGAGGATTAAAAAGTATAAACCATTGCGGAAGTATCTTCCTGAGATTCATTGTCATACCAAAGACGGTCTTATTCTAATGGATAAATATAAAGTAGTAGGCTACGGGAAGAAATACGAGAAAGAGATTCAAGAGATACGCCGACATGCTAATTATCTGTTCCCAGAAAATGACGGAACGGATATGTACGGGGAAAACATAGGCCGAGATGCCGAAGGAAATTTAGTGATTCTCGATTTTGGATGCTTTTTTAGATGGTAATGACAAAACAGGAAAAAGCAAAGGACGCTAGGCTAAGACGGGAATTTCACATTACCCTAGCTGAGTACTATAAAGTCCTTGACTATCAACAAGGTGTGTGTTATATTTGTAAGCATAAGTATAACAAAAAAGGCAAGCCTTTACAGCTTTCCGTAGACCACGATCACACAACAGGCGAAGTACGCGGACTCCTGTGTTGGCCTTGTAACAAAGCGATTGCGATTCTTCAGGACGATATTGAGCGTATGCACAATGCATACCTTTACTTTAAGAACATTCCATTTGAAGTAGTCCTTGGGGAAAAGCGATACACAGCGCCGGGAAAGATAGGCGCTAAGAAGCGAATAAAACAATTGGCCGCGTTCAATGCGGCGAGGGGAGTAGGTGCCAAGAAAGAAAAGGGACAGATACGCAGAAAAAGCCGCAAGGTTTAAAAGAGCTTTTGATGAAATTATTGGGGACCCATATGCTAAACCGGACCCAATAGAGGGTCATTATTCAATGCTTAAAAGTAGAAGCTCATTAGCAATAGCCGAGCCGGAACGCAAGGCAAAGACTCCGGTAAATGAAGCACGGCCTAGCGCTATTGACTTCTTTATTGACGTAGAAGCAGCAGTCTTAGACGGTCTAGAAGTATGGTGGTTTGGATCAAAAGATGCCAAGCGCATCTTCTGCAACACTTACTTTTATGAAACCGGCGAAATACTAACTCAAAAGGAACGGGCAGAAGTAGAGCAGGCAATCGGGCAGATTCTAGTTTACCGAGGAATTAGTCCTGCTGCAAAGTACTTTACCGCAATCCGACAATAGAAAGGCAGTAAATGAAAGAAGCATACAAATTGGTCAGAGTGAGAAAAAATTACACACTAGGGCCATTGTTTATTGACAAAAAACGTATACTTCCAGTGGGCAAATGGTTGAAAGCTGATGCTGTTCTGACAAAAGGTTTTGCATTTAGACCGGGATGGCATTGCTGCGAAAAACCAGAAGCTCCTCATTTATCTAAAAAGGGACGAATTTGGTGTAAAGTTCTCATCAAAGGTGTAGAGAAGCATCAAAGACCAGAATCCCAAGGTGGGCTCTGGTATACGGCCCAACAAATGAAAATAACCGAATTACTTTAGAAAGGTAATATGGAAAACGATTACGATTTAGCAGTAGAGGAACTTAAGGATGCATCGAACCCAGTGGAAAAGCAGATGCTACTGCAAAAATACGGGATGATTGAACCGAAGCTTACACAAGAAGAACAGTTCATTATTGCAGATGAACTTACTTCAAAGTGGGAGGACCAATGAGTGAATTCTACGATGTAGTAGACTCTGAAGGCAACGTTGTAGAAACCGCTGCCGAGCAACAGGTAGAAGTTCCTCTTGAACGTGAGCAGAAGGCTCCAACTGAAGGTGAGTTGAAGCTACTCCGTAAACAGTACGTAACTGTACAACATCCACGGGTAGTTGCTTGTCAGCATGAGTTGAATCTTAGTAAACAGCCTACACACCGTAATTGTGAAAGTTGTTGGTTCGCTTGGTTCAATAATCATGGAGAACTTGTGCAGCAATTGGATGAAATGCACACGGGCGGGAATGATGCGATTATCATTCAGTTACAGGGTAAGAAGTTCTTCAAGCGCTGGACTCAATTTATGAGCACCATCGCACAATGGGAAAAGCAACAGGCATCGCAAGCCTTAGCCGACCAAGAAGCATTACAGGAGATAAATGAGCAAGCTAGCTAGCCTAGCCGCAGCATTGAATGAACCGGGGGCAGTAGACCCGGTTCAACCTGCGTCTAAGAAAGAGAAAAAAGAACCTGAGAAAGAATTAACGAAGAAAGATAAGTTTGAAATCCTATCTGATCTTAACAAGACACTTAATAAGCAGTTCGATTGCAAAGTATCACTAGTCCGCATGGGGGACAAGGTAGGTGTTCGCGTACCCAGTATCAGTACGAACCTACCATCTCTAGATGAGGAGGTAATTCAATCGGGCGGTATTCCTAGGGGCCGAATTGTAGAAATCTTTGGGCCGGAATCAGCAGGTAAAACTACCATTGCTTTACATATTATTGCCTGTGAACAAGAAACTACTAGTAACATCTGTGCGTTTGTAGACGCCGAGCATTCGTTAGACCCTACATATGCTTCAACTCTTGGGGTAAATGTAGATGATCTATGGATTTCACAGCCGGATAGCGGAGAGCAAGCACTGACCATTGTGGAGCAGCTTATTGACTCCGGGGCGGTAAGTTTGATTGTCATTGACTCCGTAGCTGCGCTTGTACCTCAAGCCGAGCTTGACGGTGAGATGGGCGATTCTAATATAGGCCTTGCTGCCCGATTGATGAGTCAGGCCATGCGTAAGTTACGCGGAAAGGCTAGCATGAAAGGCGTTACTCTAATCTTTATCAATCAGATTCGTGAGAAGATTGGTGTAATGTTTGGCTCTCCCGAGACTACTACAGGTGGAAGGGCATTGAAGTTCTTCGCATCTCTGAGACTTGATGTGCGCCGTAAGGACCCAATTGGTCCCAAGGAAAGTCCCATCGGGCACACATTGAAGGTCAAAGCAGTGAAGAATAAAATGGGCAGTCCAATGCGCGAGACGTTTATCAACTTACTGTATGGGAAGGGTTTAGATACTTTCGCGGATACTATTGCTTACGCAGTTAAGATTGGAGTAATCGACAAAGACGGAGCGTGGTATTCCTACAAGGGTGAGCGAATCGGTTATGGTCTGGAAACAGCAACTGAGAACCTTCGGAACAATCCCGAATGGTTTAGTAAAATTCTCTTGACAATTCAAGAACATCGTGATACTGTTGTACATGAAAGCGAGAAATCAAAGTAATGGAAATCAATATTAATGCAGTACTGCCACCAAGACTTATCAAAGTTTCGGAGATGCCTGTCGGCTCTATCGGAAAAGTCGTAGGCGCTAGTATGAGTGATTTATATGTTATTCATACCAATGAAAATGGGGACAAATATATTTGCCTTTGGCCCAATTCTAATCCTCCGGGACTAGAAGTACGGTCTGAAAAAATCGTGGAAAGCTTTGAAGTAGAGTTACTTCCAGAAGGCACTACCATTGAGTTGAAGTTCTAGAAAGGGAACAAAGTGAGCCGCAAGAAAAAGAGCAGTAAGGTAGCAGTAAAGAGAGTCTTCGAATATAAATCAGAGTGTTGCAACGAACTTGCCAAGAAGCCTCCGGTTGAGCGTTCCAGTGCTGACCGGAAGGAGAATAAATACTCTGAGTGCGGTCTAGGGCACTGGCATTGTTCCAAATGCGGTAACAATTGCAAGGTGAAACGTAGCCGGGTTAAAAAGGAAACGAGTGGACAACCAGCAGAAGGAACCGGAGTTAACTGATATCGGCACACGTTACGAGCATCTTCAAGAACATCTTGATGCTTTAGAAGCGTGTGTCGAAGCTTTAAAATCAAGAGCGCATGGCCCAGAAACCAGACAGCGCTTGATGAAACTAACCATAGCTGCTGAAGTTATGCGCGCTACAATAGATTCGTATGCGGGTGTAAACGCTAATGCGAATGAATACGCACTGTACAGACTGTTGAATAGTATTCCCGAGCACCCGGAAAATATCGAAGGGGGAAGGGGAACACCCTTAATATGAAGAAAGTGTATTTAGGAAGCATCAAAATCGAGAATGTTGATGGTGAGTACATTCGATTAACCGTTGACACCGAGCCTTTTTTAGATAACAGGCTTGAGCAAATGGAAGCCGAGGGGGAAACCTTAGAGGCGGCATTAATAAGCCTGCACGAGCAGGTAGAGGCAGTATTGCACGATTAGGAGATTTATGGATTTTAATGAATATCAGCGGCAAGCCAACGAGCTTGCAACTTATCCCCAAGTCGGAACTAATCTAGCATACCCGGCTCTGGGACTTGCCGGTGAAGCTGGTGAAGCAGCCGATAAGATTAAGAAGACATGGCGCAATCAAGGTTTAATGAGCGCCAACGGATATAGCGCAACTCAGAAACTCGAACTTGCTAAAGAAGTAGGAGATGTGTTATGGTACATAGCAGCAATCGCAATGGAACTTGGGATTCCTATGGAGGAAATCGCTCAAATGAATTTGGACAAACTCCATGACCGCAGGAACCGAGGCGTTATCAAATCTGAGGGAGATAACCGTTGAAATTTAAAACACTTATCGCAGTCGCATTGTTAGCACTTTCATGTGCTGTTGGCAATGCCCAAATTAAATCAAAACCGGCAGTTAAGCTAAAGAGTTTTGCTGCACCAATTGGCGCAACGTATAGCTCAATTGTCGTTGCATGGCAGTTCACACCAAATGCACCACCTTGTTCATCTAGCGGAGTATTGACGAACTGTATTGACGGTTTCAACACAACTATCGTTGTAGGTGGAACTACCGTTTACAGCGCTACCGCTGGTTACGGAACAGGCCAACTTAATCCTTCTGCTCTGGGATATACCTTTACACCAGCGGCAGGAGTCTCATTTGGAAACTACACTATCACTGTTACGACAGTAGGATATGATGGAGTCGGTAATCAAATCTTCTCTACTCCTGCTACGACAACACTAGCTGTAAATCTTACATCTCTTAACCCGCCAACTAACGTAACGGCAACAGGAAAGTAAATGAAAAAGTGGTTACTTTGTAGCCTAATTATTTTAACCGGATGCGGGGGTTTGTCGAAGACACTTCCCCCGCCTTCAACTATAACAATTAACTGGCAAGATGGGAACCCAACCATTCCTGCATGTGGCAGCTTTAACTGTAAATCAGGTTGGCAAATTTTAGACAACGGAAAACTTGAATCTCTCCCCCTTTCAACTACATCTTATATAGGAGTGGCATCTCATACGTATCAAATACGGGCTACCGGCTTAGATGGAAAAGGTAACCCGCTTTACTCTTCGTATGTAGCTGTCCCATGAGGAGAACATGGATATTCTAAAAGCGTTACTAAGTTTTTCTTTAGGATTGTCATTACTGTTGATGACATTCCTATTCCCGCTATTCAAGATTTGTTTCATTATATTCATGCTTGCGTATTTGCTACATAAAACATATAAATACCGCAACTGGACTTTTGCGGTCCCTAGTGTGGGAGGAGTATTAAATCTGACCGCAATTCTTTCGAATGGTGGCAAAATGCCGGTGCTAGTCCCTCCGGGATTTCAACTTACTGGGATTGACCCTTGTCATTCTCTTCTAACTGCCGGGACACATGTTAAGATGCTCTGCGACATTTTCCCGCTCATGCATCTAGGTTTGTTTAGTGTAGGCGACGTGACAATCGCTGTAATTTGGCCCTTGACAGTCATAGGGTATGTATGCTACAGTAAATACACTAAGAGAAAGGCAGCAAATGTCAGTTCACATTCTTAACGGTTACACCGTCATTCCTTACAAGAGCTTCAAGTTCTCCGGGGGCGAGATTCAAGTAAAGCTCGCTCCAGCAAATATGGAATACAGCGCAGACAAACCAGTTGTGTTCCATGCTACCATTACTAGCGCTGATGACCTTATGGAATTGGCCCTTGTGGTAGACGCGGTGAAGCGATTCTTCAATCAGCCAATCAAGACACAGTTGTACCTTCCCTACATGCCATATGCGCGTCAAGACCGTGTATGCGCTAAAGGTGAAGCACTATCTCTTCGTGTGGCCGCAACTTTCATTAACTCCCTTGAATTTGACAAGGTTACGGTAGTGGACCCTCACAGTGATGTGACACCGGCTTTACTTAACAACTGCTCTGTCACTGACATAGTTGAGATTTTTGCCACTCGTATGCATCACTTTGCTCCAATTGGGAACACTGTGTTGGTATCCCCGGATGCAGGAGCAATTAAGAAGGTCCTGAAGCTTGCACAATTTCTCAAATTGAGAATGATTCAAGCAGAGAAGATTCGCAATCCTATGGATGGTGAAATTACCGGCACGAAGGTTCACACAGACCACCTTGGATTAAAACCAGTTCTAGTAGTGGATGATATCTGCGATGGTGGGCGTACCTTTACCGAGCTTGCTAAAGAGCTTTCCCATAAGACGGATGGAAAGTTGAATCTTTACGTCACCCATGGCATCTTTAGTAAAGGACTAGAACCGTTGCTGGAATGGTACGACAAAATCTATTGTCCATATGTGTTCCCCGGCGTTGAACAGAACGAGAAGTTGGTGAGAATATGAGAGAAATGAAAACATTGCAACAGCCATCAAGTAAACGATTTATCTATACCCTCATGGGATTTATAGTTTCTTGGTGTATCTTTGCTGGCGTTATCGGTTGTGAAGTGAGTGCTGTAGCTACAGTGAAAACGAATAATCCAAATATGAAAGTGGACTTCCTTTTCGAACATGAGGGCTGCCGCGTCTATAGATTTTCAGATAACGGCAACGATCACTACTACGCCAAGTGTGCAAATGGATCATTTACGTCTAGTGAAATACCGCAAGGTAAGACAACTAGACCAGAAGAAATTCCGACAGGAGAAACAAATTGAATATCTTTCCATTACACGCAACAGATTTCTACAAGACTGGACACTATGCCCAGTACCCTGCTGGCAGTGAGTTTGTCTATGAGAACTTCACTTGTCGGTCATCCAAGTTCTTCGAACACGCTATCGGCTATGACAGCACAGTAGTGTTCTTTGGACTCCAATATGTCCTGAAGAACCTTCTTGTGGATATTTGGAACAAGAATTTCTTTGAAAAGCCTATTGAGGAAGTCGTTGCGAAGTATGAGCGCCGTATGACGGGAGCGCTTGGACCGGGACTGGTGACCATGGAACATATCCGTGAGTTGCACGCTCTAGGATACCTACCTATCCGCATCAAGGCTCTCCCTGAAGGTTCGCACGTCGATATCAGGGTGCCTCTCTTTACCATTGAGAACACCGTAGCAGGATTCGGATGGGTTGTGGGATACCTTGAAACGGCCATCTCAGCCGAGCTTTGGCAGACTATTACATCGGCCACTTCAGCCTATGAGTATCGCAGGATGCTGGACATGTATGCAGATGCTACGGGGGCCGATAAGAGCTTCGTGCCGTGGCAGGGACATGACTTCTCAGCGCGCGGTATGGTTGGAGTCATAGGTGGAGCAGCAAGCGGTATGGGTCATCTGACCAGTTTTACAGGCACAGATACAGTCCTTGCATTGGACTTCCTTGAGGAATACTATCGTGGAGGAGAAACATTCCTTGGAGGGTCTGTGCCTGCTACGGAGCATTCCGTGATGTGCATGGGCACCGAAGACGAAGAGATTTACACATTCAGTCGCTTGATTACTGAGGTTTATCCAAGCGGAGTTGTCAGTATCGTATCTGATACGTGGGACTTCTGGACAGTTATTACCAGCTTCACACGTCAATTGAAATCGGAAATCCTTGACCGTAAAGGTAAAGTAGTGTTCCGCCCCGACTCTGGGGACCCTGTGAAGATTATTTGTGGGGACCCGGAAGCTGAGAAAGGCTCTCCTGCTTTCAAAGGAGCGGTTGAATGTCTCTGGGAAATCTTTGGTGGGACTATCACTAGCAAGGGTTATAAGGTCCTTGACTCGCATGTTGGCCTTATCTACGGGGACAGCATCTCGCTTACTCGTGCTGATGCGATTCTTAGTGGATTGCAGGAGAAGGGCTTTGCCTCGTCTAACATCGTGTTTGGGATTGGCAGCTACACATATCAGCATGTGACCCGCGATACTCTTGGTACTGCTATCAAGGCGACTTGGGGGCAGGTAAACGGGAAGGGACGTGAGCTTTTCAAGAAGCCGAAGACTGACAACGGTATGAAGAATTCCGCTTGTGGTCTTCTGAGAATTGAGCGCGAGCATGGGCAGTTTGTACTCTATGACCGTCAAACGCGCGAGCAGGAACAAAAAGGACTCTTGACAACTGTGTTCGAAGATGGTAAGATAGTTAAAGAATACAGCATCGTAGAGATTCGTGACACGGTTTTGAAAGGATAGGGCGCGTAACTCAGCGGACTAGAGTCACGAGCTTCTACCTCGTTGGCCGCAGGTTCGAATCCTGCCGTGCCCTCCAATTTTGAAAGGAAACAAATGGGAATCCAAACTGACAACGTAACATTCTTTCGCAATGATGATAACTTCATGCTAGGGAATGACAAGCCATCTAAACGCTATCCAACCCTTCCTGCTGCGACGTATGTATTACGTTTCTCCCCGGAAGTTGGATTTTACCTTGAATTAACTGATGACTTCGATTTGCCTAAGAAACTTTATGGTAATCTCGAAAAGAAAGCTGACCGCATTCTTAATACCTTCAGTACACGTCCGGGGACAACCGGAGTACTCTTGTGCGGAGAGAAGGGAAGTGGTAAAACTCTTCTGACGAAGCTGATTGCAACTAAGGCGCGCGATACTGGAATGCCGACCATTCTGGTTAACTTCGCAGCACAGGGAGATTCATTTAATACCTTCCTTGCGAAGATTGACCAACCCGCTGTTGTACTCTTTGATGAGTTTGAGAAGACGTATGATGAAAACGAGCAGCAGGGATTGCTGACGCTGTTGGATGGTGTGTTTTCGAGTAAGAAGCTTTGCCTGCTTACTTCTAACGAATTCAAGCAGATTAATAGCCACATGAAGAATCGTCCGGGACGTGTGTTCTATTACCTCAACTTTGAGGGATTGGATAGCCAGTTCGTTAAGGAATATGGAGCGGACAACCTCAAGAACCCAAATCATCTTGCAAGTCTTCAAGTGCTTGGTAATCTGGTAAAGCCGTTGAACTTCGACATGCTTCAGGCTGTTGTCGAAGAAGCTAACCGCTACAATGAGCCGCCAATGGAAACTTTGGACATGTTGAACGTCCGGGTATCTGGGTATGCTGACACCTTCTTGTATGAGCTTATCATTCCGGGTCGCAAGTTGACGAAGGGTAATGAAAAGGAAGTTCGTTGTAACCCAATCAACGGTTGTCGTCTGGCGTATTATTATTCTAAGCCAGCCAAAGAAGGTTCGAAAAAGAAGCCTACCATTGAGTATGACGAGGCGCAATTTGAATCGAAAGACTTGGTGGCTTTGAATGCGGACCTTGGTTCCTATGAGTATAAAAACGAAAAGGGTGAAATCCTGAAGCTCACACTGAAGCCAATCTCTGCATACAGTAGTGGTATGGATAAGGTAAAAGAACTTGTGGGGGACAGTGTTAAGGACCCCAATGACGACCTTTAAATAGGCACAAAAAGAAGGCCCCCTTTTCGGGGGCTTTTCCTTTTACATCTGTGATAATTTAGTGTACTCTACTAATTTACACCATGTTTTAAATTCTTCGTCTGAAAGCGGTCCCTTCATTCTATTGATAACTTTGTGGACCCATTGAATATTATCAACCGTGTATCCTTTGCTAGAATCTTTTCTATCTAAAGAAGCTGTGAAATCTGAATAATCAGGATTACTATTTAACAATTTCGAGGAAAGATTAATAGGAACACCTGACAAAGCACAAGTTCCGTTTTGTCGGACAAATTGTTCCCATGCCTGTTCGATTGTCAAGTCAAAAGATATATCTCTCTTTTTAGCTCCCTCTCTAATACCTGCCCACACAGTTTTAGTCAAGTCACCAATACCTTCATGCGGACGTTTGCAAAAATAACCATTACTATTAGTTTTGACAGTCTCTTTAGCAGAGCACTTTTTACAACAAGTGCTTCTACCAGATTCAACATGATCTATTCGGCGGACTCCTTTGTAACCACACGAACATTCAACAGTATAGCATTTTCGTCTGTTATGTAGAATTGTTCCCGTGATTTTCCATTTAGTTTCCACAGGAACCGCCTTTTGTCCAGTCGCAAATATCTCCTTGTTCATAAAAAATCTTTCCTTCATGTTTGATAGCTGTGTTAAATTTCACCGCATTGAGAGGTTGTCCCGAACGCGCACCATCTGGGTAGCATGTAATTCCACGAAGGTTGGGCAGATGTTTCAAGAGCATTTCTCCAAAAGATTTTACTCTATCTTCGTTATTGAACTCACTTCCCCACGCTGGTAAATTTAAAGTGCTACTGATCCCATGATCGACGTATTGTTGAAGCCAAACTTGGAATTCAATTCTCCTAGTAGGATTCTCAGCTAGCGAATACGCATCTTCAATACTTTCAGGCGAGATTCCAGTTTCAACTAGACGTTTTACAATTGGGTCAATAACGTATTGGTATTCCCATGTTCTGCCATTTAGATAACGTCTTTTGTAAGCACAGCAAAATATAGGCTCCATACCAGATGTTGTTTCCGCAGCTATACTTATCGTACCCGTTGGCGCGATAGCTCTTGTCTTAACAGAATGGGACAGGCTCCATTGGTCTTCAATGCTGTGTGCGATTCCTGTACTTTGTGCATAAATCTCCAAATACTTCGCTAGGTCATCATCCGGCCCGTATTGTTTACCGTGTTTGACTAGCCACTCGTGGATTCCCATGAGTCCCAAACCAAGTCTACGGTTGTCTCTACGCACATCGGCAACTTTGTCGTAGGGCACATGTGAGTACTCAGTACCCGCAACCAATAGAGCAGTCCCGACTTCAACACATGCCTGCATGTCCGCGAGGGTATGAATGCGAGCAAGGTTGAGACTGAGCAAATTACAAATGTCGCTATCCGTATCGCTAGTAACTTCAGTGCAAGCATTTCTTAGGTGTTCTCCTTCATTCTCGCCAGTGTCGATACTGAATCCCGGTTCCCCGGTGCTCACCATCTGTCTGACGGTTTCCCAGTACACCTTATAAGCATGAAGGTGTTTGGGATGATTCTTGTCATTATACGCTTTAAAGAACTCGCCGTCAAGTCGTACCGATACGTTCGTACCGTCCATGGGGGCAGGGAAGTTGAAATCCTGAGCCTTAAGTGCTCGTACCTCGGGGGACCAATCTTTCATATGAATAAACTTGAAAATGTCTGGATGATCCCATCCTAAACCGGCCCATATAGCACTTCTACGGCTTCCTCCTTGCATTATATATCTACCGGCCTCGTTTACCATTGCTTGAAGGGCTAGAGGGCCGGTAGCATGGCCCCCTGTTCGTTTAATGAGTGCTCCCTCCTCTCTGACACGGGAATATTCGATCCCGATTCCCGCGCCACTCATTAGCGCCATGGAAGCGTTGTGCATAATCTCTGACCATCCCTCACGGCTATCTTCGGCTCGCATGAGTAGGCAGTTTTGAACTTGGTGGTAATCTCTCCCGGCTGCATACAAGTATCTCCCACCGGGTATAATTTGTCGCATTGCTATGCGATAGGTTAATTCATCTATCAAGTCTCTTTTGGCTGGCACCGCTGAAAATACACTCTCTGATACTCTCGATGCAATTTCAGGCCATGTTTGTCTGTCATCTAGTGTTGGAAATTTGGCGTACTTATTATTAATAGTAGTTTGTGCGAACGTACTAAATACCTGTGATTGCGGGTCTACTGCCTGCATTGATTCTCCCTGTATTGTTTACTACATCGTGCAAAGACACGAAAAGCCGGGTAACCTGTGAGGGCTACCCGGAGTTAAATCTACCATCGGAGATGGCGCTACAGTTAGTAGCTTTTCTGGTTACTTAAAGAATGTGTGGTGACCGATTACTACTGTGATTGGGTGTTGAAGCTTATCAGCAACGATATGGTTGAAAAACCATCCACTCGTTGTGTTCTTGAGGTTGGCATAGTAATGAGCGCCGAGTGTATTGTCTACATCCTGTCCTGAAAGGACTAGCTGTGCTAGATTCTCACATGCCGCATAGATTTTATCACCCGGTTTCGGCTGTAGGTTAAACTCTGGATCAGAAATTACAGACATACTAGTAAAAGCATTCTTCTGATAAATCACATTATGCAAAGTAGAAGGAAAATCTTTGGCACCTACGCGATTAGCTATTACATGCATGACCGCTCTACATCCCTCTACACCTTCTCCTCTAGCTTCCTTCCATGTCACAAGAGCTAGGTTATCTACATCTACATTATCGAATGTCATTTGTTCCTTAAATCTTTGGCATGAGATGAACGATTTGCACGCTCGCCCTAACGCTTTGGAGGCGTAGATGCTGCTGTTACACCAATCTCATATGGAGCCTGCGGAGGGAATCGAACCCCCGACATTCTGTTTACAAAACAGATGCTCTACCAACTGAGCTACACAGGCCGGTTTTAGGTTTTTTACAAGGTTTATACCTTTATCCTTGATTAGTCACTCCTAAAAATTGATGAGAATGATCCTAATATGGAGCGGAATACCCGACTTGAACGGGTGCCTTTGGTTTGGAAGACCACGATGCTACCACTAACACCAATCCCGCTTTAAATTTGGCACCGGGGCAGAGATTCGAACTCCAATAAGCAGCTTCAAAGACTGCCGTCCTTCCATTGAACGAACCCGGTATTATGTACAGTCTTCCCTGTACTTTCTACAGGCAAGACATTTACAATCATTCTCGTGTTGGGCGCGATACAAATGACAAATGATAAGCTTTTGACTATTAAAAATAGTCGCAATTATTGCCCATATGAAGAATATAACTATAAAGAATCCCATTATTTCCTTTCTGGCACCCAGTCATGGATTTGCACCACGATTCACGGATTCAGAATCCGCTGTCCTGCTGTTGAACGAACTAGGTATTGGCGGTTCCAGCGGGATTCGAACCCGCACCTTTCACCTTGACAAGATGGCATCCTAGCCGTTAGACCATGAAACCGTGGTGGACCCATCCGGCTCTGCCCCGGACGCCCCCTGATTGCAAATCAGGCGCTCTCCTAAATGAGCTATAGGCCCACTTAAAACCCAAATACATGTGCTACTAAACCGCTCACAAGTCCTAGACCGTATCCGATACCAAATGCTTTCAACTTACCTTTACGCGCCTGTGCTTTAGTAGCATTCAATTCTGCTGTACACGCTTTATCTTTGTCAGTCAGTTGAAGCTGTAAACCATTTACTACAATCTTTCCTTGCCCGATTAAATCATTTGCGCTAGCTACATCCTTCTGTAACGCTGCTGTTTTTGACTGCTCATCCGCAAGGTCAGCTTTTAAGACAGGAACTTGTTCAAGATTCTGCACAGTCGTAAGAGCGGCTGAGTCGGAAACTGTATATCCAGTGGCAACTGGAACTACACCAGAATCACCTACAAGTCCCTGCCATCTTTGCGCCAACTGAGAAGGTGGCATTGCTGCATCAGCTTTCTGCTGTACAACTACTACTCTATCTCTAGATACTTGCGCAGTCGTTAAAGTTGCAATTTCTTTTGTAGCTGCTGCCAATTGAGTCTGGTAATCTGATAGCATTCCCTTCGCCGTAGCTAGGTCTGCATCATTTTTAGCTTTCTGTGCATCAAGCACTTTCTCAGCCTGTGTTGCTTTATGTTGTTCCCATGATGCCACAATACCGAGAGTCTTATTTACGACTAAAAAAGAGACAAATAAAACAGCGAAGATGATAAGAAGCCTTTCATGCTTCTGAAGCCACGTCTTTGCAATCTGTACATCCTTCGCTACTGTTTCCATTGTACTCCTTCAAATAATTAATAGCATTTTCGAGAATTTTTATACTATCTTGAAAAGCTCCTAGGCCCATATTACAAACATTACATAATAATGCTCTTACACAAGTGCCACAGCTTTTCTTTCCCCTACAGCAAGAATGGTCATGGTCGATGTAGTATAGTTCCTTTTCGTTAAAGAGTTTACCACAAATTTTACATTTCCCATTTTGTTTCTGTAGAATAGCAGATAATTTTTCTTCTGTCAAGCCGTAATTGCTTTTTATGGCAACAATTTTCGCTCGTTGCTTATTCTCTTGGTAATACTCTTTGCCTCTAACTTTACGACAAAGTTTGCATCCCCTTTCATTGGTATGCTTACCTTTATAGAGGTTTTCCTCTATTCTTAGGTGTCCGCGTTTACAATGTGTTGCTTTATATCCCTTTACAGGCATAATTACTCGTCAAAGTCTTCGTATCGTTCAATATTTTGTTCTGTTCGCCCACTGATCCCCTCCTGTCGGCTTGGTGTTTCTACAATAGGGAATTTTGAAGGAACTTGTGTATCAGAACGGATAGTTCCATATCGTTCTACCTGCGTGCTATGTCCACCAAAATATGAAACGCCACACCATCTCTCAAATTGATACCATCCTCCGTCTTCATATTCCCTTTCCCCAAGAGGACCACCTTCTAACGGTTTATGGTCTGGGTCAATTTTGATCTTCTTAGCCATATTGCTCCTACTTCTTACGCTTTGCTTTCTTTCCGCCACCTGCTCGACGCTGTACGTCAAGGGCAATGGCAATCGCCTGCTTACGCGGCTTTCCTGCTTCAATTTCAGCTTTGTAGTTTTTTCCTACGGCTGCTTTACTTTTGCTCTTTAATAGTGGCATTTTCCTCCGCTTTTCTCTCTGCTTCAATTTCTAGCTGAAGAATAGCAAGTGCTCTCCACGCCATCTTTGCGCTATGACGTTGACCATCATTGTCAATCGTACCTGCTTCCATCAAATGACGAACCATCGTATCCTCTTGGTCTGTAGACTTCTCCTTGGCCCAATGTAAAGGTTCGCCGGGATTGTGCTGCTCATTACCTGCGAATGATACCTTAGCAATTTCAGCCAAAGCATCTGGAAAATATTTGATTACCCCTGAATAAATAGGAATGCGCTTACGTTCTTTCGCATCCGTTGGCAGTTTGACACCTGTACTCAATGTATATCTCCTCCCCACCAAAGCCGGGTCCACCAGTTATAATGGACTACTCGAAGCTTGGCACAATCACGATATAAAAGTCTATATCGAGTTTTGCCGTCCATGAAAGTGTCTCCGACATTAATATCGCAGAATGCTTCCACATTTTTAGTGACATAAAATGGAAACAAATCAAGGATAAAATCAAGCATTAATCTAACTCCGTATGAATGAATTCCGCGATTCTACCGTACTCTTTGTTCCAAACAATTGCCTCTGCTTGACGAAGGTTGCCTACAAAATGCTCCGCGCTGTGCCAAGCATCGGGAGGACAGAGGGCTGCAAATGTTCGCACTCTAACGCCGAACTTTTCATCTACCTTCAACCCATGTGTATGTCCGATGTGGATTTCACGAAAGAACGTTTCGCCAAAATCTTGAGGACGCTCTGTTGCCATCCATAGACCGTAGTCAGCTTTCTTGCCTTTATCACCGTGAGTGAATCCCAGAAGAACCTTGCCCCAACGATAGAACTTATGTGGGCTAGGTGCGTTGTCAATTTCCACGTCATCATAGTTATGGAAATAACATTCTAGGGAATCTCCTAGTGTAAACGTGCTCTGCGTATCATGGTTACCCGGAATGACCTTCACTACCACCTTCTTACAAAGAGGGCGAAGTCTTTCAATTGTACGACAAATCATCTCACGTACTGCTTTATAGGTCTTCTGGTAACGAGTGTCGCTACTTACCAGTGTTCCCTTTGTGGTCTGACTGTTGTAATCATCCGAGTTGAGTAAGTCGTTCCCTACTCCTAACAGGATTTCGTCAAACACGTATCCTTGGGCGCGATCTAAAATCGTCTGTACCGCACGCTCATATGTCTCAATAGCGGTAGGAGTGTCGTAATCTTCGTGGAGTGTTTCCTTCGCCCACGCGAATTTACCGGCATGAAGGTCTGGAATCAACATCTCTAGACAATTTTTTGACTTCACCCCGGACTTCACCACTACAGGAGGAAGATGTGCAGCAAGTTTAGCCGCTTTCTTTAAATCCTCAATCTCCGCGCGTGCATCTACAATGTTCTGCTTCTTAACGAAAGTGGCTTTAACCTGATACAACGGGATATAGCTTGCTACTTTATCTTCCTGCGGTCCAGTAGTATAGCCCATTTCCCATTTGTTAGCAATAAAGCGCTCAACTTGCCAAACACCTAAGTCTACATCGAATTGCTTAACAAGTTCGTCAAGGCTTTTGATTCTACTGACTAGTGACAAATCCCATTTATCATCATGGAACGTTTGTTGCACAGACTCATCCGATGTGTGACCAGATGCAGCCGCTACGAAGTCTGTAAATGTAGGAAAATACTTCCGATATAATTCCGGGTATGCCCCTTCTTTTCTATAAAAGTCTCGTGTGACCTTAGTATGTTTAGCTAGAAGCTTTTGCATATCTGCAATCAATGCTTCCTTTGACGTATCGTTTACGCTACTCATTACCCTCCGATTGAATTTTTAACTACACACCAAGTATACCACACATGGCTTTGTTTGTCAATTATTTCTTTCGTGCTGCCTTTTTGCGCTTGGCGCGAACGGGCATAAGGGCGGCAGGTTGCTGCATCTGTTGCATTTGTTGCATCATCATTACCGGGGCGTAGAACGTTCTAAAGTCTTGTCTCTGCTCGGATAATGCTGTAGCAATGGTTGATGTTTGACTTTTAATGTCCTCTCTCAAACCTGTAATATGTACATCCATGGAATTTTTTAGCTCTACTACATTATTATCAATACTCGTGAATTTATTCTTAATCCATGTAATCACTTTAAACACTCCAATAATGAACCCAGAGAATGTTGCTATACCACCAGCGATTTTGAGAATCAATAAAATTGTAGCAAGTGAAATAAAATCCGGCATTACTTCTCCAATCTATCGAAAAAGCATTAAGCTATTCATGTTGCCCACTTTTGGATGAGCAAATGAGTCACTTAAAATTTTATCTTGGAACCACGGGTTATCAATTGGTTTGGCGGTATCGCACCAATATAACGCTCCTTTAGCGTAGTCTTGAGAGCCATCATAGATAGCTTCAACTTCATGGAGGAGTCTTACAAATGCCATATCCCAAATGGAAGGTACACCTGAAGGCTGCTCGATAGTAGCAGAATACTTAGGTATACTATCAACAATATCTAACCAGTTTCCCCATCCTAAACGCTGACGGTTAGCAAGACATGACATTATCATGCAACTTGCTAGATGGCCTCCGTACTCACGTCCATGTTTCCATCCCGCGAGTACGAGTTGACCTTTTTGAAAATCATCCTGTCTGAGCAATCTCTCTCCTTATTGCAATGCACTAGATGTTTGTGAGTAAATATCTCTCAATTTATCTTTACTCTGGGTTGCGTTGAGCGCATCGGTTGCACCTTTGGCAATAACCTTCGCAGCCGTACCCGGAGCACCACGTTCTGCCATTTGCCCTGCTTTTTGATAAAAGTTCCAAACTTCAGGGTGCGTTGCTATCTTATTCAGCAAAGCACGTCCAGCAGCGAATCCGCCACCTTCAGCTACAGTTAAACCAAGTAGCGCTCCCAATCCCATATGGGCTATACTAGCGCCCCCTGCCGCACCAAGCGGAACAAGAACGCCCGCACGAGTTAGGTGCTGTAACTGTTCGCCTGCGTGAGCATCTTGTGCAAGTTGTTTCAAACCATTTTTAGCATCAGCAACATTGAATAAATCATTCTTGCTATCATCAGTAATTCGGGTCCATGCTTCAGAAAACTTTGCTGGATTAAACTGTCCATCGTCCAGTGAGTCTTTCATCATGGTTTGAAATACATCTTTGCCAAACGCTTTTACACCATCTGCACCAATTACTCTTTTCAGAACATCTGTATTAAAGTTTGCTTTACCTGCGGACGGCAATGCCGAACCCGCGCGTTTCAATCCTACGAAAGCCTTTGCTGCATCATCCATCTTACCGTCACGCAGCGCTGCAATAACAGGATTGTCGAATAAATTAACCTTATCGCGGTAGCCTGCTCTCAATTCCTTGTAATCATTTAGAGCCGTTGGGTCACCACTTTTCTGAGCCATCTGACCAATTGTGTCATCAAGGGCATTGTTAATCTTTCTTAATACACGACCATTGATATCACCAAGCTCATAACTATCACCTAAAGTACGAACCTGCTGACGAAGCGCCACTAAATCATCAATATTGAGATTCTTTACTGGTTTCGTTTCAGGAGCTAAATCTTTAGAAGATTGAATAGGCTTACCGGAGGCATCGAGAATTTTAGGCGCTTCCGCAGTTGCTTCTTTCTCTACAGGTTGTGTGCCTGTTGAAAGTTGCTCTAGCAAGTCCTTAGTACTTTTATCAAGCTTGTCGCCTGTGGCGTTCTTAGCAGTGACAACAAAAGGATGTTCTTCGGGATTAGGCTTCGCTAGAAGCTCTTTGGCTTTCTTTTGAAGAGGATTGTCTGTTGGGTCAATCTCCTGCCCGCTTAGTCTGTCCTTAATATCCTTGATACCAGTTTCAAAATCGGTATGCATTTGGGCGTTAGATGCTTTAATACGATTGCCCATTTCTTCTACGATTTCCTGCTTACCTTTCGCGCCCTCGGCCACTTGAGATAGATTTTTAACCTTACCAGCAACTTGCCCTGCTTTCTGCAAAAGCTCGCCACCAGCTTCTAATGGGACACCTACGGCTGTACCAAATGCGGTAGCTTCCGCGCCCTGCTTTAAACCTTCTTTAGCTTTATCTTCAATGCTCCCTTGTTCTCGGGCAGCAGATTGCGCACCTTGTACGATGCCACCTTCTGCACCATGGATACCAGCAAGAGCAAGCATTCTAGCGCCAATGCGGAGAGCATTTACCAGTCTAGGAGAGCCTTCTACAGTCTTAATAGCTTTTGCTGCCGTCTCAAGTCTCTGAGCAACAGGGAGTGCTTTTAAAGCTTCATCACCCATTAGGAATTCAGCAAGTGTCTCACCGCCATAGCCAATCTTAGCAGCAGGAGGAAGATTTTCTTCTTTTGCTACATTATCATCGGCAATGTGATGCAGGAATTGTCTTGCTTTATCAGGTAGACCTAGGGTGTCCGCAGCCTTGGACGCCGCTTGAAAAACACCTTGTCCAACGCCGCCGAGAGTATTTAAAACCCCCGCACCCGCACCTTCTAGCGTTTCTCCGACTCCTACACCTGCATTTCCTACAACTTTACCGGCTGTAGTCAGAGCGGAATCTTCTGGCTTAAACTCTAACCCATGCGCCGCTTTTTCAAAACCGTCTTCAGTGTTCTGTTGTGTTGGCGGTTGTCCTACAGTTGCGCCTTGTGGGATAGGCGTAGAATACTGATCTTGATTCGAAGCCTGTCCCACAGTTGCGCCTTGAGGCAATGGTGTAGAATATTGGTCCTGCTGTTGGTTATTTTCCATGTCCTACCTTTTTATTACTGCGTTTGTAATGCTCGATATCCCTTTGCACCGGGGACAGTAAACCCAAGAACTTGACCATTGTTACCGTAAACAGGAACCTCTTGCGGAGTTAACTGTCCGGGTAACATTTGCTGTGTTCCCTGCGCTTGCTGTCTTTGCGACCACGGAGTTTCATAACCGTACTTCTGGCTTAATGTAGTAAAGCTAGAAGGAATGTTAGCTAGGTGCTTGTCGGCTGCTCCCGACATTTGATTGTATTGTTCGTCGTAAGGAGCAACTTTTCCATGCATAACACCTGTGTACAGTCTAGCAAGGTCATCAATTTGCTTCTCTGAGTTTTCAGGAGTCATGTTCTTCATAATAGCTTCAACTTGTCCCTTTTGAGGAGCGAAGCCACCTGACAGAACCTTACCCATTTCATCGTTTACCGCGCCGGTTAAGGCCGCGAGCCTGCTATAATCACTTCCACCTGTATGATAATTTAACTCATTCTCTAATTTATTAATCAGAGGATATTGACCGGCCCCGCTCTTAATGGCGTGTGCCAATTCAGTTAACATATTCAAGTGGTTTGAAACAGCAGCGGCAGCTTGGAATGTCTGCGCAGGTTTACTATTAGCACTCGTAAAGGAGTGTAAGTCCTTGTAGTTGTCCACATTATATGTTGGATTAAACTGTCTTACCACATTCAACATATCCTGCTGTGTAAGTGATTGATCTTTGAACCATAGTTTGTTCGAAGCAACATTAATAGGAGCATCATAACGAGCAATAGCCATAGCATCACGAATAGCTTCAGCCGGTAATGTTACGCCTTGGGCTTGTAGACTCTTATATACATCTTTAGGGTCCATCTTCAAAGCATCTTGCGGAACATTAGCTGTTTCCAACGTATCCAACATAGCTTGTTTCTTAGCATGAGCGGCCTCATCGTTGGCATTCTTAGCGGCTGCTCTTGCTTCAATTGCTTTTGTTTGAACATCACTCTTACGTTGTTCTGCTTGTGTGGTTACATAATCGTCATGCGTTTTGATCGCATCGGCACCACCTTGCTGCAAGTAAGCTGCGATGTTATTAGCAGCGTCCCCTTGTCCTGATTGACGTAGGTGTGCTAATGCCGCGCCAACCTGTCCTTCGGAACCCGGAGGAAGACTGTTGTATGCACCCATGAATTTCTCTACATCAGAGGCAAACGTCGCGTGCTCTTTAGCAAAGTCTGTTGGCAGAGGATGCTTTTTATCAGTCGCTACATCTGGTGCTTGCAGAAGTCCTACACGTCCCGCAACTGAGTCCACATACTTCTGCGTGTCTGCTGCTGAATGGTCTTTTGTGTCCTGAATGGCACCGTTTGGACCGATAGCTCCCGGACCACTATAATACGCCGCTAGTGCCTTCTTAGGGTCACCTTGGTATTGCTTTAGTAAGTCAGAGAAATAATGAGCCGTGGCATCAGTATTCTTAGCCGGGTCTGTTCTATTGTCATTACCATCTGCGTCAATTAATCCATACTGTTTAGCCGTTGTTTTGGTAAACTGTCCGACACCTGTAGCACCTGTAGCACTAATTGCATTTGGATCGCCGCCTGATTCTTGTGATACAAGGCCGCGAAGCAGCGCTTGAAAGTTATCAGGAGTTATTAATGTTTTAATAGACGGTGCGTACTTCTCTGCTACATTATCAACCATGCCTTGAATTTTTGTGTTCTTAACTTCGGGTGAAGTTAGAGTCCCCGGCTTGGTTACATCGGCAGAGATTTGATGGTTCACTCCGGTTGCTTCGTCAACAGTGTCAAAGAAGTTGCTAAACATCTGCTCGGCTACACCCAATTGAGTAGCCATCGACTTCTTATTTAGTGCCAAGCGCGCGTTAAGAGGAGCATCTGTAATGTTTTGATTGTCCATTCCCGGTTGTCCCCAAGCTGACAAACGTTTAGTGTCTTCAGGACTCAACATTCCTGTAGTCTTAAATGAAGGGTCCAGAATTAGATAATCCATATCCCATTGTGGTTTACCGTTAATCTCTACTTGCTTTCCCTCACTATCAAGGCGAGGTACGCGTTTATAAGGAATTGCAGTATCCGCAGTGACATTATACTTAGCCAAATCCTTGTAGGATGCTATTGCTTTAATATAGCCGGGAAATTCAGATTGAATCTTATCGACTAAATCTTTGTACTGCCCAATGTATGCATCTGCTGCGTCAGCATCCATCTTCCCAATACTGCGAGCATTGTTGTACATGCGCATATTCAATTCAGTGGTCTGTACGCGGCGAGCATAATCCTGAGTAGCTTGGTCTTTAGCATTCTGTGTGATCTGTTGACTCTGTTTTGCACCAGCAGCAAACCCGGCTGAAGCTGCGCGCCCAAGATTACCCGGACCATTTTGTACACCAAATCCGGCAGCAGCGCCTGTTAAAGCTTCCATGGCGATAGCAAGAGCTAAGTGTCCGTTACTTATCGGAACTTGCTTCTTTTGCATGTTACCCATTGAATCGACAGAATAGGTGTAACGTGGTCCTCCTGCAAGTGCTTCCGCAATATCATGGAACATGCTCGCCTTTTTAACAGCAGGCGGTGGTCCTTGAGGGGCGGGAATGCCATTAGGCTGCTGCGGCCCCGGAGTCTTAGACAAATCTGAAGGTTTACCGGGTTGCTGTCCGGGACCATTAGAGGTGTTTCCCTGTACCGGCGAAGAATTGACACCTTGGGGAGCGGTGGCAGTTACAGGTGTGGGAGCAGGAGTAGGAGGAATATTTGGCGCTGCTGTTTGTGAAACGGTAGCAGCGTCATTCGCCTCTGGATTTGCAATGTCAAGTACCTGTCCTCCATTTGGCGGATTAGAGGTTCCTTCCATTGGTTCCTGATTTTGAGATTGTGTTTGTGCGTCCATTATTGATACTCCTTATCCACCAAAGAATCCTTTTCCTTTCCCGAGATTAGCCATCCCGCCTGTTGCAACAGCACCGCCAATAGAACCGACAGCGCCAAGAACACCTTGTAAAACACTGTTATCCGCTTGGGCAACATCATTTTGTGATGTGGTAGCGGCTTCACCGGCTTGTGTCCCGGCTCCTGTAGCTCCGGTTGCCGCACCAAATACGCTTGGTGCTGCTAATTCACCTTGTACAGCAGTGGCCCAGTTTTGTCTTCCTTGGGCATAGTTCTCTGTAGTAATTTCATTAAGCTGATTTGCAGTTTGTGATGCGCCTGCATTAGCAAGTTGCAATTCTTCATTAGCTGCCACGCCGCTAGGTAATGCGGTGTTACCGCCACCTTGAGCCGCAAGATTCTCACCAAGAGCTTGTCGTGCGTTCTTAAAGCTTTGACCAGTTGTTGTAATTGCGGCTGATCTTTTAGCAGCAAGTTCCGTAGGAGAAAACCCTTGTTGATTTGGGCCTGCGTTGACAATTGGCGCGAATGTATTCATCAGCCCTTGAAAGACTTGAGAAGCATCGCCAAAAACAGTCTTAGCTTGATCCTGAGCTTGTGTCATAAAGCTTGTGGTGCTAGCTGCTACCTGCTTCTGTCCTGAAGTTGCACCACATGCTAATGCGATAGTTCCATTATACTCGAAAGAGGATGAAGTGTCAAGCACGTAACGACCCATGCCGTCATCCCAGTGATACTCAAGCTTCGTAAATATTCTCATTATACCATTTCCTCTTTCGGTGTGTCAATGAAAAGTTTTCCAAGAACCCCTTCACCGAAGTCCTGAAATCCTAATCGCTTGATGCAAAAATTTCGCAATAACGGGACGGTGCTTATAAAAAAGAAGCCACTGAATCCATTGTCTTTAGCTTTATTCTCTAATTCAGGAAAACCCGTTAGCATCGCTTTTAAATTTCGTCTACCATCGTCATTATTTAGATATTGAATGTCTAACTGTATAATGCCTACACCTTTTTCAACAATGGGCTTGCCGCGTACAAAACATATCGGCCCTTTCTCATCTTCATACACAGAACACACAGTACCATCTGCGTAAAAGAAACTAGCGGGTGTATCTTTGTGGTGCTCGTCAAGCATTAAAGAACTTGCTAACAAACTGTAATCATCATCTGTAATGTATCTACTTGTTATCATTACCTTCCTTTTGCTTCCCAATACGCGAATCCACTTGAGCCGTTGTTAGAGATAGTAAAGCCAGTGATGGACTCAGAACCTTTAACAACAAACGTGATACGATCTGTAGGCGACCAAGTTGTTACTAAAATCATTTCAATAGTAGATGGGAAAGGAATTGGGAACGTAACAGCTATTGTACCAGCATTAATATCAGTCGTTACTGCACCCCATTGTGTTATAATTCCGAGTGGGTCTTTCTCCCAAAACCCATTAGCATTAGACCCTTGACTAAATCCTGCCGTTGGGTCCGTGTTTGTGATATTAGTGACTTTAGTTGTGTTCGTAACATTGGTTACAGATTGCACAAGATTATTTGGTGGAGTAGGAGGGATAATTCTATTCTGGGGAACTACCCCTCCATTGAAATAAGTTCGCAAAGAATCACTTGATGCGTGCCATATAGGAGGTATAGGGGTACGCATATAAACACTCTGCCCCGGTGCTGCTTGGGATGTTTGTGCAAATCCTGTTAAAGAAGTTACGGGCGCTGTAAGAACAGGCTCGTAACCGCTAGTATCAGCATTTGTTGATTCTTGTAAACTTGGCATTATAACTCCTGCAAATATGTACCAAATACGGTCATTGTTAGAAGTTCATTCATAACGGTGTCCGCAGGACTAAATATAACCTGTATCTGCATGTGTCTCAGTGTTGCTAACACATTTTCGTTATCCGATAAATAGAAACGCTGACTATAAAAAGATTTGCTTGTGGGCAAATTAGGAGGGTCAGATTCCCAATTTTTCAGAATATCAATTGGACCTGTATAATAAGGCAATGCCTCATCAATGAGTACGCCCAATGAGATAGGACTTCCAACTCTTACAGAATCGGTAACAATATGTGCTACTTGTGCTACTTGTCCCGGCTGAGTAAGTACCGCAGAGCCTACAACTGCATATGCCGAATATGGTGTTCCGTTATCTGCATACACACTAAGGTCACGTTGTAAAAGTTCACCTGTTGACACAGGACCAAGTAATAGTCTATGTACACCCGGAGATACCTCAATTGATTGAACCGCTTTGACACCGCCACTAATTTGTGCGAACGGTGACCATGTATATCCTGTCTCCGGTGCCGGTGTAGTCATCAACCTGTACCAGCCGTTTGCTCCGTCACATACGTACCAAGCTTGATCTTCACCTTGGACATGCCATGCAACGTAAGCATTCTTAGGATTCCACGATGTGCCTAATCCGCCATTATTTAAGCGAAGTTGGTCACCAATCGGGAATCCTGCGTATACTGTACCGGCTGACGGGTCTAGAATGAGGAATTGATTGTCTGTAGTAAACAGACCAATAATTGCTCCATTTACATCTAAAGCATTATAACTAAGTAAACCAATGCCCGGTAGCAAGGGTTGAGAGCCTTGAATTGGACTTGTTTGTGTTCCTAGTCCTTGTATAATGTATACATCTGAAACGGTAAATACTAACATTCCAGAAGTCGTAGGAACCAAGCGCGTAACTAAGGATGGCATGGAGTCAAAATTCAAAGGACTTGACCCATTTAGTCCATTGCCTTCCGGCGCATCTGGTCCTGAAGTCCAATAAACTACGTTTCCGATGCTGTACCAAATTCTATTTAAGTGGTATGTAAGATTAATAGCCCCTGTTGCCGGAACAGTGTTTTCTCCCGCTATCGGTGCAGAAATTAGGTTATTCAAACCCGTGTCTTGAGTATTGTCCCAAAATCCGTGTATTAAATAATCACTTAATCTCATAGTCCAAGTCGTACCGTCTTGCCCCGGAATTAAAAACGGCGTGGCCTGTCCATCGGTTGTTCTAAAAATAGCAACATAATCAGCTTGGAAATCCAGTGTCGTACCGGGGATAATCGTATGGGGCGCTCGTACTATAGACGGCAGTCCCATTCCCGGTGCTAGATAAACATTCTGCGCTCCATTGAAATTACCAGTAGGAGGAGATAGGGGCGAAACATTCGAGTAAGTATCATCCAGACTGTTTACCAAAGCTACGCAGTATTGATATCCCCCATTGGAAGGACTCAAAGCACTCTGGTAAATCATTGTCCATGTGTTACCACCATCTACAGTCGTATCACCAATGATCTTTGACCAATTAGGCTCCGGTCCAGCCGGTGTACCTGCAAATGTCAATTGCTGAAGATTGTTGTTTGAATCAATTACAGTTTGTCCTGCTATATAAGCTGTGCCCGCTGTCCAATTTGGGAAGGGCAGCGTTCCTACAGAACCTAATCCCGCATAATTCTGGTTAAACACAGTCGAAATAGGAATCGTGGGAGTATTTGTAATCCCCCAGTTTTTGACTAGAGGACCATGATTCACCCAAAGAACCGTATTATCAACTGTCCAACCGCCTTTATATTTATTAGGAGCAATAGCTACCACGCCCGGTTGAACGTTACTGAATGTAGGAATTGTAGCACCAGATTTGGGTGTACCTCCGTTAAAAGCAATTACGTTGCCAGTAGTTGCAGTTGTTGTAACAGGAAGTGTAAAAGGGCTAATGGTAGGAAAAGGCCAAGTCGTTGTCATACTTGTACCTGAAACCGTAAGTACTGTTACATTTGCAAAAAGCTCTTGTCCTACTATGATACCAGAATCCCAATATGTAATAAACGGTGCTGCGTCAATTGATACTGTATCCCCTGCTGCAAAAAAGTTGGATAGAGTTATACTAGATGTTAATGTAATAACAGGCCCGCTAGTGGTAGTGGGGGCAGCAATCGAGTATGACACTAAAGGTGCAATAGTACCAAGAAGCTGTTGTATATTTCCGTTTGAATCTACAATGAAAGTAGTTAAGAATGGGGTAGTTTGCTGCCCGTACAGAAAGTTAGCCTGCCAAGTCTGCAAGGTTTGCATGTACTTTTTATTGTCGATTCCATTTGCAAAGTAGAGAATATTTCCTACCGACTGCATATAAGTTTGACCAGCACCAATACTCTTATCAAAAATATCCGTCTTAACTCCACCAGACAATGAGTACAAAGCGTTCGCTTGGTCAACCATCAATATAATTGTTTCTGTATTCTGGTCAAATAGGCGAAATTCATAGAAGCGATCTACACCTGTGTAACTGTTAGAATCGTACACTGATGTACCGGGTCTACGCGCTAGTGTCAATTTATTTGTAATTTCAACGTTCAATCCGGCAATAAGGGCATCCCCTGCTTGACCATAAAACTTTTCGACAATACGGCTGGTAGTGGCATCTCTTAAAGGGGAACGATTTGTCCATAAACCACTAGACCAACGACCTGTATACAAAGGCGCAAACTTCGGCTGCTTACTTGGTGTTGCTCCTGCTAGTCCGAGGTTGTTACTCAATTTGACCTTCCTCAAGCATAACAACTTTAGCCCACTCACCGAGTAAAATAAGTTCTTCTAATGAGGCATTGCTTTTCATTGTGTTAGCTTTATTTGATATTATGTGAATATTACCTTTAACATATCCTCCATTCGGGTCAATTCTATCTAAGCTAGGAGAATTTGGCAAAGGACCATGAGGCCCAAAGTTTTTCACAATCGGTATATTAAGTATTGGACAATGTGTAGGTATTTCGATATCCTCTACTTTTATCGTAAATTCTATACCCCTTTGATTAGCACGCTGTCTAGCAGAGGCATAAACCGCTATACGATTATCTTCCTTGGTTTTTTGAATTCGGTGTTTATTGGCTTGTTTATTAATTTTTTCTCTAACGCCGGGTTTAGATTTATACAGATCACGAGACTTTTTGTTACACACTTTACAATAAGACCGTCGCTTTTCACCGCGTCCACATTTGGTGTAACTTGTAAATGTTTTAACTTCTCCGCATTTTGAACATTTCTTAGTTTCCATAAATATTTCCTTTAAGCGTTTGGCACCCAAGCACCGATATCAAATGGACTAGGTGAGCTTAAAATCTGCTGTACATTCGGTCCCCATACGCGCTCTCCGTTTTTAGTATATGCGGATACAGTATAAAAGGAACCGGATGGTGTTATTAAATCGTTGGGCCAAAATGAATGTGCAGGGGACGTTACAACATTACCATTAGAATCTAATGGAACCTTCACCACAAGCCCTGAGCAAATCAAAGTACTTGTATTCACAACTTCATCTTGATTTAGCTGAAGTAAAAGGTAACCATTAGCTAAAAGGTTACCTTCACTATCGGCAAAACTTCCTCCAACAATCTGATTAATTGTTGACATGTTGATACCTCTTCAAATAATTCTCTATGCCCCTAACCATATCAGGATCATCAAGTAGAAGTCCGATAGCGAAATTGCACTGCTTACATAATAAACCACGCACTTCATTTGTAGCATGATCGTGGTCAATATATTCCGCTGGTCTTTTACATTGCTCATTCGCACATTTTCCGCCCTGTAATTCATACATTTCTTTATATTATTCAGGGGTTAAACCGTATCGCCATTTGAGCATGTATTTTTGACGAGCCTCACGAGTAGCTTCAGGATGATCTTTCTTCCACTTAGCTGCTCGCTCGCTCCGTTTTCTTTTACGTTCCGGGTCTTGGTTACGCTTATGTTCGTATTCTTTACGTACTTCCGCATCTTTGTGCGACATTACGCCCCCGGTTTATTATCTTTATTCTTTAACCAATCAGCAGCTTTATTGGCCCCGTAAAGAGGACCACATGTGGTTACAATAAAAGTAGCCCCTGAATTAAGAAAGTTATTGAATTGTTCTACTGTGATGCGCTTTTGATAAGTAGCTATACCGAAAGAAATACCTACCCCCAAAATGAACGCAACTAGCATTGTTATATGGATACGAGTTGAAGACCCGCTTCCATCAGGTTCGCTCCAAATAGAACGAACCCATGTCCAAAATTGATTCATAAAATCCTCTATTGTACTACTTGTCCTGATAAACTAAGGACTCCAGAAAATGATGTTCCGGGTGTAACAGGCGATGTTGCCGGATAGCAGGTATTTGCATCAAAAGCGAGCACCGTTGACGATCCATTCGTCAGTCCACCCAGGACATTCAGATAGCAGTTAGCCGCAGGGTTCAGCCACGCATGGCCTGCGGTGTTCGCAATGTTGCCGCCTGTGACTTCCGGGCCGATACCGGGATAGGGAGCCCCCGAGCCCGATGGAAACACCCACCATGGCGGCGTGCCGCTTCGGTAAAGCGATGGGTAGCTTGCATACGACGTTGACGGGCTTGCGAGTCCGGGGTACGTCGAGGCGGTTGAGGCTGTTTGGCAGGCATGAATCCCCGCTGTGACCGCATCCCAGTTGCCGCAAAGCATGGAGGAATCAGACGGCCCAGCGTTCGCCACCACATCGTTAGGCACAGGGCCGGGAGGGCTGAGAGTTCCCCCGTAGCAGGTCGAAGAATACTCGCTTCCAATCTGGCCGGTATCTCCCAGAAGAAACACCATCCCATTGTTGCCGGTTCCGCAATCAGTAGTCGAAGCCATTGCATAACTGTAAGTCGAGGCATGGCCTCCGTACCCGAGAACATTCATCACGTAATTCAGGTACCGGGCATAGCCCATCGTGTTCGTGGAAAGAAGATTCTGCGTCTTTGCGGCTGTCGAGGTCGAAGGATCGAAGCCGGAGAGAGCGTTGCGGAAGATCGTGTTTGCAAACGCTGTGCCGTGGATCGAGTCTTCCGTGTGGCACGTTCCGATGTTGCCTTCCCATAGGTTGTAGTAGTCGCCTGCATTGTGGTGGAACTGATCGCATTGCTGCCACGCCGGGTCGCCGTTGTCGTAAAAGTTATCGACGGCATAGTGATAGCCGAAGACGTTCCCGGCGCCGCCCTCCATGATTTCGCAGGTTGCGATTTTCTGGCAGATGTTGTTCTCTGCCAGCGAATCCGAGGATTGCCAGAAGTCCACCCCGTAAGCTTCTGACGATGGACTGGACCCATACTCGTAAGAATCTCTGACCGTGATGTGCGAGGAGGCTGCAACCCATACATGCTTGTGCATGGCGGTTGAAGTCGTCGTCGCGTTGACCATCGCAACATTTTTGATCCATGAGTTTGTGGCCCAAATGTACTGAATCATCGCCGCGTCGGACGTGCTTCCGGTGATTCCCTGTGTATCTACCGTCAAGTTCTCAAGGCCGAATCCGGTCAAGGGCAGCGACGAAGAAAAGGTCGCGAGAGGGTTTTTAGAGTTCGACCAGTTCGGCGCATAGAGAGCCGGGGTAAAGGTGACGGTTGATCCCGAGATTCCCGTCACGGTCACAACCTGAATCTCCGATTGCCCCGGAAAGACGTTCCCGCCGTCACCCTGCTGCGAGTAGGTTGTGGACCCGTTGAAGAAGGCGTTCCCGGTGTCGGTTGAATCGTCAATTTGATTAAAGGAAATCAGCGAACCGACATGTAGATTCGAGATTGAGCCCGAGCACACACTTGACCCCGAGCCGCAGATATTTGAGACAGGAGCCGAGCCTAAAACAACGGAAGTTGAGCCCTGTGCCATGCCGCTTGAAACAGTCAGCACGTTGGCTGCGTAGCCAATGGCTCCAGAGTCGCCGTTGTAGAGACACATCGCCACAGGGCCAATGCCGAGGCAGTTGGTTGAGGTTCCAGTGAAAACCAGCTTGGTTGAGTTTGGCCCCGCACCTCTGAGCGTCACGTTCGATGCTGTCGAGACGAGCGAAGATGACCAGTTGTACGTCCCTGCCGCCAGAGAGACGGTTTGCCCTGCCGTGCAACTGGAAAGCGCCGACTGCACAGCAGCGGGTGTAGCGGTTGAAGTCAGCGATGCGCAGATCGTAGTACGCGCTGGGATGGTTCCCGCGCCTGCGTTCGACCATCCAGCGGAGGGATAGCGATTCGTATTCAGCAGCCCAGAGGGAGACTGTGCCATCGCAGGGAGAGAGACGAGGAGCAGGATGAGAAGTTTCTTCATAAATTATTTACCAATTAAATGCCAGAGTCGTGCTCGCAGCGTTGGGATTGGAAGCGGGCGTAATGGTAGCGACCCGGCGCCCACCCAGTTCAAGCCCTTGTTGTCCACCACAGTAGAAGGCCATGTTACACTTCCTGAAGTTGAAGGAATGTGTAGCGTGTCACCGGGAGAGGCGGCAGTGATACAATCCGTTATGTCAGTTTGGGCGGCTGAGGCGGCTGTCCAATTGGGACTCGAACCTCCACATACCGCCATAGCTGATGCAGTACAGAGTAACATCAACAGAAGAAGCTGAAGAGTTTTCATGCTTGGCTCCATTAGTAATTAAATGCCATAATCACGTTTTGTCCTATTCCGCCAGAGTTTGTGTAGGGCCAACTATTTCCCATTCCGCCAATAAATGTTCCAGCGGCTGGAACAGCATAGGATTCACACGCGTTAGTTGCAATTGATGGACCCACGCCTTGATCGCTCCAATCCAGATGTGCTAAATTCCCGGCAATCATGCCCGGAAATCTTCCCTGTTGATCCGCCCATCCGCCGCAGAACACGACGAATGTTCGCTGCGTGGTTGTAGTCGAAGCGGAAGTCATGTACGACGTTCCAGTTCCAATACCGTTAGTTGTTGGAGTTAAATTTGTAGTTGGACTGGCAAGTGAATATTCCACCACCGTCATAGACATAAACGTGTCCGCTGAGTTAGGCGTACAAGTGAAAGTAGTTGAACCTGCCGATGTAGCTGCCCATGCGGAACCAGTTGACTGCGACCCTCCTGCTATGCCGGTATTTTGATTCCAAGAAAGCGTAGGAGTGCTCGACACTGTAAATGTTCTAGTTGACCCACTACGGCAAAAGACAACAACAGTATGATTCGCTGCCAGCGTAATCGCAGGACTTGTAATTGATGCGCTAGAAGGTGTGGTCAAGCCGACATTTGTTCCCTGCACAAAGGCAGGTACAGTACTACCTCCTCCACCAGAACCTAACACAATATGACCACTCACATCAGTAGCCAAAGATGAAAGATTTGCGGCTACAGTGGCGCCATTAACTTCATTTGCGTTGACGATGCCTGTACCCGTAGGACCAAATGAGCCGCCAGTACCTATATTAAGAGCGTTAGTGTTAGTACCAGATGCGATAGCTGACCAAGCAGTTGAACCGCTTCCCGGACAACCTGTAGATTGAGTACAGATAAGAGAAAAAGCAGCCCCTGCATTAGACACTTCAGCATTACCCGAAGCATCAACAGCATAAACCGTTGTAGTAGCAGACCCAACTACAGGAGCAAACCCTGTAGAATAAGTCATATTCATTTGCGTTGAACTTGTAGTGCATGTACTTACAAATGCACCAGAAGCATTTACTTCCCATCCACATCCATTAGCATCAGCTTTGAATGGTATTTCCGTAGAGCCACTGGCAGTATAGACATGGAATAATACTCCCGTTCCGGTATTAGACGTAGTATCAGTCAGGCCAAATAAGTCACTTGAACCTGTGGCTGCGTTGTATGTAAACAGACTTGTATCTGCTCCCATTGCCAATGAAAGGTTGCCAGTTGGATTTGTTAGTGCAGACCAAGCCGAGCTTCCACCAGTATTGCAGTCTGGACCAGTGTTTGTAATATTTCCGGCAGTGTCTATGTGTAAACATGAATGACCTGAGGCGGCTGCTATTGCAGTTGCCCTGAGTCCAGCAGAAATCAAGTTGCCACTTGCATCTACATACATTGCACCTGTTACGCAAAACGGGGCGAATGAGGGGCAAATAGCATTCCCGTTAAACACGCGAAGAGTTGGTACATACATACCAACAGCGTGGATTTCGGCATTTATTGTTCCTAAATCTGGAGAACGAAAATCAAATATAGGATCACTTAAAGACCCTGCCCATGTATAACCAGCTACACTCGATCCGGGAGGAGCAGCCCAAACCCAAGGTTGGTAATTGACAGGAGTTCCTGCGCCGTCATTTATAGCGGCTGCATTAGCATCAGCGACCCTTCTTTGAGAACCCGTTTGTTGTGGTTGGTTGGAAGGATCAGTTCCGTCCATTGTTGGTGTGGATGTATCCACTATAATGTCCCAATATTGACCGCTGGCAGCGTTAGCTACGGTCTTGTACATACCGAATAACGCCTGTCGATTGTAGTTCCAAAGCTGCCAAGCTGTAGCACACCCTATAGTTTGGTTGAACCCTTGTTGCGACACTCCAGCGCCGACAACTACTATGTAACCATCAGCGTGAGCTTGCGCGAACAAACTTTTGTATGCCGCCTGAACTGTAGCTGTGGCAGTACAAAGCTGGTCGTCGTTTCCGTGGTCATTAATAATCAGGTAAGCGGGACGGCCTCCATTTGCCGCAGGACTGAGCGCGTGGTAGTTCACGGTATAGTTACTGGCAGCGCCGGGTATTGTTACCGGATTTGGAATAGCTGTATACGTTCTACTTACGGCCCCAGAAGGAAATGTTGCACGGTTTGTTGTCATAAATGGTGCGTAGCCCATTGCTGACTCAGCATAACCGCAACTTGAAGAACAAGGACTTTCTGTAAGAGTTCCAATATCTATTTGAAATGTAGTACCGCTAAGACCTGTGGATAATACCTTGAAAATGTTGTAACCAGTTCCAAAAAATACTCCGGTGGGAGCGCCAAAAGACCATCCCGTAAGGAAGCGCGTATTTATCCAGTCTCCCGCTGAGAAGTTGTTAGTTCCGCTGTTGACGAATGAAACAACAGTACCAGTTTGAGTCCAACTGTTAACTGCTACATGTGGTGCTAGCACTCCTAAATCATCATCGTTTATTGATGTTCCAGTGAATACGAAAATAGCATTAGAAGGTATAGTACCTCCTCCTGTAGATGCAGCTTGTAAATTAATTAATCCCGGAGACGGTGTAATTATCACAGAACCATCTGTTGACTGTAAATTAATGGACCCGTTTAGGCCATTTAGAAGCGTAACGCCAGCAACGCCAGTTCCAATATCAGAAAACATAGTTCTTACGTCTAGGATACTTGTAATATTTCCACCACTAGCTACAACTACTGCGATTGGAAATTGACCAGAAGTAAAATTAGAAGTGCTAGATGCTAAGGCACCTGTGGTAGAATTAAGGTAAACATAGTTAGTCCCATTTACCATTGTTATTGTTTGCGCACCGTCTGTTCTATAAGTGGAACCAAAGAATGACGTACCTGCGCTCACATTCAGGGTAAGACCAGTTGATGCGGCAGTAGGCCAATAACCCGGTGCCACGCCGTTTACCAATTTTGCATTTGTGGCATAAATAGGCTGTGTTGGGGGTAAATCATTAGCTTGTGGTTGCTGAGAATAAACTAACGATGCCACGGCAAGCGTCAATGATGCAATGATCTTTTTAAACATGTGTCTCCTAAACTGTGACCTTGCTAGGTCCTGAAATTAATTGCCCATTAGCGCCATAAACTGACTGTATATAATAAGTACCCGATGGGGATATACTTGAATTGGGCCAAAATGTCGGACTACCTGTTATATTTCCACTTGCATCAAGAAGAATTTTCGTAGTCTGTGAGGATATTTGCGTATCGTTTACGGAACCATCTGTATTCAATTTAAACAGAAGGTAGCCACTGATAACAGGGCTACCATCGGGGTTCTGAAAATTCGTAACTGTTAGTGGAATTCTAGGCATTAGAGTGCTATTCTCCCCTGTCGTCCTTGGGCAATGTTATCTGTCATAACAGTTGACGCCCCTGTAATCTGCTGCCAATTGTTGAGCATAATATTGACTTCTGTTTCCGTCAAACCTTCGCTTGTGCTCAAAAGATTAGCAATGAATTTTTGGTTTGCAAACTGAAAACGAGTATCATCTGCGAACATATACATTAAGGCTAGAAATCCCCAATTATACAAACGAGAATATTCATCCGGTATTGGTGCCCATGTATCTTGTAAACTAGCAATGACAGGAGGCTTCTGTTGTATCGTAATGGACACTGGATACGCCTTGTCAGGGGCAGGCATCAAACGAAATGTGGTATTACCGTTGCCGTCGTCAAATTCTGCTGAAATACTGTGAGGACGTGCTTGAGCGGAATCCAAAGCTAAGTCAATTTTAGGGCTAATTTGTACCCATGCAAAATTACATGTATTTTGGTTTACATCTCGTACAGATGCATTTTCAATCCAACCGAAGTTGTAAGTTGTATTAAAATGAGAAACACCAATGGACCCCATATTTGTCCATACGGCTGTGCCGTCTGCTGTTGTTCCTCCTACAGTCTGGTTGAATGTGGGCAGAGAGCTACCAGTTGTACCGGCTGTAGTTACTTGTTGTGAAAAACCATTACTATCTACAAGAACATATCCTACTCTAACCGCTGTGTTAGCAGTCCAATTAAAAATTGTATAGTCTTGCACGCCTGCTTGTGTAACAAAACCAATGACGGCGCGGTTCCATCTCCATTTGAAAGGAGCGCCAAGGATGGTCTGTAAGATAATATTCGCACTGGTAATGGCAGGTTCTAAATAATTTCCGATAGCCACGGGGCGCTGAAATATAAAACGCTTAACCCACTCAGTAGACTGTAATAATGTATAGGAAGAACTCGCCATTTGGCTCCTTAATAAAAAAGACGGCAGGCGGCTAAAATGCCAAAGCCTGCCGTTAGGTGTTTACCAACCTGTCCATGGACCCCATGGTTGTGCCGGAGTTACAGGGTTGTAACCAAACCCAGTGTCCATTACCATTCCTCCGGGACCCACGTAGAAACCAAAATCATCTGGTTCTCTATCGTATTGACGCACCGCTTTATCGAGAGATTCCAACCACCACATTTTCTCTTGCTGATATTTCGCGCGTACTTTTGGGTCTGGATTTCGTCTGAAGCATTCTGCAAAAAAGCCCTGTTTAAAAGCCCATTCCATTGCATCAGGGATAGGGTTCAAATATTGTTGTAAATTATAAAAACGCGGTGCTACCATCTGTCCAACAGCTTGAACTGCCCATACGACGCCGGATTGCGGCGGTACTGGGCTAAGTCTCATGCCTTGTCCTTTAGGATTAATTGCTGTCCATACACATGTTCCATCAACCACCGTAGTAGGTAGGATATTTGGATTACGAAGTGTAGGAAATGTTGGATTAGACGGCCACACAGGTTCGGTACTACCACAAACGCCGTATGTCGTCAAGCACCACAAGTTTCCGTAAGGGTCCGTTATCGCTGTAGTAGCGTTATACGGAGTAACCAACGTTCCCACTGGGTTCGTAAAGATTACACCCGGTCCCGGATTCTGCAATCCTGTAAGGTCCGGTCCTGCTACCGTTGTCTGCCCCGAAGGGAAGCCAGCAGTAGGGCCTAGAGGCGCTGCACCCCACGTCCCAGTCTGAAGCATACTATTTGGCAACCATGCGATCTTAGCCATGTATGTGCCCGCCTGATACGTTAGTAAAAGGTCTTTGTCTACTTCTAGAGGGAAGTTCTGTTTAGGAACAGATGTTTGATTGATATTTACTGCCCATGCCGATTCTAGCCAACCAAGGTTAACCAAACCGGGGATGAAATAATCTTGCTGCAAACTATTAGTGTAGAACACAGGTAGATTATAACGATTCCATTTCCAGTTGTAGGGCTGCCCTCCGGGTCCTCCGTTAATCAATGCCTGCATTACGTCATTGGCGATTGATAAGGCGGGTGCCATAGAGAATCCGCCCGTAGCCAGCGCGGGGGCAACATCCCCTAACGTTGCCGCATCGTCTACAACTTCCTGCAAACGAATAGTTGAATTACCATACACCACACACTGAGGAGTCACACTCGCAAAGATAATTGCAAAGCCTGTTATTCCCGCGTCCGACGCTACTAAATAAAGGTTACTTGCATCATATTTAAGTGGAGTTTGGAACCAAACGGCACCGCCTGACGTAAATTCAAAGATAACAGAACCGGGCGTAACTCCAAGATTATGTGGTAGAGTAAACGGTCCCGGTGCCGAAGTTGTGAACGCTACTTGTGTTTGAGATGCCATTTTTTTTCCTCTTAACAACCGCAGTCTGCGAATATGATAACAACCCCGGTAATACCGGCGTCTGAAGCTACTAGGTAAAGATTTGTTGAATCATAGCGCTGTGGCTGAAACCACACTGTACCGCCATCAGTGAATTCAAAAATAACAGTAGAGGGAACTATACCTAGATTGTGAGCTAGAGTAAAGTTCCCCGGTGCTGATGTATTGAATGGGATAGTAGCGTTTGCTTGCATTTTTCCTCTTATCGAAGTGTCGTAGCTTTAGTCACTTCGCGGTAGTATTGTCCGTTGTCGGAGAAGCGGAAAGTTACAGACCCAGAGGGCACATTACGTGTCTGGAAATTAACTGCCGTCTCGTATTCTACAACTGCCTTCAGGAACAATGCCTCACTCTCGTAATCTTCCTTAACGGGTGGTTTCCAAGTCTTACCGCAACGCAGACAACGTACCCACATATCGCCGTTAGCGAACGTGTGCTTCAATACAGCGTACTGAGAGTCGTCTCCCTGTCCTGCAACCACGCCTTGTGCTCCGTTTCCACCTTTACGATGATTGCAACGTTTCTGAGCAGCAGTATCATTCTGTGCAAGCTGCTTCAATGTTTGACCATTGGTAAGGCTGCGCTGTCTCTTATTCTCACGCTTTAATTCGCGCTCTGCTAGACGTTCCTCTACGTCCTGTAGGTTAGCGGTACGTTCTTTTAGCTCAAGTTGCTTTGCAGCAAGCTCTGCTTTCTTAATTTCAATATCAAGTAGCTCACCCTCTGTGAGTACTTTCTTTTTTTCGGGAGCAGGACTTCCGTTCTGCTTCGGCTCTCCTGCAATGTCATTTAAATTACTCATAGTCTCCTCTAACTATTCATCAAGTCTGCTACCAGCATTACGAAATGCTTTTAGCAACGAATTGTATCTATCGAAAGCTTTATCCTGTCTAGGTCTTCCGAATACCTCAATCGCTTTTTCCTCTGTGATAATCCCTTTCAGGATAATCTGAAGCAAACAAGTTCTCCATCCTCTGCGTCTTTCAGCTAGAGGAGCACCGTATTGGTCAAAGTTCATAATGGACAATTCAGGCATTTGTCCAAACTGTGCCCAACATGCTACTTCAGGTTTCTCTAATCCACGTATTTGATATAATAGAGTAACCTTATCGGCATGTGGATGCTGCACATACCAACAATGTACGCCAGCTTGTCTTAGCTTCGTAATGAACTCGGCATGAGACATTACTTTTCCTATTCTGGCTTCAACATCTGCGTAATCATTCGGATTCAGCCATTGGTATTGTTTGGCTATTTCCGAGTTGATTTCTTGATTCTCAGCAATAATTTCCTGAGTTTGATTACTAGGTTTAGTATCTTGGTGACGCTTTGTAGCATACTCAGCAACTTGTGCCGCCAACTCCGGGGTCATTTTCTGCCCGGTTAGTTCTGCATCGTAAGACTCCCACGGAGCGGTTTCGCTCAAACGTGTGCCTTGCGCTTTCTGAATTTCTTGTGCGCTTGGTTGTGTCATGCTCTCCTCAAAGCATTCAATAATATGTTCCCCCATCCACCTGAAGTCTATAACACTCTAACTGGTGAGGGTCTTTTCACCCGGCTGTACACACCTGACAGGAAAAGAAAAACTGTATAGTCTTTCATAATTCAGGTAATCCACCCTACTATAGTATTCCCTATACAGCAAAAAAGTGCGGCCCCGTAAGGCCGCGATTTAGCTTTGGTCTATGGGGTTAAGTGCTCTCACGCAACTCTCGACTATGAAATCATAATCCAATGGACCGCATTCAAATCCCCCAAGCGTCCACAGTTTTTCCAAAGCAATTTCGGCGTCCGATTTTACTTCTAGTATCTGTAGAAAGTTTTCATCAGCCTGTTCTTGTATTTTTCTATGTGTACTACGGAGAGATTTATTAACTTTCCGTAGTACACGATTGTGATGCCTGATTACCGATACTTGCTCGTCATCCATTTCTGCCATAATACCCTCCCGTATTAAGACTGATTAAGCTACAACAGTTACGCTGTTTTCCGCGTAAATCTTCGCAATTGGAAGACCGTTCATAGGGTTGCCGCTAGAAACGATATCCCCAATTGAGTTGTTGAACGTTGGATACGAAGTTTCTACAACAGAACCACCTTCTGCAACCGCAGTCACAAGACCACTTGAAGAAACAGTAACAACCGCAGTAGAAGTACCTGAGGGCTGATATGTGTTACCTGTTAGAGTCTTAAAACCGTAAGCTACATAGGTAAGAGCGTTTCCACTCTCCTGTGCAGTAGCAGTTCCAGCATGTGTTTCTGAGGCTCCGTTCGGATTCTCAAGTGTTAGAGTTGTAGTTGTAGATGCTGTAGCAATGAACGTTCCATTGTTAGAGGCAGTTGCAAATCCTGCTACTACAAATGTTTCACCCTTGAATGCGTTAGAACCACCACCTGTAATAGTACCAGTGTATACAGTTGTCCCCTGTTCATCTTGTGCAGTTCCAGCATGTGTTTCTGCAACACCGAATTCGTTAACAAGTGTAAGAGTAGTAGTTGTGCTAGCTACGCAAATAAATGAACCGTTGTTCGATGCATTTACAAATCCAGCAATGATAAAGCTGTGGCCTTGGAATGCGTTAGAACCACCACCTGTGATTGTTCCGGTATAAACCGTTTGGTTACCACTTGCTGCTGCTACGGCTGATAGTGTAAGTACAGGAGCGGAACCCGCTGCTGCTGCCGTAAGCACGAACTGTGTTCCGGCTGTTACTTCATTACCGGCTACGTCCTCTAGCTGTGGATTTAGTTGAAAGGTTTGAGGCCCATTAAGTCCGCTCAAAGACAGTCTAATCTTATTGTAACCATTGACACCGGCCTTTGCTTCTTGACCCGGAGGTGTTACGTTACCTTGAGATACAATCTTTGCAGCTACGCCCAAACCTGTAGTTTGACTAGGAAAGCTCATGTTTTTCTATTCTCCTTATTAACCTAGGAACTCTACGCGCGCTTTTAGCGTGTAAGTAAGAGTTGCTGCTGCCGCAGATGAAATGACAATATTTGTCCCTGCCTTTGCGTTAATTACAAGTGACCCACTCTTGTTGTCACCAGCATTTGTACCCGTGCCAGTTGCCTGAATAGCCGCACCTGTCTCAGCTACGCCAGTATCACCTTCTGTATAAGCTGCCGCAGTAGATGGAAGTGTTCCACCTGTTGCAGTCATCTGCACAGCATAAGTAGTTAGGCGGTATAGTCCAGTTGCAGGAACCGCAAATGTCAGCACATTAGCCTGTGTTGCCGCTGTCTGACTTGACAAAATTGACTTAGCCAGAGCATCGGAAAAAGGTTGCCATCCGTTACCAGCACTGATATATAGTGCAGCGTTAACAGTATCAACCGCAATATTTGGAGCCTGTTGCGAACCACCAGAAGCTACTGCTCCTAGGGCGTTTGGGTTCCCTTGAAATACTTGATTCAGTAAACTCATTATTTCTCCTTGATGAGTGCACCCATCTTAGGATGCGTGGGGAGTATATTTCAACTCCCCTCAGTTGCTTAATCAGCCCTGATTAGCTGATGGCAGATGCCGCGTCGATTTCACGGATGCGGATTGTGGTATCCGGTCCAAGTGAAGTCGTAAAGTGAACACGGTAGCTAGTCCATCCGGGGATTAGACCTTCAGGGTCAGCTACAGTTGGTTCTGCGTTCTGCACAATGTTGCACTTGATGTTCTGCCATTCTCCGTCACCGAAGCCTGTATCTCCCTGCGCACCAAGCTTAATGCTGAAGATGCCATCACGTCCGAAGATATAAGTACGTAGGGCCGTTAGACCTGTTACGCTCTTATAGTTCGAAGTTGTGGTAACCTGATTGGTCTGGAAGAAACGAACACCCGTTGAAGGAAGTTCGATCATTTCAGTTAGGTCTACAGAGATAAGGTCTTCCATGCGAGCAAGACCTACCGGGGTGTGCTTCAGAATGTCGATAGGTGAGTCGTTGCTGTTGTCAGCAAGAACGTCGCCAAGGGCAAACGGATGAATTACACCGCAGAATGTCTTACTTGCTTCGTCAAACGGACGTACCGAACGACCAGCAAGGCTCTGCACAGAGTTACGAATCTGGTTAAGGCTTAGAGTTGTAAAGCTTGTAAGTGAAGTTGCGCCAAGCTGCACAAGTACACTTGAGTCAACAGCATTTGCACCGTCAGCAGTTGCACGGACAAGACCGCTTAGAGACTCGCCAAGGCGATACGCAAGTTCACGCGCAACGTTCTCAACAGTGTTGTCAATTGCGGTAGCAAGAGACAGACTTGAGAAGTTAGCGTAGTCCGCATATTCACCGATTGTTGCTGTGGTTGTAAGCACGTTGATAGCAATACCGCTTCCAACAGTACCCTCAGTTGTCTGAGTTGTGTTGGCTGCTAGAGGAACGTACATAAACATTTCGTACTGGTTACCAGACTTCATTGGTAGGTCCAGACGCTCCGAGCAAGCAACGAACGGAGTTTGCGCCTTCAGGTTCTCACGGAACTTCTTGTCGTAGTAACGAACCGTTGACTGAGGCAAATTTGACTGACTATTACTAGATGGGCTATAACCGGCCATGTTGGTTATTCCTTATAAAAGTGGTTGGTTACGCTTCTCCTCCCAGAGAATAAACACCCATGTCCTTATCGCGTCACTTACTTCACGCCAGTAATCCGACTGTGTTTTTCAGTGACCAAGGTTAAGACTTCAACCTTAGTTGCCTCACGCTTTTGGTGGCTCTACAGTAATCCGACTGTGAATTCCATTTGTATCGTATTGTTTACGCTAGTCTATCTAGGGTCACTAAGACGATACGTTCCAGATGGGTCTAGCGCTTTTTGCCATACATATAGCATGTTTGCCTTTCCCATAATAATTCTCATCAACCGAGTACACTCTATATCCCAAATCGAAATACAGTTTTTGTGCAGGGTTGTTTGCGTCAACCTGAAGCCAGAAAAAAATGTTCTCAGGTTTTTGATTCATTCCATAAACTGATTCAAATTGCTTAATCAATTTAGTGGCAATTCCTTTACCGCGATGTGCGGGTTCTACAGTAACATTGTTAATGTAAGCCGCTCCATGTTTAATCTTACCAATGATAAAACCGATGACTTCACCATTTTCTTCTGCTACCCATGCGTGTCCTTTTTCAATAGACTCTAATACAAATGATTTAGGAGCAGGTACGTCTTGGTATTTATCATTTATTTCCATGACTTTCGCAAAGTCTTGCATAACAAAATCGCGTATTGTCATGTTAGCCTCTCGGCTTTCTAGCATCAGCTTCTAGTTTATCTACTAGCTTTCCAAAATTCTTATCACGCAGCAGACGAGTTTTGTACTCTTCTCCCGGCATAGCTGCAATAGCGGCTAGACCAGTAAGAACCTGTCCGTTTGGCAGCTTATAGGTAATTTCACTACCTGCTTGTAGTGGAACACCAGAGTCCGAACTCATTTCACGGGTTAATCCCGATGGAATACGATGTTGCACAACCTGCTCTTGTACAGGTTCTAACGGAGCAATTGGGACTTCAACCACGGGAGCAACTATCTCTACTACCGGGGCAGCACCTTCAATTAACAATCCTTGTGCCTTCAACGTATCATATGCTTTCTGGAAGTTAGCTTTTACAGGGGCCAAATCATATCGTACCATCCAAGATGTAATAGCTTCGAAATTCTCTTGGCAACGATAATAGTCTGGGTTATCTGCAACGAAAGCATTAGCTTCTAGTTTCGCGCGAAGTGAAATTACTTCCTGCTGAGTACTCTGAAGTGTCTTACCGATGGAGTCCAGCGGAGCGCCAACTGAGGCTTCAATTAATTCCTGAGTTGCCTGTGCTGAAGTCGTAGGGTCTGCTAATCTACGGGCAATATCATAACGTTCTTCGTCTGAAAGGTCGCGCGGGGCAAATTGAATAAATCCATCTGCGTGCTGAATATCTTCCGGTAATTCTTCCCTTTCTTCGATACCAAGGCGAACTTTCTTAGTCTGTTCGCGCAGCTTGCGTACTAGAAGAACATTCTGCTCAGTAAGCTTGTCGCGTAGTTCATCTACCGTTGTGTATTTAATTACCTGCGCTCCTCCGATTGGTCTGCCCTCTGCATCGGTAGGCTGATATTTATAAATCTTTTCCTCAACAGGCACAATTACCTGTTCAATTTGCTGTGAATTTTCCACTGTTCTCCTCCAGTCGATTCACAAAACTCTTCCACTCTTGTAGTGTTAGGTTTCGTTTAATTGTGTTAGCTTTTTGGCTAACTACCCATACATTTCCTTTAACATAACCCAAATTTGGATTAAAACAATCAAGTGATGGGCTATTATTTGTAAGTTTACCACCTTTTTTAGATATAGGAATATCCAATAAAGGGCATACATCAGGAACTACAATATCCTCAACTTCTATATTAAAAGGAATATCACGTAACTTTGCTCTTGATTTAGCATTTTTCCATGTTTTGTATTCGGGAGTTGTGGATAATCCATGGGTAATTCTAGACTCCCCTAACCGTTGTAACCCTATGCAGCCGCAACTTGTTGTATGTCCGCTCTGAATCGCTGCTCCACGTCCAATAAATTTATTCCCACAAGAACAAACACAGTGCCAAAATGACCCTTGTTTGTTCGAATGACTATAAGACTTAATCGTTATATGGTTAAATACCATGTCGGATAAGTCTATATACTCTCCTTTTCTCATGTTTTTCCTTTAAAACAAATTTTCCTCTACCGCGTTACCCTCGTGGGTAAATTCACCAATATCTAGTGATGCTGCTACGTCAACTGGTTTATCTTGTGGTTGTGCGTGTATATATTCATCTACTTGAAGTTTAATTTCACTTATGAATGCTGTATAAAGTTGTGCTGCTACTTTTGCATGACGATGTGCACGAAGAATGTCTTCATCTGTTGTCTGATTTATCCATTTCACTACAAATTGGTCTACACAGGCTCTGCCAATTTTCTGAATCACAGCAAATCCCGGTTGGGACGTTACTGAGGCCAGTGCCGATTGCTCTGCTCTGTCCAGATTAACTTCTGGATTAAAATCTTCCATCTCCCCTCCCCTCCCAAGGATTATTGAAGGTATTTCTCACAATGCCACGCCCGTATGGTAACCTTCTGGCATCCTCACAATTTAAGGGCCTTTTTTAAAGAAGGAGGCCCACAACCTCTAGCTGGTGACTACTGTACTTCTGGTTCTCCACCGCCTAAACCAACATCGGTGGCTTGTCCTTCATTAGCTTCGCCTTTTGCGCTATTCAGAACTGCACCTACAATCAATCTTTCCTTGATGCGAGCATCGGCGGATTCTTGCTGTAACTGAGATTTCTGTTCTGCGTTTTGCTTACTAATAGCGGATTGTGTTGCTAATTTAGACTGCTGTTGAGCCGCCTGCGACTTAGCTGCCATTCGGTCTTTCATAGCTTGAGTCATAGGCTTCACAATATCATTGAAGTCTTTCCATTCACTTGCTTCCATCCACATCTTGAGAATCTGCTTGAAGTCAATATACTCTTCGTTAATTTCGGCAAGATTCTGCTGAATTGTTGGGTTCTCGAATATCTGAGTAATCAAGGTCATTGATTGGCTCATAGTTCTCTTAGCGGCTAATGAAGCACCCGCTAGAACCTCGTATTCTACAACACCTTCATGGAATTCTTCTAAGTCAACTTCGAAGTCTTTACCCTTCTCTGCACCTAGAATTCTATAAATTTCAGCATCAGAGAAGAACTCAAATACCAACATATCTAGGATGTACAACCAAGGCTTGAAAACCTGCTCAATAAAATTATCAAGTGGCCCGTCAAGTCGTGTTGCACTAGCTCCTGCCAAGTTGGTAGCACCTGTTGCCGTGCGTCCCATTGATGATCTTGGGCCTGCTGTTGAGCCTTGAACAAGCTGTTGATCGGCTCCAGAGCTACTTTCGGTAGCTTTCTCGGACTCTGCCAGCGCGGACCACACATCGGGTGGAACTTTAGGCGAATCAAGTAATTTATACGCCTTATCAACTTCCGTATCTACGGTCAGGATTTTACCCAATCCGGTGCGAATCATTTGAGTAGGCGAGTTTGAATCGCGCTTACGCAAATACACAGGATTGACACCAAATGACAGTATTTTCAGGATAGCATTGATTGTTCCCTGATCTACACGTTGGTTTTGTCCTACAATTAGGCCCAGTCCCATTCCGTAAAATGCTCTTGGTCTATTCCACCAATTAGCTGAAAGGAAAGGGATAACTCCAAATTGATTTTCCCCTGAGTAAAGCTTTTTCTTTCGTTGGATTACAATGATTTTGCGCTGCTTATCCCAGTACTCAAGAACTTCCAACTTCTTAAATAGAATGTCTGGGGTTACTTGAATATTGATATCTTCTGCGTGGTGTACTACGCCTTTAACGTATGCTGCCTGTTGGGTAACTGATTCTCCCATATCGCCAGCATTAGAAGGCGGCATGAACCATGATTTTAACTCGGTTTCGCTAGGAAGTTCCCAACCCTTTTTATCAGGATGGCCTGCCGGTAATTCATCAATACCTTTAATCAAGGCTTGAAGTTGGTAGAAGTCCATGAATCTCTGGTCAATGGCCCAATCCGCTCTACGAATGTCTCCGTAAGAAGTATGAGGGTCCACAAGTACTCTATCAATAGGACGGCTCTCTATATAAGGTCTGGGAGCATATCGTTCCGTAATAGTGATCTTAGGTGCGTCCTCTGTAGGGATCATAGCCTTGTCCTGATAACCTTCAGGACCAGCTTCTACTTTTGTAACCGTAGGGGTTCGTTTCTTAGTGATAATTTTCTTGTATTCAATACCCCATTTCCAGATTCCTGTGCCAAAAAGGGCCATCTGTTCAAGGCCAATTTTAGTTTCCATCTTGAAATTGCACTGATCTAACAGGGCCGAGAATAGCGATGTTTTCGCATCCACTACGTTCTGTGACGTTCCGGGACGCGGACGCAACACCATTGGAGGGTCCTGATAGAACAGTCCTTTATATAACTGAGGTACGATAGCATTTACAACTTTTGCGACTGTGAAGCGTTGTACATTAGGTTCCAAAATGTATGTATTTTCGAATACAGACATTGGACGAGGGCTTTGAAAAAGTAGGTCAGAATCACGCCACAATAGCGCGTATTGCTTATTCTGAATAAATTGCTCTGCCTTACTTGCTGCTCCTAGAACCAATTTTACTTCGGCGCTTTTATTTGTTAATTCACCTTCAGTATTGTAATCTTTTGGTGTTAAATCCGCACCTGTTTTTGGGCTATCTGATTCTAGTAGCATTTTAGCTCCTACTTCTTTGCTCTCTCATAAATCTTAAACATTAGCGTAGCGTACCTATCAAGAAGATATAATGAGAAAACCTTGCCATATACCTTCTCTTCTGGAAAGTCTTTTTCAAATTCTCTAATGATAGACTCTCTAATGGTTTTAATAGTTTTCTCTGCCATGAAGCCTCCTAACCAAGTAAATCGGATAATGGGTCTACAAAAGGCTCGTGTACCTGTTGCGCAATCTGCTGTGCTTGATATTGCGTTACAGGGTTATCGTCAACTAGCCCTGCTTCATTTAATTTAGCAAATTTACCAAGACAATACATCATATCGTGCGCGGCTTGAGATTGAGCGTTTGCTACATATGAGGTTTGTATAGAATTAATTTTGCTATCAACATCGGCATAACCAATAAACTGCTCAACTAATAGAGATATGGCAGACACAATATCATCATGTGCGTCTTCACCTGTACCTGTAAATTTCTCAAGTTCATTATATATTTCTTCTAAACCTTCACAAGAATTCAGAAAGTACAAACGTTCGTCACCAAGCAATCTTAGGACGGGCTTGGCTTTAAGCTGTTTTGATCTAAGCTTACTACCTGTTCCTAGAGACACATATTCAACAGGAATGACAATTTTAAGATTGTCCATTTCCCGTCTAAGTTCTCTGCCCATCCATTTCACGCCTACTGAATCTTCAATTACAATTCGTCTTGGCTTCCACTTGTTGCCTACTTGAGCAATAATCTTCGGTAAATCATATTCATTGAATCGTCCTCTTACCATGTTGATAATGTAAAATCTACCACCAAAAATAAGAGCAGTCAAAATGACTGTGTAATCAGCCCAAGATTTAGTGCTGTACGCGGTATCTACCGCCGTTACAACGATTCCCTGCGGAGGAAACTGATTATGTGGAATTGTGCGACGAGTTAGTAGTTCACGAGGGAACTTAATTCTATTCGCCTTGCGCGGGTTATTCAGATACTTAATAGCAAAGTATCCAGTGTCCCCCTCCTCGTCATCTAAATCAGAATCATCTTTCTGCTTATTGCGTAGAAACTCGTAGCTAAGTCTTTCTGGGAACCAAAGAACCCAATCACTCTTAACCATTTCATCTTCAATTTTACCTTCCTTGGTAGCAGCCTCTGTAGGCCACCAGCAGGCTCTAAGATAAATCTTGAAGCTAAGGTTTGCGTTGAAACGCCCGCTATCCACACTGCCTATAATCGACCCGGATAGTCCTTCATCCTTGGCACGTTTCTCAACCTTTCTGATCGTTACACCGTAATAATCTCGCTCATCATACCACGTACCAATTACGTCATAAAAACCATTCGGGTTCAATAGACCGTTATCAATACTAATTTGCTTAATAGTATCTTTGATTCTAGCTTCTGTCTTGGTGTTCTCATTGGTCACAACGTCATCTAACTTCAAGACGTTATAGTGACTACCCGACAGTGCTTGGTCAATAGATGCGGCTCTTACGCTAGGCTCCTTTGCCTCTTCGGCAGCAGGAGTCTGAAATTCTAACTGGTTGCCTTCTAACGGTGATAGACAGTGCTCCGGGAACAGACACTGAAATAAGCTGTCAGACCAGTCTCCGGTTTGTTTATCCATGATCTGTCTAACGCCGTATACTGGCTTGCCTTTTGTATCTGTTCCAGACTCAACATAAGTAAAGTGCATTTTCACTTCACCTACGAAGTCTTTTGCGAGTTGCAAAACACCTGTTAGAATGGCAATCGTTATAGCAGGAAAACAAATAACCCATTGTACGCAATCCGCCATGTCGATAGAAGACTTGAATCCGCCTCTTGGGACTAATAGCATTCTCTGCTTCAAGTCAGTATATTGATCGGCAAAATGATCGAAGGTAATATAGGTTGGGTCTTTCTGCACAAAAAAAGCGTTACAAATATCTTCATGCGTGTTTAAGGTGGTAGAGTTATAACTCTCAAGTAGATGGCAAAGAAAGAACAAATTAGTCTGAGCCATAAATCGGTATAGAACTAAATTGTTAGCGCATTCAACAGAGAAAGGGTCCAAACCTTCCTTCTGCATCTTTTCGCCCCATTTTGTTACCACTTTGTTCTTTTGTTGCTCCGGTAGTTTGCTAAAGCTTTTCTTAGCCTTAGCCAAATATTCTTCGTCACTTAAATCTTTGAAGTGATAATTAGGGTTCGCTTTACACGATGCGTATAGTTGTTGTAGCTTTTCTAGACGCATTTACCCTCCCGGTTGCGTTAGTGCTTAAAATGTTCCATTGTAGCTGCGAAGTGTGCCATGTGCGCTACATGAGGATTTTTCGAATTCTTCGCTGCGGCTAACTTTTCAGCAGGAATTGGTTCGTTCTCTGGTACACCTAGCGCGCGGTGCAAACCTCCTTTATTAAGGTGGTGCATTGCACGATAAAGTGATACGTTATGTTTCTTTTCTGTTGCCATTACTATTCCTCACATTTGAGGAGCCGCTGCTGGTGCAGGAGATGGTGCTCCGCCCGCTGCGCCCGCCGCTACTCCGCTTTGTCCCGCATCTGCGTCTGCTTCTCCGGGATTAGGTGTCCCCATGTGCTCCATCATGTGAGCTACCATGCCATCTTGGTCAGGAGTCACATGTTGTTCATCTGGGTGATGCTCTGGATGAGTATGCACATGAGTATGGATATATCCACCACTCTTAGCTTTCTCTGTTTTAATATGTTTAATCTCTTTCTTGGGCTTATCAGATTTACCACCAAGGGCATCCTGTGCACCACTCATTGCATTGACTTTTGTCATAGTTTTTCCTTTAGCTGCACGATGCTTCGCTGCCTCTTTCGTATCTAAAACCGCCTCACCTTTCTTCAAAACAGCAGGCCCCGTCTTCGGTACGTAATCCGTTCCTTTGTGATACTTAGGCATTTTCGGTTTAGCCGGTGTTCCTTTTGGTGCCGGTTTTGATGATTCAGATTTCAAATTAGAATCACGATTATCGTAAGTTGTATCCCCACCAGCTAGGACTTTGTGCAACGGACTTGTATTCCAAGCAGCTTGCGCTCTGCCTGCTATTTTATCCATAGCAGAAGAAGCATCAGTTTTGGCATTTGTGATTTTATCACCAAGGTTTTGAAAAGGCGCTTTCAGTGCTTCCATTATAACTCCATACGGTCTAACTCTGCCCAATGACTTCTAGCCACTTGGCGCATACCCATTCCGGGGTCATATTTATGATACAGGGTTCTATAAATTCGTTCTGACATGTGAAAATTATGTGGCATGTCACCTATTGCACGCAAAAACATAAGGCCCGTTGTAGGGCCTCTGCTGTGTCCTGAATTGCAGGCAATTAGTATTTTGTAACCTTCATCTAATTTTTCCTTAGCGTAATTTAGTGCGGTTGTGATGCACTCCCAAGGAATCATGTTGGGGTCTTCCATATCGAGAATGTTGATGGCTATTCGATTTGGCGCTTCTACAGAAAGGTAATTTTTACCTTTTGGAGCGCCGGGTGTATCGTACCCAAGAGTTTCTTTGTGCCCTCCGGGTCCATATTTACACATTCTGACTGCTCGCCAATCTTTTTTATCCTTCACCTTTTCATAATCCGAATCGTCTCCGACCCAGACATTATCATAAATTTCTTGCATATATGGCTCCGCAGATTGGATTCGAACCAATATCATTTCGGTTAACAGCCGAAAGCTTTACCAAGTTAAGCTACCGCGAATTAAAACTTTTTATACACCTTCAATAATTAATTTCTTCGGCTTGTTTAGCTCCGCTTCTTGCTGTGTCTGCTCTTGACACATTTGAATAAAATTACGCAACACAACATTGCTAAAATCTGTAGCAAATTGGCAATCAGCATCACTTAATGGGATGTAAACACCTTTGTGAGTCCATATTTTTGAAAACTTTATAGCTTCTTCTAAATTTACTTTAAATGGTTGCATTGCTTTCGATACCTCCAAATATCTAGCAGCTTTTCTCAATCTCTCGGGATCGTCGTCAAAAGCACCCAATCCTATATTACATTTTTCATGCAACAACCCTCTTACACATTTTCCACACGTATAAATAGTTGGGCAACATGCATGGTCATGGTCTACAGATATTTTACCATTTAAAGGTTTCTCACAAACTAAACATAGTCCATTTTGAGCAGAAATCAATGCATTATATTGAAATTCTGATAACCCATAGTACATTTTTATATGTGAATATTTATGTTTTCCAGAAGAAATATAATGAGCACTTCTGCATTCTGTTGTGCAATAAAAACGCCGTGCTTTATAAGAACGTCCTAGTTTATCCACAGAAATTGCTTCAAATTCTTTATTGCAACCTCTGCAAATTACCAAACTCATTCTTTCTCCTCTGAAGACAATAACTTTAGCATATTAGCGGCCATGTTATTGATGACTTCATCACCAGACCCGGTTAAATCGGCTTCTGATACTCTGTATCCAATCTTGGACATACACTTAATCAATCGCTCTAGACGGTGTAAATTCCTGTCAACCACTGTTTCGGCTGAAAGGAACATTAACTTGTCAGTAGCTTCAAGAATCTGTGCAGGAGTAGAGTCAACGTGTTCGATGACTTTTTTACAATCGCTTTTAAGTAGATTTATCCCTTGATAAAACTCTTTACCTTCTGGCTTCTTAAATGGCATAATCCTCCTCCCAGAGTTTATGTATATATGATTTCGCAGGGCAATGAAGATGTTGGTGTCCAAAAACGAACGCGCGTCTTCTTGTCGTACACGGAGCATATGCCGCAAATGTTTAGTGAATCTAATATACAAGCTTTATAATCTTGCTCGCTCATCACTGCATCCCAACTGGGATGTGAATGAAGATCACCAACTATAAGTTTATTAGCTGCCGCTGCTCTTTCTTTCAGATTAGCATATTCATCGGCAGTCCATTGCACACTATTTCCAGTCTGTAAATTGTACTCACGAGGATAACGAATGTCTGTCACTTCTATCTCATTAACAGATTTAACTTGTCCCAAAAGATAGGCGTGAATCTCTAGTGGAAAGGATTCTCTAGCACGCTGTCTGAAGTTATTTAGAGCACCTTTCTTGATACGGACCCTAGAGAACATGTCATTCTCCCGTTCTCAGCGGGGATGATATCTAAACCATCCCCGCACAAAATTACCGGGTCTTCCCCGGTATGACCACACTGTTAGGTATAATGATTATACGGTGGTCCTTATAAAAACACATTACATTTAGTACGTTACCCAGTTCGTTCCGTTCAATTCCTAGTATGGTTGCGCCGTGAATTGAACCACATCTCCGCTTACTACTGTTCCCGTAAGCGTGCAGGTCGTGGTAGACGAGGCGGATTGTGTGATCGTGTCAGCAGGAGTCGTTAGATCATGCCCGGAGCAATTAAATCCCGTTCCCCGGCTGGTATACCCCGGCGTAATTACAACTGTGACTGTTCCCGAAGTCGAACTCGTGTAGCTTCCAATCGTCACGCCATTGTTCGTTGCTCCTGCGCTGGCGCTGATTGTTCCCACAGATGCAGCAGCAGAGAATGTCGCGGTGGTTGAAACAGGAACAAAGATTGTGCCGTTTGAGACCATCTGCCCGGTCCCATAAGTAGCATTGATGTTCTGGATTTGAGAGCCCGCCGGATGTCCAAGACGCGCATTGTCTACAGTGACAAACCCGTCAAGCGGGGCAAATAAGTTAAATGTTGGCGTTCCACTTGATGCCCCTATAAACCTATCCGTTCCTGTATTCGAGGTATTGCCTCCCAGAGAGTTGACCGTGCAAGTGATTGAACCGCCGCAACCGACAAGCCAACCGTGATTTGCCTTATTGTTTGAGAGCAGAAAGGTGGTCGCCGCACTGGCCTGCAACATGCCTTGCACTGTACCCGATCCGCAATCCCAATAAATGTTGTCGGCCTTGACTTGTGGGCCTGCCGCAGACACATTTACAACGGAACCGCAAGCCGTATCGGTGCCGTCGTGAACGTGAATGCTTGCCACGCCTGTAGCAGCGGAAGATATAACGTTGGGGAATACACTTCCCGAAGGAGCGGGCACGTAAAAATGAGAAACATCGATATTGGTTATTACGCTGTTTGCAGGAATGCTAAAAGCCACGTCCCCTGTATTGTGCGGTCTGAAATCCACGCCGTCTGCAATCAGATTCTGAATTGTGGTTCCCGAACCGGCGCTGGTAAATAAAGTGACGTTGCTGGAATTGTTGGCCTTTGGACCTGAAATGCGGCGGATATACAAATTAGCGACGGTCACTGGACCGATTCCAATACAGGGAGAAGTCCAGTCCATCGTGCAGGTTATATCCTCAAAACTCATAGTCCCCGCGAATCCTCCGCCCGCGAGGGTAAAGAATCCCGGCGATGCGGTTCCCCCCTCAGAATGACAGTCGCCGTTTTTTACTGTCACCTTATCGAACCAATAACCGGATGGAGCAGCCGTGTTCAAGCTCACACAGTGGACGCCTGTGATCCCATGCACGCCATCAATGTTGACATTCAAGAAATCTCCGGCCCCAAAGTAATTAGGGCTCAACGTCCAAAACTGATAGCCTCCATCGTCAGCATAAAGAGCGAAGATATCGTCAGAACTGTAAGCGTAGGTGTTTTCAAATGAACTATTGGTGACTGGTCCCTGTCCTTGCAGGCCATCTTTGAACTCGTTAGTCGGATCGTAAAATCCGCGCATGTGGAAATCATCCACGCCAGCGAACATCATCCCGTATCCCGTGGTCAGCGAGCCGTTCAAGACTTGATATTGCCCGTAGTGCTGAAAGCCATGCACGCCTAAAAACAGGGATGCGTGGGAGTTGAGCCCCACTCCGGTTCCTGAACTATAGTCCAGTGTCACGTTCTCAGCTTGCAGGTTCACATCGGCGTGCTTCACGTAATAAGGTCCAGCCAAAGCCGCTGCTGGAATACGGTTTAACTTAATCACGACGTTATTTGCGTCGGTCACAGATACCACGCGAAATACTCCGCTAAACGCCCCATCCGTATTCACTGTTCCTGTCGCGTTGAATGTTGCCGTTCCAGTGCAGGTTGCTACAGTTCCGCTATATGGCGAAGTGAATCCCCATGTCGTTCCGACGTTAGTAAAAGTGATTGTCCCGGTCGGCACTCCACCGCTTACCGTGATCGTGCCAACATTCGGAAACGCCACATTTGCCGCGTTTGTCAGAGACACATTCTGTGTGCCATTCGTGCACGCGCTAGCGCCTGACGCATAGGTCGCTACTGTCGAAGTACTTATGAACCATTCGCTTGCTTGTGCGTACACCCATTGGCCGCCAAATCCCGTACCGCTACCGATTGGGAAGCCGTGAGCAGGGAAATTCAGCGTACAGGTATCCCCACTCGTCCAAGTGCATCCCGTACTCGCAATGAAGGGTTGAGTGTATCCATAGTTCACCCAAACTGTTGTATTGTTGTTGCTCTTTACAATCACTCCGGGGTCCATCTTGAGTTTGGTATTGGAGTACTGCACCATCGGGCCATTAATGTAATACACCGTTCCCGCTGTGCCGGAGATATAGCACGTTCCCCCGGAAGTCGAGAGGCAGGTATTTATCACTGCGATATTCGCGGCTGCCGCCCCTGCGGAACTCGGCGTGAGCGGAAGCCCGATACTTCCTACCGCAGATGTTCCACTCACCGCCGCTCCATTTCCGGGGTAGTATGCAATCTGCCCTGTCGTGCCTGCGTTGACGGTGCCCGAACCTGCGCCCGTAAATGTACAGGTTGTAGCTGTGCAATTGACACCTGTTCCATTAAAAATAAATGAACCAGCGGCCCCATTAATACTTTTTACTCCACCTGAAAGTTGAGGGGGACCAATAACAGGAGTTTGAGCAGAAGCTAGGACTAATCCAAATAAAAACAATAAACTTACAAAAATATTCTTCATTATCTGGTCCCTGTAAAATGAAATACTGCTTTTGTCGTTCCATCACCAGCAGTCCATGATACAACATTTACACGTAAAAATAAAACAGGCTTGTATACAATACTTTCCATATTAGAAGTTGTACAATCTGTGGTTGCAGGAGCAGTTGTATCCAACCCAAACCAATTTACACCATCAAAGCTTCCTTCTACGCGGAATGTACACGCGCTAGGAGCAGTTCCAGAAAGACTCCAATCAATAGAGTAATTATTAGGAGATGGTGAACTAGAATCAAGTGATAAAATAAGATAATTACCTAATTGGCCCGTTGCTGTGGGAGTTTTCCAAGCGTAAAGTAAAGCTTGGCTTGGTTTATCTTGAGCCTGCAATGTTGTAGCAATTAGCCCAAAAGCCAACATTAATACTGCAAAAATCTTTTTCATCTTGCTCCTTACTTGATAATATTTGAGTCTTTTTCTGTTTCTGAAATTACGTTCGCCCTTGCTTCATCCCCCAGAATTGCCTGTGCTCCGTGATTCTTTTGAAAAATATCTAAAAACTTACTCATCCAAATGCCCCAAAGTTTACCTTCCATCGCTGCTCTAGCAGAATGCGCTGATATAGTTTCATCTAGTCTCCCTTTAAAGAAAACCACATTACACAAAACATCAAATGCTAAAAGACAACGGACAATGTATCCATGCTCAAGTGATTGGGTTTCATACTTTTTTACTTCGGAAGGGTCGATTTGGGTAATTCCGGTTGACATTGCTTCTCCGTATTCTTTACGCTCTGTTCAAGAACCACTTGGTCGCGGTCTTTACCTTGAAGATTTTTAACGCAATTAGATGCTTTCATTAACTTCCAAAAACGAAAGGGGCTAGCTGCATAACAGTCCTAGCCCCGTCCTCTCAATATCAACAGGGGGAACGTACCGAAGTACGTTGGAGGAGGCCCCCTGCCGTTTCTCTATCTATTCTATACTACCCATTATACAGCAGGTTATGCAAAAAAGCAAGCATAAACTTTTACTTACTATTGTAAATCATTGATTTTATTATTTTTCCATGATTTTATAGTTGTACCTATGGAGAGCCATTCTTCATATGTAAATCTATTTCCTTTAGCCATATTGCATCTGGAACAACATACGACACAATTTTCCTTTGAATAGCCAAGACTGTTATCCTTTCGATCTAAATAATAAGCACTGCTACGTCCTAACCAGTCGATTTCTGCCCCGCAATAATGACATTCCTTATTTTCTGACAACTCATGGTATTCATTTAAGGTAAGATTTATGTCATATGCTCCATTTTTTCTATTATGTACTAAAAGATTATATCGAGTAGTAATTTTTTTATTAATATACTCATTTGATCTTTTCCGTTTACTAAATTTTATCTTTTTAGGATTATTATGAGCAATACCGCCACAATTAGTCTTATTACCAGATATTAAATCTTCTTTGTTCACTTTTAAAAATGATCCACACTGGCACCAGCAATCGCAAAGTACCCCTTTAAAGTACTTATGCTCATCCATTACAAATAATTCTCCAAAAGATTTATACTCTAAGTCTTTAGCGATAACTTTATTCATTAAATCCTCTATTTGGGTACACCTACGGCTATCCTTATGCCAGTATCTCTATACTTTATACTATCCTAATGGTTAGTATACTGTATTTCATGCCTGAATGGGTACTATAGTAACCTATACCCATGAAACACTGTTTAATAGGCTTATCACGAATAAGGCTAAACATAGCCTTTTCAAGCGGTTAAGATGATACCGGACGGGGCCAACCGTTAGTTCCGGCCACTGTTTACAGACAATAAGACAATCAATCTTATTGACTCCATTACTGGTTACATGATTTCTTCGGATACCGGGCGCGATTAAACGCGCAATCAACTAGGACGCTGCCGTAGGATAACAGGATCAAGTACCTGTTCGTTGCCTAGAAAAGACTCGCTACTAAACACCTTGGCGAGAGAGAAATCATTTTCAACTTTTTTCACCACTACTTGCTGTATGCCGTTGATAACGCATCGGCTTGCGTGTTCATTTCACGAGGAACCCAATCAATCGAAACGAAGATATTCTTACTACGAATTCTAGTAAGCTCTTTTGCTGCATTGAGATACGCAGGATAATAAATACCATCCTTTGCTCTCCAACGTTTCGACATGACATTAATGACAAGTTGGGAATCACCACGAATGAATAATCTGTCAGATTGTGTTAAAATAGGACCTATGTGTTCAAGACCTTTGTACAAGGCATGGAACTCAGCATAGTTATTACTGAAGGTTGCGTCCTTAAGTTCTCCGCTATCTTTAGCAAAAGAAACACCATCCTTGGTGGATGTATAGCCGTAACCTGCATGTGGACCGGGGTTTTTAGGACCACACGAACCATCAAAGTGCAAAACAAAGTCTGACATTCAACTACCATTCTACCACAAGTCAATTCAAATGTCAACAGGTATTTTTATATTTGACAAACTTTTTTTTCCATGGTAGAATAGGGTTAATGATTATTGCGGAAAGGGAACTTACCCCGCTAGTCCTCAACCCTCCTTCAAATATTACTAGAGTAAAGGATACGGAGACAGAAGTCAAGCTTTTTGACTTCTTAGAGAAAACAAAGGACTTCGGGTTCGACGTAGAAACAAATCCCGTAAAAGACTTCTATTGGCGACGTATGCGCACTATGCAGTTTGGAACTGCACAGGAGCAGTATGTCGTAGATTTGAGAGATTACTGCGATGGTAACTCTGACATTCTATTTGCATGTCAAGGCAATTTTGGCGAGAAGCTTAGGCTACTAGCTCCACGTCTGTATGAACTACTACAAAAGCTAACGAAGTACTTATGCTCTAATGCGTGGGTCAAGACTGGTGTAAACCTTGGATTCGAATACATGTGTATGTATTGGCTCTTTGGTATTCGCATCTTTGGTCTGTATGACTGTATGCTTGCTGAGAAGTGCATCTACGCCGGATTGGGCGGTCATGCGTCTCTGAAGAACTACGACTTCTATTCGATGGAGTCTATGTTCGAACGTTACTTCGGCATGAGTATTGACAAGTCGCTGCAAATGTCATTTAACCTTGAGGATGATATTTCAGATGCGCAGTACGAATACGCCGCACTTGATACGCGCACTCCCCTTGCTATAAAACTATTGCAGACAGTGATTGCTAGTGGTGAAACTCCAAAGAGCTTGAAAGCGAAAGGCAAGCCAAAGCTAGCCGATTACCTTTGCTATCTTGATTCAATCATTCTTGGGGACAATCTCCATGAAATCATTGGAATCGAAAATGAAGCAATCTGCGGATTCATTGATATGCACATTCACGGCGAACGGATTGACCGTGATCGTTGGAAGGCGCGCGTTCAAAAGTCTAAAGACCGATTGGTTATAAATCTAAAAGAGCTTGATAAGATATTCTTACCTATTGTCGGTTCAAAGAACGAAGCCATTAATGATAAAGAAATTGAGTTACGAGAGGCTGAGTGGAAAACACTAGGAGCCACACGCACAAATGAAGAAATTCAAATGGCAATGGAGATTCGTAATCTCAATAAGTTAATCAAAAAAGATTCAATGAACATGGACCTAGCTCTGCAAAAAGCCGAGTTAGAAATTAAGTTAGACCAGTGGACACAGGCGCGCAAGGGACAGAAGGACATTCTCAAAGCTCAATGCAATGAGATGAAAAAGAAGCGCACCAAGATTAATAAGCTTAAAGACCAATGCGAGGGCGAAGCACTTATTAACTATGGTTCGGATGCGCAACTACGTGACGTGTTACAGGACCCTGAGAACGCACATATCTTCCCTCAGTTGTTCCGAAACGAACGTAAGGAAGGTAAGGCTACTGGCAACAAAGTTTCTCAAATTGAGAACCTTGATGATGACACTCTAGAAGAATATAACCATGTCCCTGTGATGAAGCTTATTCAGGAATACCACGGTCTGTCAAAAGAAATTGGAACATACGGAGATGCGTGGGCTACGGAGTGGGTAACTCATCCTTGTAAAGAGGAAGGATGGCTGCACCCCGGAGATGGCCGCTTACATTCTACATTTAACCAGCTTGATGCTGCAACTGGGCGTTCAAGTTCAAGTCAGCCGAATGGTCAGAACCTCCCGCAAGATAAGGAAGTTCGCGGTTGCTTTATTGCAGACCCGCCTGATGAGAATATTCGAATAAGCAATTGCTGCGAATCAGAATGTCAGTACATGCCGGGTATCAACACTAGGTATACTTATCGTTGTCTTGAGTGCGCAGAGTGGTGTGATACTCATGCCGAAGAATATGTAATCGTTACGGCTGATATGTCTGGTGCCGAGCTTCGTATCATTGCAGATGACGCGAATGATACATTGTGGATTCAAGCGTTCGCTCGTGGTGAAGATGTTCACTCAGTAGGAACTGAAATTCTTTATGAAGTAGAGTGGCCTAGGGAAGCTTTACCAGATTGTGCTTACTTCAAACTTCACACTGAAGAAACTGTAGCAAAAAATCCACTGTGTAAAGTAGGAGATGCGCAAAGACAGAAGTGTAAATGTCCGGGACACAAAGAGCGTCGTGACCATAATAAGGCTACGAACTTTTTGCTCGCGTATGGGGGCGGTCCTGCAACACTAGCGCTTAACATCAAAAAGAAGCTGAGTGAAGCAAAGCAGTTGATGGCGTTGCATGAAATCAAGAATCCTAACATCTGGGCATATCTTGATAAATCAGGCAAGCAAGCTGCAATGAATTTCAAAGCGTTCGATTTGTTTGGAAGACGCCGTTTACTTCCAGAACCTACACGCGAGCGCGCGGTAGAGAATTGCAAAGAGTACAACGAAAAGAAACTGCGACTTACTGACGAGGCTTGTGAAAAAGCAATTGCTACCTTTGTTACTGTGAAGGGGCGCAAGCCTACTAAGTTAGAAGAATTTGAACTAACACATAGACCACCAACGGCGAATGAAGTTAGTAACAGTTTCTTTCAAATGTCAAGTAGCATCACGCGCCAAGGAAAGAATCACAGAATTCAAGGCACTAACGCAACGATTGCTAAGAAGGCTATGGGAGCAGGTTACTGTCCTGATGGGAAACCATTCTTGTTCCACACTCTGCCGCAATATAAGGCAAAGCTTATCAAATTCGTGCATGATGAATTAGTCGTACAATGCCCGAAGAGATTTGGTAAGAAAGTTGCAGCGCTTATTGGGGATGCATTCAAGAGAGCAGCAGCAATCAAAATGAAGCGTGTTGTCATGGAGTTTGACTACAACATTGACACATACTGGAAAAAGTGAGGATATTTGAAAGAGTTTAAAACAATTGTGCCGTTTTCACCTTATAGATATCGTGTGTACGTATTGTTTACCGATAGTTTACAAGGATCGGCTGACAATTTAGCTAATCAAGGATTTTTAGCAAAAAACCATGGGATTTCTAATGACGGAACCACGGGAGGGTTTACTGTACGACTTCCTAACCAAAGTTGTACCTTTGTAGTTTTAAAGTATCGCGCTCCTATAAACGATATAGTCCACGAGTGTTACCATGCTGTTTGTAATATGTTTAAATGGATTGGTGCTGAACATGAAGAAGAGGTTTTTGCCTATCACTTGGATTATCTAGTTTATCAAATATTACGTGACCAAGAAAAAACATTAAAAAAGATTGAAAAAAGTCTTGACAAATCAAAAGAAGTGTGATAAGATGGTTATATGCGTGGAAGAAAGATGAAAATAAATTTAGAGGGAAAGCGATTCGGACGATGGATTGTTAATAAAAAGAGTCCTCTAAAGAAAAGAGAAATTTTCTGGACATGCACATGCGAATGTGGTACAGTAAGAGATGTAAGAGGTAATGATTTAAAAAATGGCGATTCTACTTCATGCGGCTGCAAACGGGATGAAAAAAGAGGACAAAATAGGTTGCGACCATATGAATCTATTTACAATCTTATTTTAAAAAATCCAGATAAACATAAAGTTGACTTAACTTATGAGCAATTTGTTAAGTTTACAGAAATTAACGAATGTTCATATTGCAAGTCGAGTGTTAACTGGTCTGCATATGATTACAAAAAGAACGGTAGTGCTTATAACCTTGATAGAAAAGACAGCAATTTGGGCTACTCTATCGAGAATTGTGTAGTATCGTGTAAACGATGTAATAGAGCCAAAAACAATCACTTTACTTATGAAGAATGGGTTAAAATAGGAGAGTTAATACAATCATGGAATCTATCATCAAAAGGATAGAAATTGATACATGGAAAAGCAGTCATTTAATCTTTATTGATAATGGACCCGTGAGCGTCGGAGCTAAAACACGTCAATTCAGTGTTTTATCAAGTTCAACCAAAGCGCTACTGGGGTACGTTAAATGGTACACACATTGGAGGAAATATTGTTTTTATCCCCTAAACTCTCTTTTCGATGACCAATGCCTTGAAGAAGTTGCACAATTTATGTGGGAAGCAACTGATGCTCATATGGGAAGGTTGCCTAACATCAAGCGTGCCAAGGCTTTAGAGCAAAGAAAGAGACAACGAAGAATTGAGCAGTTGACAAAGCGAAAGAAAAGTAGTACAATGGTTTCAAAGGTTGAGGTTCCGGCTCCTGAAAAGCCGGTGGTGGAGGGCGGCGGTTTAGCCCCTGAAATACAAGGAGATGTATGATTCTAGGAATTGTAACTGTAGTGGCAGTAGGCGTTGCGGTATATGAATATTTTACAAATGCCGCATTCAAAGCGGAAGTAGAATCTTCAATTACAACTGCAAACGCAGAAGTAGCTAATCTTGAAGCAAAGGCAAAGAGTGGCGTAGCTGTAGTTGAAGCAGATTTTGCAAAAGTAAAGACAGCAGTGGCAGCAATTATCGCAAAGCTGTAAAAGCTGTGGAGAGGTTGTTGGTTCGAATCCAATCCGCCGCCCTTTAGTGGACGGAGGTAGCTCACTGGTAGAGCGCTCCACTATAATTTCCCGTAGTGGTAAACACCAAGCCATGACTACTTGCAAAGGTTGTGCAGGTTCGAAAATCCTGCCGGGAGAGCTTAACTCATATACTTAACATCTGTAGCGGTTCGAATCCGCTCGAACCTTGGCTTGGGCAGATATAAGGCTAGCTTCTGGTATATGAGTGACGTATTGATTACGCACGTTGAAGGTTAGTTTGTTTCCAATAAGACGCGGGTTCGACTCCCGCCTAGTCCACCAATTTATGTAACATTGTTTTTACTATGGGCTAGTCATGGTTTCGATTGTTGGATGAATGAATTGTAACTTGCTTGCCGATAGCTGACTATCGTAATAAGCAGAAAAACAATAGACGGCAAATCCGTTTATGACAAGATGGTAGCAGCCCTTTCTGTGGAAACACAGGAAGTTGCTTCCGAACTTGTAATGGCCTAAACAGCCGGGGTCTAGACCACGGACCTAGCAACAGAAGTCTCGCAGTGCCTTCACAGGCCGAGAGATAGTGGTATAAGATTGAAGCAGAGGGGATTGTACTGGCGGAAGCTTAAAACCCCGGTTGTGGAACGGCGCAGCGAATCAACGAAGCATGTACATGACTTTTAGGTGCGTAAGACTTTTCAATAGTAAAACTTCGCACAAACATTGACTGTGGGGCAGGCAACTATTGGCTTGTTGCGGAGGATTGTGACTCCTCTTCTGGGCGTTCGATTCGCCGCCTCACCCCATCAGGGACAGGGCCATGAAGCAGGCCACTCGCTTTGGAAGCGAGAATATCGTCAGAGTGCGAATCTCTGGTCCCTGACCATATTGAGCCGCTGGCGTGGGCGTGCATGAGGGACAGAGTGGGGTCCAATATCAGGACCCCTAGTTGACCACGACAACTGCCCTGCGATTTTAGGAGAAGGAATGCCGCTGTATACATATAAATGTCCCGTATGTGATCGGACAAAAGAGGTTTTGCAAAAAGCACAAGATGCGGCACCTGAATGTGAAGTACATGATGACGCTCGCGGTGGTAGTCCTGTTTACATGACGCGCGTATTGAGTACGCCAAGCGCACCGCAGTGGAATTGCCGTACAGCACATTCACGTAGTAAAGGATTCTAATGGAAAATATTGATTTCACTAAGGAATTAACAATTGGTATAAACGATCATCCTTCTATTAAATTTCATTTTGATACCAAGAATTTCCATAGTCCTGATACCGTTTGGTTTTTAGATTCTATTTCATTTGATGGGTGCAACCAAGACTGCCCTAAAGAATTTTACCAAGAGATTATCAAATTTTGTCAAGAAAAGATTTAGTTCGCCGGTTCCCGTGGCGTGGAGTGCAGGCTCATACCCTTGCGCTGCTAGGCTCGTTTCCTAGGACCGGCACCAAGAGGTAAGTACGCCACTTAAAAAGTGCAATATACCTTCGCTGTGATGGCGGTAGGGGCAGTGGCTAACTTTGCAAATCCTAGTGATCCCTGCAAGGAGTGGCGTACACGGCCTATTTCGCGGGATTAACTCAGTGGCTAGAGTATCTGCTTTACACGCAGAGAGTCCGGGGTTCGAATCCCTGATCCCGCACCAAGCAGGTATATCGGGTTGAATTGACAACCTATCAGCGGGGGCACGCGATATACCGTAAGAAGGCTCAACGCTTTCACTTGCTGTTTGATGAGCCATTCAAATTAAATGCAACAGCAGGGGTTGTGAATGGTTTGCCTTAAAATCTTTCTGACTTGCGGCATGAATAGAAACCGATGACTTTTAGCCGGGTATTTTCAATATGTAAAACCTGGAAACATTTTGTGGGGGTTTGGCTCAGTGGCGACGGCAGCAGGCTGTAACCCTGCGACCCTAAGCGGTGAACACCAGAGGTTCGACTCCTTTAGCCCCCACCAAACGAAGCGCCGGTATGGTGGAATTGGCAGACACAGCAGACTTAGAATCTGCCGCCCGTAAGGGCATAGGGGTTCAAGTCCCTTTACCGGCACCAAGTTAGGCATACGCGCATCGTAAGCGCATGGGATGTAGTGGTATAGGCCGGTTCGAATCCGGCGCATTCTGTTACGAGTATGCCTAAGTTTTGCCCTTGTGATGGAATTGGCAGACATAGCGGACTTAAAATCCGCAGCCCTCAGTGGGCGTAGGGGTTCAAGTCCCTTCAGGGGCACCAGTCGCCGTATAGCTCAATCGGCTAGAGCACTTCGCTTATAACGGAGAGGTTAGGAGTTCGATGCTCCTTACGGCCACCAAATTATTAACTTCGTTTTCTTCTTGACTTCCCCAAAAAAATTTAGTATAATGGTGTCAATGGAGCGTTGGGTGAGAGGTTTAAACCAGTGCTTTGCTAAAGCACCGACCCCGAAAGGGGTCCGCACGTTCGAATCGTGTGCGCTCCTCCATAGGATTAAATGAGAAATACAAAACGAATTGGAGATGTTTCGACTGCCAAAATTGCGGCAGCTTTATTAGCAAAAGGATATACGGTTTTATACCCATTCGGAGATAATGAACGTTACGATTTAGTAATAGAAAACCATAATGGATTTGAAAGAGTGCAGTGCAAGACAGGAAGACGGACAAAATCAGGTAATATTTCATTTAATACAAAAAGTGTTTCCTGTAATGGTAAAACTGTAAAAGATTATAAAGGCCAAATTGAATACTTTGGAGTCTACTATCCGTTAGACGATAGTTGTTATTTGATACCTCTTGATGTTACTGGAACTAGCGAAACAACACTTCAGTTAACACAATCGAACATGGCTCGCAGTACTAGATTGGCGAGTGATTTTAAAATTTAGGTTTGGAGGGTTGGCAGAGTAGAAATGCTGCGGTCTTGAAAACCGACGACTGCGCCGACAATCGGACAGCGAGCGTGCAAATCGTTCACCCTCCTCCACATTAGGAGTATTATGGAAAAAGAATATGTACGAGTTTTAGGGGTAGAATTCCATCAGACAGTTGATGCTCCTCTAAATCATGTTGAAATTCACCCGCTGTTGTTTAGTGATCTTCTTAACGCTATTCCGGGTACAGATACCATAGATATTTTGATTCACAACGCTATACTACCTGAAATCACTATGGAGCAGAAGGTAGAGCAGTTGAAGCAGCAGTACGAAGCGCAGAAAGGATAACATGTCTAGTACAACAACACATACTTGTGACCGATGTGGCAATAGTTGCAATGGCGACACCTACATCAAAGAACTTAGACGTAATTACAAAGAATATAGATTAAAGAATACAGTATTTTATTTTGAAATGTGTGAAACATGTTGGAAAGAGTTTCTAGACTTTATAAAAATTGTGGACCCGAAGCCGGTAGAGAAGCTACCTAGACGTAGTTATCTTAGAGCATTTTGGGGATAAGAAAGGGAAGTATGTCAGATAGAATTTGGTTTACCAGTGACGAGCATTTCGGGCACGCGAACATCATTCAGTTCTGCAACCGTCCATTTAAGGACACCGTAGAGATGCAAGAAGCACTTATTGACCGCCACAACGAAGTGGTGAAGGCCGGGGACCGTGTGTACCATCTCGGTGACATGTATTGGCGCTCCACTTCAGAAGAACAGGCTCTAGCTATTAGATACCGTTTGAATGGGCAGCATTATTACATCTATGGCAACCACGATGAAGTCTTCCATAAATCCCAACGGGTTAGAGAATCATTCATCTGGTGCAAGGAACGTTTCAACCTGAAGGTGCCGGGATATCCGAACATTGTGCTTGACCATTTTGCCATGGAAACTTGGAATGGCTCCCACAAAGGGGCCTATCAGTTATTCGGACACGAGCACGCTGCGCGCTCCATGGATGTTATTTCTGGTTTGAAGCTAGAAGTCGGTGTTGATTGCTGGAATTACTATCCTGTATCGTTCGAAACGGTAACGGAGATTCTAGGTAGGAAGGCCGAAGCAACTGTCCACAAGTTTTGGTCCTGCAATAATGTTGAATGCAAACATCGGTTCAATGCTGTAGATAAGGAACCAAAGATTTGTGCGAAGTGCGGTTCGACTATGAAGTTAATGAGTAGATTTGAGGAGGCAAGACCGTGATAGATGAGGATGAAATTTATACGGAAGAATGCCCACTATGCAGTTGGTCTACTCATTGCAACGACCCGATGAAAGCAGATGAGAATTTAGATAAACACATGAAAGAAAAACACTCGGAGGTAAAATGAAGATTGTAGCATTTTCAGACACTCACGCTCACCATCGGGAAGTTACTTTACCTGATGGTGACGTTCTTGTGTTTGCCGGGGACTTGATGACGTGTGGGCGAAAGTTCAACGAAGTGGTCAGCTTTGCCGATTGGTTTATGAAGCAGCCTCACAAGCACAAAATCCTTGTGGCAGGCAACCATGACCGCTTATTTGAAACGCAGCGCCCTCTCTGTGTCGGTGAATTTCACAACAGAGGCCCGGTTTCATACTTACAGGATAGCGGAACGGCTATTGACGGTGTTAAGTTCTGGGGTAGTCCAGTGCAGCCGTGGTTTTACGATTGGGCATTTAACGTGCATCGCGGTCCTGAAATTATGAAGCATTGGAATTTGATTCCTCACGGAACGGATGTGCTGATTACTCATGGACCGCCAAAGGGACACGGAGATTTGACGGCTAATCATTGGGGAAACGAAAGTGTAGGATGCGAAGACTTACTCTATCGCATCAACGATGTGAAGCCGAAGATTAGTATCTTTGGGCACATCCACAATGGATATGGAATTACTACAAACGGAGTCACTTCTTTTCATAATGTCTCCATTTGTGATGAAGAGTACAGCCCTGTTAACGAACCACATGTGATTGAACTATGATTTACATGCTTGATAAACAGTGGAGCACACCTATTAGGAACTTTATTGGGCGAATTAACAGGGTAGTATTTTGGGGTAAACCCGGAAAGGTAATTGAATGGCCGTCGATTTTAGAGCAGGAGCCTACACGGCGCTCCACAAATATATCAGAGCCGGGGGAAACGAAAATATAGTCCTTCACGAAATAATATCAGTCGATGGAGGACCAACACGTTATGCTGTAAGATGCAACGTTTGTAACTATTCAGCGGAATGGACGTATAATATCCATGAGCAGTATGGAATCGAGCTTGACCTTGTAAATGGCTTTTGTAAGGCGCACGAACATTTACCGAAACTATCGCAGCCTATAACCAACGAAACTGTGCTAACGAAGAGTATGGTTCAAAATTATTCTGATATGCTAATACACCCAAAGATGAAAGAGGATATCGAGGCAGACGGCGACCCGTTCAACCTGCTAGGAGACATTAAAGTACACGTAGCCAAGGCGCGGCAGATAGTTGCAATCTCTTCTACTGGTATTAAGTTTGTAGCAAGAAAGTCGAACTTCAACGTCGATGTTCAAAATAAGAACGGACTGTATCGAGGATATTGTAACATATGCGGGAAGGATATGTCCCTTACGCGCGAAGAAATTCTTGACTTGGACAAAGAAAAAGCGTCCTTGGATTTTGATGAGTTCCTAAAAATTCATTTGCACGATGGAAGCGATAGGGAATTACCGAAGGGAAGAAAATTCAGACATGCGAGCAAACAGGGATGAAATACTCAGTCTAGTCAAAGCGAATCTCCCTTTGGGCACGAGCGCAAACATGACAAGCACGGAGCTTGATTATATTGCGAGTCTGGAAGGGGACTACCGACAGCTTGCGGTTCTTCAGGCGGTGGAGGGTCAGCTTATCCGCAATGGATTACTGAAGGAATCCCAGATTCTCAAGGCTGAGATAAATTCCCTTGGTGCTCTCATATCCGCACAAGAGGTAAAAGCCTACAACGATAAACAGGCGTGGGCGGATAAATACGGGAACTACCGATACGGAACTATTAACAAGGTACACGATAAACTGAAAGCTGCTGTCAGCAATGAACCGATACCTTGGGAAGAGTTTGATTGCGTAAAGTGTAACGACACCGGATGGTTAGCTAATTACAATACCATCGGGCCAAAGGGAAAGGTTCCTTGTTCTTGTGAGAAGGGACAGGAGAAGACTAAGAAGACTGATTACATGGGGCCGGTTACTCCCATTCCGACGAAGCCTAAACCTAATCCTTACGGAGAGGCAGAGAAAAAGCAGAAAGCCGCTCTAGCCGCGTTAGAGAAAAAGATTGCAGCAGAAGAGGCTAAACTGGCTGACATACAGACAGCAACTGGGATAGCCATGGTAACCCAGATGATTGCACAGGGACCGCCTGAGTTGCCGAGAAAAGGAAGGAAGTTTAGATGAGGTATAAACCATTACCAGATATACATTGCATGAATTGCTTTAAACTTATAGTAGATAGTGTCAAGAAAGGTTACCTTAAGTACTTCTGCGATACTTGTCTACAGATAGACACGAAAGAGGAGGAACATGAACAGCAACAACAAACCATGGTCGGCAGACTTCTTTAACGCGCAGCTACAGGCAAGCATCGAGCTTGAGATGTTACGTAGAAACTCTAACCAACACGCCATCGAGACTCTAGTAAAGATGTATACACGAGTGATTGACCAGCTTGAGGAGCAACTTGAGTATGAGAAGCTGAAGACTGATGCTTATCGGATGGTCTGGTCTGCTAGAGAATACCTGAAATCTCTGCCGCAAACACAAGGCACAGATATTGCCATCCACCAAGTTCTATCCCGCGCACTTAATACGCTTGACGCCGAGCGCGTGGACGGTATGGCTATCCGGGAGAAGTATAACCCCAAGGTAGCGAAGCTGAAGAAGAGATGTGCCTGTACGTATCCCAATCAAGCTTGCTCCGAATGTGTTGATACTAAGGAATGGACAAAGCATTGGCGTCCTTGTGATCTAGTATACCCTGCACCCAAACGTGACACAGATACAAAGGTTTATTACGACCAATCTAAGTGTAATACCGGCATGACCCTCTGCAAAGACGAACCGAAGGACCAAGAAGCTGCTCCACAGGAACCCAAATGGCGTCCTAAAGGTCCGCGCTGCTAATACAACCCTCCTTCCTGCCCTTCCTAGACAATAAACGAGCCTCCGGTCATCCGGGGGCTTTTCTGTGCCTCTACGGGGCTAAAATCACATATCCCCTACTACAACTAATAAATTAATAGGTCTATATCCGACTATAGTACTGTGCGCCATACAGTGTATGCCAACTAGTGTACCATCCTTTTCCCAAGAGGACCCATATGGGACCCTAAAGCCCTTACGTATCTATACGTTATAGGGTCCCCTTTCCCTACTACCATCCTAATAACAACCTGTTAACGTGTGGCCGGGTCCGCTTGCACGCGCGAGGCGAAGGGATGGCGAACCCTGCCGGGTAGGGCTAAAAGCAGGGTTGGTTTGGAGTCCCATGATTCTAAAGGGTTTAACCTACGATGAGTTTCGTAGACTCACATTCTGTTAGTGAGTGTCGGCAGATATCGGCATCTGTTACCATGTGTCACATTCTGTAAGTTATTGATTAAATGGAGGGTAACCCTCCGTGTATCCATTACGTAGTATTGAATACAAAATTAATAAACTAGTTGATAACGGCTAATCCTTACCTGTTAACCTTTGTGCCTAGCCAATCACCGGACATATAATACAGGCAAAGCGTACACGATACGCAAGTAAAGCTATTTATCTCTTCTCTGTTATAGGGTATATTCGCTATTCCCATTGCTCGGGATTGGCTCACTTGCGTATAGTATACGTTTAGTAATGGTCTGTTACGCTTCTATTGTCTATCTAGTATATAGGGTATTTCCATTGCCCCATTACCCCTGTATGGCGAGTTAGAAACGCGTATTGTTTACGCTCGGGATAGATAGGCTATTGCGCTAGTGAGCGTATCTGTACGGTCATTAGATGCCCCTAGCAGGGTATTGCAGGAATGACACAACAAACCCCGCACACGTCCGGTAATGTGACAATGATCTACCATTAGCCCATTACGTTTTGAACGTCCGGGAAGCTTGCAATCCTCATGCCATTTACTACATATTGCACATCTATAATCTTGACTCTTAAGTAACGTATTATATACGTCTAAAGTAATCTTGTAATTCTTCCAAAGGTTAGCGGCAAATCTACATTGAACGCATTTTATATCCCTTGCGCGTTTAGTTCTCTCTGCCGATGCCATGCCACATATTTTACACTTCATAGCAATTTAGATGCCAAATTCAGTAATTCGATTCATTTATTTTAACTATTTTCTATAACTGTATTACACATAGTATGACAATCTACATGTGTTCATTACCGGACAATTGTTATAAATATCCCATAGTAAAGCGATTTATCTATTCACTAAAAAACAGTGATTAAGTAAAGCGATTTACTTGAGGGTTTCGTAAGTCCTTTAGAATTGATGGTAAATCGGTTTACTGTTCATTTTCGCACATATCCATTGCTCGCGAGATAAATCGCTTTACTTGAATTTGGGCGTTTTTTGGCTAGGGTAGGACGTTTTTATCGCCCCCGATGCCATACAGAGCTTTATAGGAATTTCCATTCTAATATACTACATAGGGTATTCTAAAGGAGTTATGAGCCATTCTCAAATTGAGAAAAAAGCGAATAAATAGCGAACGGTTCCAAGCATGGCGAGCGCATCTATATAGAGCATGAAAAAAAAGTTGTTGCATTAGAGCTTTTCTATGCTAGACTCTGTTACATGAAATCAATCATCGAATATCGAAACGAGTTAGTAATTGGAATCGGCATGGCTGCATTTATCATCGGATTTGCAATTCAACTAGGATGGTAGACAATGAATCAACGTAAACACGTCTCACAGATGAGCCTAGAGGAAAAGCAAGCTCTAGAGAGCTTTGCCCATTCTCTACCCCGGTACAATTGGCAGCATAACCCGCATGTGAGTCAACGGATGATCGAAAAGCGTATATCGGAGCATGAGCTAACGTTAGCATTGCGCAAGGGTACAGTAATTGAATGCCATGCCAACAATTACCCCGATATACGCTTTGTACTCCGGTACACGATAGGGAATCGCGCTATATGTGCTTGCGCGTCACATCGGGGTAACGTAGTAACGGTTTGGGCTAACAATGCATCGGATAACCATAAGACGTTAGATGCGTCACAGTATCAGTGGAAAGCAGATTTAACACGCGTATTGGATACGCTGAAAAGAGGATAACCCATGCTTTTAACAGGTAACTGGTATAAAATGAACTTTGAGCGTAACGGGGATATTGTTACCATTACGATTAAATCAACCCGTAATTCATGGGGGACAAAGATTAAACTAGCCGTTAGCCTAGCCGAAAGAATCAGGGACGGATTAAATCTAACCCTCTAACCCATAGGGGCATAGTTGCCCCTGATCTATTGGAGGATAGCACTATGGTCGTTGTTCTAGTAATTCTCGCCTTTATCGCCGTATTTGCTGTAACGGTGATTGCGTTAACCATACACAATGCAAAGCAAGCGGATAAGCTAGCCAAACTCGAAGAACAAAAGCAAGCTCTTACATTGCTAGCACATGCAATGGAATATCTCACTAAAGAGGGCATTGGATATAACCTTGAATGGACTAGCGCGCGTGTGATACTCGAAACCGCTATGTATAACGTATTGTATACATAGGGTTTAAAATGGGGGTTGCATTATGCCCCCTGATCTAGTAATCTTGTATGGTATCAATTTGCAGTAATGAGAGGACGGGGAAAAGATGACGAAATTTGCAAAGCAATTCAAAGCAGCACATGCTGTGAGTACTCCACTGGTAACGGTGCGCACATTTGACGCAAAAAGCACCATTGACCATGTTTCTACCATGCCGTTACGCTTTAAGGATAAGGACGATAACCCCATTTTCGCCCCTGCTACAGAGCATGTATCTATCATTGTTTGGGATTGTATATACGGCATGGTCGCGAAGAATGATAGGGGCAAAGCTAGCCTTAAACAAGCTTTGAGCACTATTGGTGTGCCAAGCTTGGATGCTACCGCAGATTTACCCATCGCCTTAAGGGTTGCAGGGGTTATAGGGGAGGACGTGATTCTATTCCTCTCTAATGCACATCTTTGGTGGAGTGAAAGAGAAATCATTCAAGGGGTTTGGAATTTGCGCGATAGCTTTAAGCTCTGGGGTTCTATGCTTGTTTTGCTTACAGGTAACGGCGCTATTCTACCCTCAGAGCTTACAAACGATTTTCTAGTATTAGATGAGCCATTACCCACTAAAGAGGATTTGACGGGCATTATCCGGGATACATTCGAGTTTGCCTCACTTTCTGCCCCGTCCGATGCCGTTATAAACGATGCCGTTAAAGCTCTTACGGGTTTGCCTGCATTCATCGCAGAGCAGAGCACAGCTATGTGCTTGGATATAGATGCTGCCAAGCTAGACTTGGATGGGCTATGGGAGCGCAAGCGTACCGCGATTAATCAAACGCGTGGACTCACAGTACTCCAAACCGATGCAAACCTTGATAACATCGGGGGTTTAGAACAGTTCAAGCAATATCTAGAGCGGATTATGAACGGTAAAAACCGTCCTAACGTGATTTGCCTATGGGATGAAATTGAAAAGAGCTTTGCAGGCATGGGGACCGATACATCAGGAACAACTACAAAGATGGGTGGAAACATCCTTACATGGTCTAACGATATCGCCATGCAGGGTATTATTGCGCTAGGCGTACCGGGGGCAGGTAAAACGGAAATCGTTAAAGCTATCGGCAACAAATACGGGGTTTTAGTTATCGCCGTTAACCCTGCCGATATGGAATCGGGCATTGTCGGCAGTAGTAACGAATATCTCCGTAATGCACAAGCTATGCTTGACTCCATTTCAGACAAGAAAATTCTATCCATTGCCACATGCAATAAAGCAGAATCATTGTCCCCAGAATTGAAAAGACGGTTTGCCAATAAGGGGTTGTTTTTCTTCGATGCGCCTACAGAAACAGAGCGCAAGAGCATTTGGGATATCTACATTTCGAAGTACAAGCTTGATGCGCAAAACATGCCTAACGATAACGGTTGGACGGGGGCGGAAATTAAAGCATGCGCGATGCAAGCATACGATTTGAATATCTCGCTTGAAGATGCTAGTAAATATGTCGTGCCCGTTACGGTGTCCGATGCCTCTACAATCGAAGCTTTACGGGTTTACTGCTCGAATCGTATGCTTTCGGCATCATACCCCGGAACGTATACGTATAAAGAGCAAGAAACCCCCTTGCAGGGGCAGGAAACCATATCTCATACGGGCCGGAAGATGAGATAAACCCATTCCGGGGGTTGCAATATTACCCCCGGTATGATCTAATCTAGTGAGATGAGGTAAGCAATGAGCGCATATAGCACAAATCAAACGCAATTCCGGGAATTGCCTTTACTGCTGAAAGCATTAGAGGAAATGGGATTTGATGCTTCAAAGGTCGAAGTACACGAAACCGCGCAACCTTTGATAGACTTTCAAGGTCATCGTACACATTATGTGGACGCTACCGGGGATAAGGCGGAAATTATCATCCGTCGTAAGTATGTAGGCGGTATGGCTAATGATATCGGGTTTAGGAAAACGGCATCGGGGACCTATGAAGCTATCATTTCCGCCTATGATAGCAGCAGGTATTCTCAAGCATGGTTAGGTAAGTTATCTGCTGCATACGCTCGCCATGGGTTGATAGTTAAGATGGCTAGCAAGGGTTTTAAGTATGCAGGTAATGGGGTTAAACAGGGAACTAAAACCCAAATGCAATTTGTGAAAGCATAGAGAGGACGAGGGCAGGTATGGCTCAAATTGTAAAAGTGACCGTTGACGATAATACCGGGGAATTCGACGTTGATTTAACGGGGTTCCATGGTAAAGGTTGTGACGCAATCATTGCAGCATGTGGGGAGCTTGGAGAGATTAAAACCCATATCCACAAATCCGAGTATAACGAAAAAGAAAAAGTTACCATCGGCAGGGTTGTAAAGCAGTAAACATTTCGGCTAGGGACCGTTTACACGGTTTAAACATCCTAGCCGAATGATCTAGAGGTAAGCATGAATCACGTTACTGTAAGCTTGGATGAGTCTACCGGGGATTATACCTTTTTGGTATCTGACGATACACGGAGCTTGCTAGACGCTACCAGTACCGTTAGACGCGCGTCCCATGTAGAACCCGTTAACCCTATCGCGCGCGCTGCATTCTATACGCTCCGTGCATTGTTTGGCGAGTATGGCAGGGTTGCAAGTTTTACACGGGTTTGGGGTTGTCTATGGCGAGTAAATCTCTCTCCGGTAAACGGTCCGATACTCCCCGATACATACCGCGATAGGCAAAAAGCGATAGACGCTGAAATCATATGGTTGGAAAATAACTTTTTATAGCTTGCACGGGGTAACGATCATACTGTATATTCGTATACAGTAATAAATTTCGATTTGAGAGGACGGGTTAAACCCATGGAAATAACGGAATTAAGCAGTATGGCAGCATCGTAGAAAAGACAGTTTTGCTCCGTGTATCATTCCGTACCATCGGCAATTCTCGCAAAGTGAATACACGGAGCTTACTAAAGCTCTCCCCTGCCGCTAATGGGGCATTACTGAAAATTCAGAAAACCCTTTTTGAATCAAAAGAATTACAGGCAATTACCAAAGCAGATAACGAATTGCGCGCAACCCTGCATAATATGTGCGTCCCCTATGATATGGGGTTAGATTTACTTCCCCGTCAAAGCGTAGACAATGCGCGCGCGATTATGATTGAATACCGGGGAACCCGTAAGGAGCTTGTCAACGTATTTGTGGCAGCATACCCCGAATTGCAAAAAGCTACAGAGGATAGGTGCATTATCCTTGCCTCAGAGCTTGGAATTCCCGTGGAATACCTTTATAACCCTGCCGATTATCCCCCGGTTGAGTATGTTGCAGGCAAATTCGGGTTTGATTGGGATTTCCTTGAATTGACGGTCCCTGATGAGCTTAAGATGAGCGGAAAATTCCAAGAGGCATCTGAGGAATTAGCGTCTAAGATTTCGAACGTTACCGAGGAAATCACGCTGGTAATGCGTCAAAGCTTGCTAGAGCTTGTAACGCACCTTAAGCAAGCATTGGAACCCTCTACCGATGGCAAGCAAAAAAGGTTGCACGCCACTACGGTCACTAACTTGCAAGATTTTCTCGCAACCCTCCCAAGCAGAAACATTACCGGGGATACAGAGCTTGAAAAGCTTGCAGGGGAGGTTAGCAAGCTCATTACCCCCGGAGTCAATACGGATATCCTCAAAAAGGATGAAGCTTTCAAAGCTAGCGTTATTGAGTCCATGGGCAATGTAGCAGGGGAACTAACTAAACTGGTAGAGATAGTACCGGGAAGAAAATTTAGGGGGGCAGGGGCGAAACCCATTACCCCCGTCTCTACCCCGGTAGAGTCTACCCCAGAGATACCCCTGCAAGATTTGCTTATCCCGTCCGATGAAACCCTTGCGCAAGTAATGCAGGGGTAAATTCTCTCAATTGCAGTACCTAACCCCCGGATAATACCGGGGGTTGTTTTTTGTGCTAACAATGCCCCTAGAAACGCGCGCTGTAAAAAAGTGATACCTAGGTATCACCCATGCCCTATCGACGCAAATAAACCGTTTTATCTTGCGAAGAATTCACGCTATTTGGAATAGGTTTTATGCAATGGGCAGGGTTGAATCTAGTAAAGCGATTCAGTAAAGACTTTACTAAATACTTTACTAAAACGATTTTCTAATTCTAATCGGATTCCGGGGTTTGCTAGGGTAATTCCTTATACAGTAATGTCACATGGAACATGCTGGTACTAGTGTGGTACTCATGGTACTACCCAGAAAGTTGTATTTGCATTCTGTAAAAGCTCATGGTACTCTGATTATGCAAGTGAGGACAGCATGAGCAAAACGGAAAAGCTAATCGTATTGGATACGCTAGCGAGCACACTAGGGTTGCTCAATAGCCTAAATATGGAAGATTTAACCCCGTTGCAGCAAGTAATGCTGCCGATTGTTCGTCTCGACTTGGAAACTTCGCACAAGATTGTATTGGAAGAGGTAATAACATGACTCCTAAAAAGTTTAGCGCAGTAACGCAAGTTAAAATGATTAGCAGGCAAGTTATCGGGGTTGTCCCTGCTACAACCTTTGTACCTAACAAGAAGCGCAAGCCTCTCAAACATGTGAAACGCGAGCGCGATTCATGGCAGTACTAACTCGAAAGTTGTATTGAGTACCGGGGAACATTCTGGTACTCTGATCGAAAGTGAGGACACATGGAAGCTACAATGATTGCCCGTAAGGTCACAAAGAACTTTACGACCTATGGCGAAGCGGTTTCTTTTCAGGATGGCGTTAATGCCGCACTGGGGTTGCTTGGAAGTGACGCGACAGTGACGTTAGGTAATATTCTTCCATTGGAAGTATCAGGTTACACCACAACTATTACCGCAGAGCAGGATTTCCGGGAGGACTTGTGACATACGAATTAGCACGAGTGAGGGCGCAGGTACTAGCGAATAGGTTACAGCGTAAGGTTTCCGTGTATCGCTCCGACTATGGTACAAACCCTTATCATGCATCGCACATTATCCCAGTATGGGGCAAGCCTACCGGGGACCATTTTACCCCGGAGCCTCAGAAAGGCATGGATGGACTGTGAAAGCTCAAACTGTCAAAACAGAAATCATGGGTATTCCTGTGGTACTTAAGGTACTGGGAAATACGACCAAACTGGTACGAGTGGAGGGTAAAAAACCTTATGCCCGATGATGAAGATTTCACGAGAGAGGACGGCGATGACCCAGACTTCAACGAAATTTGACCGTGTAACATGGTTAGCCGAAATCCTTGCTATCCTTGATGAGTCACAGGGAATTCGAGAGCGCTTGGATGAACTTAATAAGCGCGTGCAACGTTGTTCTCCGGTATTATCTTTAGGTCCTTCTATTAGGAATCTTCTGTTAGTAGAAAAGATTCTGGGGGATGCAGTGGATAATGATTTAGCAGAAACGGCCAAAAATCTTTCAAAGATTTCCACAGAAAAAAGCAAAAAAGTAGTTGACAATCAACCAGAAGATTGGTAAAGTTAGGACATCAAAGGAGAGGAAACCTAGAGCATCCCGGAGATAGGGACCGAACCTAATAACTATGCACTGTAGCCAAGCAATCGACAGCTATGGAGGGGTTATGATACCGAGCAGGGAAAGCCTGCTGATGGGGACAGACGGAATTAGTCCCCTGATCTGAAAGAGAGGGAATATGGGCTGGAAAGAAACGTTGTATCGTGGCACACTCCACGTACTCTATTCGCTCGCAGGGTTGAGCTTGATATACGGGTTGCTCTTACCTGCAATCTTTACACATGGAGGGCGGTAATGCCGAGTCTTACAGGACAAACATTAGTAGCATTGATAGAATCATCTGGATTTGAGCCAAGCTCTTACAGTGGGGGCGGAATGTATGGTAAGGAATGCGTATCTGTACGGGGAGTACGGGGAGATGTTACTCCATGGGATGTGGCGTGGAATCTTGCCATGACGGTGCAGGATGAGCACGAGGGCAGCATTTATATACCAGAGCCGCGCATTGACTCTCTTGGACTGGGAGTAATTATATACTGGCCTAGTGTCGAATGGCCTAAAGAAACCGGGAACGATAATGCGGAGGGTGGCAATGGCTAACGTGTACGCAGTACTCAGAACCCGTTTGCAGGATGTGAACCGTCCTATCGTGTGCTCGCTAGATGATGAAGAGGACGAACCCAGAGAGGCTAACCCGGAGCATGATTGGGTTGCATTGGAACTTTTTGTAGGATTCATTATCGTTCTAACCATGCTCTGTAACGTGTAACACTAAAAGGGGATTGTCCCGAGAGGGTAATGAGACTAGGATGCTTCCTAGACAGTCCCCGACAAAAACAAACTCTGGTACTAGCGATCTGTAAAAATCTTTCTAGGAGAATGACCATGGATAAGACAGCATTGGAAACGACAGAGAGCATCTTGGGGCATATCGTGGCGAGTGGCAAAGGTGAGGACAGTGACCCACGCGGGGATTACTCTAAGGCATACAGCGAGGCTTTTACCCTTGTCGCAGCCGCGCAGAGTGTGGTGAGGGCAGAGCAAAACCTGCAACACATTGTCAGCGCATACAAGGCGCTGTAAAACCTAGGGGCGCAATGCCCCTGATCTTATGCTAACCTGCATTCATTGTGAGCAAGCGATACGTCCACCGGAGCCGAACACGGATGAGACTTACTATCGCCACATCGAAACAAATCAAATAGGCTGCTATGAGTGGGGACAGGAGCCATATGCAGAACCGAGTGAGGGAGCTTTCACGGATTATGTTGCAGAGCTTCCTATTAGTAAGACTAAGGACGTAAAGGTTGCAGTAAAAGTTATTACCCCAAGCAAAGGACGGAAATTCAGATGAGCAGTGAAGTAATCCAAGCATTCTTGGACAGCGATTACAGCGATGCTATTGATATTGTGGAGCATCTTGACAACGACCAGCGTTTAGCCCTATCGCTTGCTCTGGAAAGATTTAGCGAAGCGCTAGACGAAACCAGACGCGAGAGAGGGGTTGCGTGAGAATACTTTACGAGTTTCGCATCGGCAGTGATAAGGTAATTGTTTTTAAACCGAGCAAGTAACTTTTCACTTGACACTCAACAAATCCATGTGGTACTAATAGTAATGAATGGAGGATACAAGTGTTTGTAGGAATTGATTTTCCAAGTTTGTTTGACAAGGATAACTTTACACTGCGTCGTACTACCGGGCATAACATGCACGACCCGGAAAGCTTTATCACAGGTAAGGAACTTGCGCAGGGTTATACCTATACAAATTCCCGCAGGAATTGGGCAAATGAGAAACATTATCTTGCGGCAGTTGTCGGATTCCTTACCCTTGAGGAGATAGCAAAGACCGCTCCGCGCATCTCCTATATGCCTGAATGGATTTCAACGGCAGTACCGGAGAGTGCGCTGTGACCGTCGAAACGTTAGTACATGGTCCCAAAGAGTTTGCAGTAACCTTGCAGTATAAGGAACTTGCGCAACCTATCACCGAAACCTTTTATACGGAGGATTGAGTTAGAAGCATTCCTCAAAGGCATCGAAATTGCTTCGCATTATATGGGAGCACCAACCCTAATACACAAGGTATTTCCATGATTCGAATTATCACCGAGGACAAAAACCGGGAAGGAATATATCGTATCCTTAGTAACCATGCGGCAGATAGCTTTACAGTAATCCCTGCCGTGGGGTTTTGGAAAGGCGAAAAAGAGAATGCGCTTGTTATCGAGATAGTAGGCGCATCTCTTGAGACTGGTACTGCCATCGCGCAATCCATCAAAGGATGGAACCAACAGGAAACTGTACTGGTACAGTATATACCAGTAGAATCGAGATTCGTGTGAAAGTGTATCAAGTACGCATTGGCGGCAGTGGGTCAATCCAAGAGCAGATTTACCGTCTCATTGCCGAGAGTCTGGACGCAGCCGAGCAGTCAGCAGTATTCGGCCACGATGTAGCTATTCACGGACCTATCAGCTATATTGCAGTTAGTGTAGCCTAGAGGTAGAGAATGGAAAAACCTTGTAATTGTGGCGTATCAACGAATATTGCCGACGAGATTTCATGTGGTACTGGGGAACTGGACTTTAATGGATTCTGGGAATTCCCGTGTACTCATGGTCTAGAGGAATATTTCGAAGCTAAGTTGAAAGAAGACAAAGAAAATAAAACGGGGCAGTAATGCCCTGATCTGCCGAGCAAGGCGCTTCCCTATGGGTTGCGCGAGACTACAACCAGCAACCCATAGAGAGGAGCAGTGATGACCGTTAAGCGTCCAAAGATTCATTGGAAGAAGTACCTTACCCGCAAGATGTTTATTCTTGCAGTGTTCGCGGTGGCGGGTTATACCATCGAACACTTTTTCCACATTTGGTTTCTTGGCAAGGGTGCGGAGTTTGCAGTTGCTACCATTGTCGAGCACACCATTTTCGATATCCCAATGGAAGGTGTAAGCTAATGCACATCGACCATCTGGAATTCGCGGAGCCTACAGATATGTGCGAAATCCATGCGGGGACGTTCTACTGGACTTCCCCGCAAGGACAAGACACTGTGACGCAGAGTTTTACGTTAAGACGTTAAGACTTGCGCCGATGATACGAACAAATCCAAGCGCGTTGATGACTTGAATGAGCAGATGACGGATGAGTGGTCTAACCTCATCTGTGAGGGTAACACTAACATTCGGTACGTTGAAATCGTACCTAACCCTATCTTCTAGGAGGACTCGTGGAAAAGTATTTTTACCATGGAACCATCGACAAGTTTGTCCCGGAAATTCTGTCCGAGGGATTGCAGCCAAAGAAGCAAAACGGATGGAATGCTTACATGGAAACGTTTTTCGGCAGCAAGATTAACCCTGCAAAAGATGATGTACCGGGGTTCGTGTATATGACTTCTGACGAAGCGTGGGCTAACCGTTACGCTGAAGGGAAAGCAGCATACTTTCGTGCTAAACCGGGAACCCGTTTTACCATTGGGAGCCTTGAAATGCAAAAAGCATTAGATGCCCCGGTTATACCTGATGCAGTTGGTACTATCCTACGCATCAAAGCCGAGCCACAGATTTACTTTAATTTGGTGCGAGATGAGCGTGATTCTATGGGCCGCAAACTACACGGACACGTACCCCCGGAGCTAATCGAAGTGGACAAAAACCCGACTAAGCAGTTAGAGGGACTTGCAGCAGAGCTTTCCTAGCACTACAGACTATAGCGCCCGACACAGGGTAGCAGTCTGATCTGAAAGGAATTAAGAATGAACAACGTGAGGGTAAACACAAATCAAGGCAATGTAGAGTTGAAATGGGACAATAACGGCAGAGGTATTATTGATTCCGACGCTATCACAGCGTTCGAATGGGGGCATTGCCATAGCTTCGCCTAGAAGACACTGATATAGCAGCGGCTAAAGAATTTGCCGAGCAGTGTATATGCGCTGGAAAAGAAAAAATCGTCGCAGTGCTAGAAAGTGCTTGACAAAACGTAGCACATTTGGTACTATAGAAAGCGTACAAGATACGCAGAAGGAAAGAGAATGAAGCAAACCAGCAAAGCTTTTACAGATACGGATTTTGTAGTCAGGCCGCAGGACCCGCCCGCGTTCGAAGAGGATATTGACGCCGCAGAGGATACAGGTGGGTTCAAGATTGAGCAGGTAGAGATTCCCAAACGTAGTAACGTTAAGAAGACTCTAGCCTATCCGATTGGTACTCTCAAAGCAGGCAGCAAAGATTCGTTCTTTGTTCCTACAACCCCGGAAACTGCAAAGGCGATTACTTCGAGTATTCGAACCTTTGCTTATCGAAATGGATTTAAAGCAATCATACGCCAAGAGAAACTTGGTGTAAGAGTTTGGAGAAAGGAATAATCATGGAACTGAAAGATAAAAATGGTGCAGTAGTTTTTGCATCGGAAGATTTTAGCTTGGTGGAAACATTAGTCAAAGCCGCTAAAAGTAAGTATAATTTTGACTTTAGTCGAATTGTATTGAAT